GCATAATTATGAGATTTTCTATTAGCTATTGCTATATTTAGCAGCATTGAATTTCCAGTTTCTATGTTCTTTCTCTTTTATCTTATTCTGATAAAACTGGAATACCTGAATAAGTGTTGAACTGCCTGTAATTATTTTCTGTTAAGTGTGTAATTGGGATAGAGCTGATAACCCACTACCTTAATTAGTATTTTATTGCGTAATACTACTAGTTGCCACATCGGGTGATACTGCAACCATATTTATTTTACAACTCTATCCCTTATTGTTATTTAAATTGTTATTTAAATTGTTATTTAAATTGTTAACTAATAAAAGTAAGCAGTTTAAACTCATGCTCAGGAGTTTGTCTTAAAAAGATGTGCGAATATGAATTACTTAATTGAAACATTGTAATTATAAAATATTGAATCTTTTTCTTCCAACTGATTAGCCTGTATAGATACAACTTTTCTCAGCTGTTTGTTGGCTGTGTGACAATTAACTAAATTAATTGACAATACAACTACTGCACTTACTAATACTAACATAATAAGTGCTGTTATTTTATTTACCTTATTCATAATTTTGTTGTTAATGTGTTAATAATGAAACTCAAAATAGTACTCTTTACGAATGCCCTCTGATAAAAAGAACTTAATGAGCCTTTTTATCTGTTCATAGTTAAGAGACTCAAAATCATCGGTAGGTAATACTAACTTACCTTCACATATAATAAGACACTGTACTACCTGGTCACAAGTCATCATACGATTGCTGTGATTATGTACTACTTGTTTATATATTAAAGAATCCTTAGTATTATCTGCAATATCTGCAATATCTGCATAGGTATTAAATATACTTTCCATCCAGTGAAACCATTCAGCAAACTCTTTGGAAAGTTCAGGAATACCAATAAATGTACAATATTTACTGTCAAACTCTGCCAAATTAATTGGCTGTTGTGTTAATAATTTGGAATGTCATAATTTATTTTGTTAAAGAGTTAATAAATAAAAAAAATAAAAAAATAAGAACTCCAGTCAGGTTACAACCCTGATACAATGCTTTTATTTACTGGAGTTGTTTAAAGATGAGCTTTATCTTACGAATCCTGGAACGGATACAATAAATCCGTTCTCTCTTTTACACTCTGGATGTCCTGTAGCCACTAGGTCTCCTCTACATCTAGGCTTACTATTGTTAGCTGCTAGTACCATTGCTGATACAATGTAGTAAACAATGTAGTAAACAATGTAGTAAACTCCATCCTCAGGCTCTGGAAGATTCTCCCCATAAAATACCTTACTAATACCGCAACAGAAGTTGCTAAATTTGTTTTCAACACGTGCCACTTTACCTGACGGATGATACTGAGTACCATTGTTTATGGTATGTGGAGTACCATTGTTTATGGTAATGTGTTAAAATATTATACTTATGTTATTCATAGATACCTAATAACGTACAACTGTTACTAGGTATTTCATCAGTATGAATTTTATAGTCTCCTGGCTGACTAAACAATTTTTCTTTTTTTTTCTTACTCCTTGTTCAAGGGAAGCCTCTCTTTAAGCACCGAGGTTATTGCTTTAATAAAAAATGTAGAGTCCTTCAACACTTACTATCCCCTCTACTAACTGTCTTTTTTTTTACGCTTTCTTACTTCTAAAGTCTTTTTATACTTTAGTTCTACCAGTAATACTTTCAATGTGTTATGACGCGCTAAATACTGCCTAGTACAAACCTATAAAAGGACAAACATCCATTCTACTATTTAGCTATATACTAAGATGATTTTTTACAATTTTTAGTTTAACAGTCTAACTAAACAAAGGACTTAGTGTTGTTTTAATTTTGCATTTTTTGTTTTTTCAAATAATACAAAGTAACAGCTCTCCATACACCAAATTGGCAAAATAGCAAATGAAATGGAAATACACTAAATGTGCCTCCAAATTCGACTGTTATTGCGCGATTATCTCTCCAGTATATTAGAGAGCTACTACAATTTGCGTTATTTTTAATTTTGTTGTTAAATTTTGTTGTTAAATTTAGCTGTCTTTCCAGCTTGCCAGAATAAAAAATAGAAACATTGTTAACTAACTCTTATTTTTGTTGCTTTATTGTTTTGTTGTAATTTTGTTGTTTACGACAGTTACAGTACCACCCGTCGACTTATTCGGTACCAACCGTCGTCTAAATCATGTAATTCAAAGTAGCCATATTGAGGATGAGGTGTAAATTGTCCACATAATGTAAACTCTCTACCATCATCGCTTACAAATGTACTACCTGAATAGGTTCCTTTAAGACAAATAACCTTTTTTGTTCTTATTTTTTTCATACACTAAAATAATTACATTATCGGCACTTGCTTACAAATTTTAAAATACACACTAGTACAAAATGAGTGTTGTACTATCAGCACTAGCTTACAAATGTAATAATTAATAAGTAGGGATTTCTCCCTACCTATCAATTTACGAAATTGCCCAAACGTTTACACGCATAACACGATGAGCACCTGCTGAATAAGGCAAGTTCTCAAGTGTAGAGTCTCTGCGTGCAATTATTGGACGGCATCCTTGTGCTTTGAGAATGAGTTTCTTAGGTAAAATACTATTACCTTTAGAAGCCGCTTCTTTTGCAGCGAGATATAACTCTAAAACGTTTCGGGTTCCCGCATCATAGAATTTCACATTAGCAGGGTCGAAACCCTCAATGTGTTGTGCGGTGTATTCGTTGGTCTTTTTAGAACCATCTGTCTCCTCAAAAGACCCTTCCCACTTGTAACCGGCTAAGCTCGGTTTAATCAAATTACGTAAAGAAATCCATCTACCATCTGATAGCTTAGCACCAAAGTACGTATTACGTACTTCAGTATCGCCACTATCATTTGTGACACTTACAGGCACCAAACCTACTTCTCCTGTGAGCAAAATAGTTTCGCCCAAGACAAAGCCATTTCCGCCTTCTTGACGAGTAGCCATTTTGTCAAACTGCTCTTTAGACAATTCAGGAGCGCCCAAAGCCTTGCGGGCTTTGTTTAACTCGGTTAACACCTTTTCCAATTCTTTACCTGTTGGCATTTTAAAATCTTTCATAATTCTCAATTTTTAAAATTAATAATATGTTTCTTTTTTTATTCAAACATGAGGGGGGGACTTAAGTGGGTGTCTACCGTAGCTTAAGTGTCTACCGTAGATTAAGTGATGCCGTAGATTAAGTGGTACCGACTCTCTACCGACTCTCTACCGTAGATTAAGTGGCTCTCTAACTCTCTAACTCTCTAACTCTCTACCGTAGATTAAATGACTATTTACCGTAGCTTAAGTGGGTGTCTAAATTTTTAGCACTAGACTAAATCGGGGGGGGGGATTAAAATGGTGATTTTTTGGCAATAATTTAGGTATAAAGTTCTAATTGCCACATTTTAAATTATTTTAACTTTTATATTTTCGACAATTAATCTATTGTAGAATGTGATTAAAAAAGAACTAAATTAAAACAATTTTAAAACATTAATTAATATGGTTGAAAACTTGTTAGAAGGAATAATGACAAATGAAGAATTTCAAGAGCTTATGAAAGCTTCTGAAAATAACAAAGATTATAAATTTAATAAAAATGGTTTAGATATTTCAATGAATAGTTCAGATAATGGTTTTGAACTTAGTGTTAAATACACTAATCCAGTACAATCTGAAGTAGAGAAGTTTACAGATTTTTTAAATGGTTTGGATGATGAATTGTTTGTAGACATTTGTGAGCAGATTGGTAATGATGGTTTACAAAAGATTCAGAATTGTTTAGACTCAGAAAATATTGAATCTGTCCGCTCTGCAGTTGCTTATTTTAAAGCACAAGCACGAAAGTTTATCAAAGATAAAACTAACTATTTGAATGAGCAATTAGTTAAATTTAACTAATAACTTAAATACACATTTAGCTAGTTTTGATAACTAGCTAATACTCTCTTATGGTGTAATGGTCAGCACAGAAGACTCTAAATCTTTTAGTCAGGGTTCGAATCCTTGTGGGAGAACAAATTAATTATAAAAGATATGTATTATGATTATAGCAATTTATAAACTAAATGACAAGCTTTTAAAAACCACTAATTTAGAAAAGAAACTTAAAAAGTTGAAAAAGTCTAAATTAGATAGTAAAGTACAAATTCTTTTCCAAGAGGATTATGAGGGGGATTTAAAAGAGGCTGAGAATTATTTAGATTACATAATTAAAAAGAACTATGTAATAGATGACAATGTAGATGATACTAGTAATGTGGTTTTACATCATTATGTCAATAGACAAACTGGTTATACACACACTAGTATATATGATAATGAAATTTTAGAAGGATATGAACAAATCGACTGATGTTTTTAACAGACTAATTAAACCTAAAAATAATATAATGGCTAACTATCTAAGTCGTAAAGCTGCAATGTTAGCTGGTAATTGTGCAACTTTAAATCAAGATACTTTAGTTACACAATTTAAAGATAATCAATGGTACTTAGATTATTTAGATGAATTAAATACATATAGTACTCAGTATTAAATTGTAACTTATTAAATAATTGATTATAAAGTAACTATTAAAAATATACACTCAGCATTGTCTGATTTAAATATAGATGAATTATACTTGATTGTATTAAAGAGATTCCTAGTTATAATAATTCTGTACACATTAATAGCGGAGGTTATACGTATCCTAGTATGGATAATGTTTTGTTAACTTCAAAATTGAAATCTCCATCTGTTTCAGATGCATTATATTCTCTACAATTAGAAACAGACCATACTACATGTAATTCAGTAAATTGTACTGATGTAGTTAAAAAACGTAAAAAACGTAAAGACAATGAAGTTAATTCTTCAATTTAATTATAAAATATTTAAGGCGACCTAGCAATTAAGCTAAGCCGCCTTTTATTGTATCTATTAATTACTATAATAGTTATTTTCTCCATATACTAGTTATACTATCTATACCTAGTAATCCCATACAACAATATAAAACTGTATCTACCATATCTGGTGCTTGTATCTAACTAATAGAACAGTATATTAGAATAATTAAACTAACTATCCATCCTAATGTTCCACACACTCTTTTACTACTTACTCCAGTGTGTGCTGTTATTAATTTAATTAAAAACTCTTTCATTTCTAAGAATTATTTAAGAATGGTAAACTCATGCCTACAGGTGCTCTAAATATATTAGGATCTGACCAATTCCTAGGAATACGTAAATCATAAGGTAAAATATGTTTTACATTTCTTACATTAAAATCAGGCACTACTAAATAATCATACTTATCGTGTTCATCTCTATAAGGACTTCCGGCTTTACTTCTAAGTAATCCTTGATTTTTCTGCTAAGCGTCTTTTATTATTGCTTTATTTTGTAGTATTCGAGTTTCCCTAGGTGCAGAAGAAATATCAGTAGTATGTGGAACTCTCCACTAAAACTCTTCTCCCGCTTTAGGAGTTCTATACATTCCATTAGTATACACTTCATTCGTTATATCTCTCTCATGTGGCGTGCGAACTACAAAACCATTTAATTGATTTGTATAACCATCGGCAAAAGCCTCACTTGATATTTTACCTCCAGAAATAACTCCATATCTTCTATCATATTTGTAGTATGGATAAGAAATATCAAAATTACCTACAAAACCTTTTCCTTCAACTGGTGTAATATAATCTGGTTTAAATTTAGGTTGCAATGTAGTGAATGATGCTGTTTCAATACCATCTCTATAGGGTGCCATTACCTCGTTATCCTAATTGGCAAGATACATATATCTATCAGGTCCTTCTCCGATTCCAGTTCTATCTAAGAACATAGTACCCAACACATTGTCCTCAGTATCAGATTTACCAATCTAATTATGATTCACTTTTAATTTAGTATAAGCTTTTGTATCTCCTCTAAATAAAAGCTATGGTTCGCCTTGACTATTTATAGCAGCACTGCCAAGTTCATTAGTATGTTTATATAAAGCCTAAGCTATCATCAGAGATATTAGGGTTATCTATTAAACCATAACGTTCTCTGGCTTCCATTACATATTTACGTAACTAGTCTCCCTTCAGGAGTTCCTCCGTATTCTTTAAACATTTTTATAGCATCTTCTCCCTATAGGTGATGGTTTAAAGGTTTCTAAAATACTTCAACAGGTGGTCCCCTTCATAGTAAGCTACCTAGATCCATTCTAGATCCATTCTAGATAAATCCAAAGTCTTTACCAAATCTATTTATACCATGAATACCTCCCTTAGATACAGAACCCCAAGTAGAGAGATTAGCATCTGCAACTTTAGCAAACAGCTACATTTTATTACCATAGTTTAAGCCATTTCTATCTGTTTTAAAATGGACTGAATAATTATTAGGTTCAATATCCTTTACTAATTCAAATCTTTGATTAGGCTATTGTTTAAAGAAGTAGCTTCATTTCCTTCAGCTTTTCCAGTACTCCAAGCTTTTCTAGTAGGTTTGTAATAAGATAACTACATAATAGGATTATCTCCTGTTGTATATTCTTTGGCAGCTAAGTTATTAGTAATTCCTTGAGATACATTTTTAGTTAAACTTCCAGCATTAAGTAAACTATTTCTAGCCCAATGTGAAACCACATTCTGACCCATCTTAGAGAGTGCCTAAATTTCCTGCAGCAGTTCCTACTACAAATTCTCCTACTGGGTCAGCTCCTGACATAGCTCCTGCTTGAGGATTAGTACTAGTTTTAGTATTTCCCTACTAATCCTTTACTGTAACTATTTCGCTATGAGGCATACTTTTCTTAGCTACCCTTTCTTTAGTTGATAGATTATTATATTTAGCTTTTAAATTTTTAGCAGCTGGCTATAATCTTCTTTTTAAATTAGTAGGATTAAGAGTTCCTGTAGATTGAGTGTTTCTAGTTATTTCCTAATCCTACTTGGATTATTGCCATGGTAATCCAGTGGTTTTAAAATTTAATTTACCTGCTTTCTAATATTTAGGTATCCATTTCATATCTTTTCACATAGTTTTAATAAGGAATCTAGAGTAATCTCGGAATACGATATTTCCACTGGATGTTCTATTCTCCATAGTAATCCTTTTCCAGTTTTAATCACTTGTTTCATACCTTCTTAAATATTTATTCCATAACTATTTATCTCTTTCATCTAAAAATTTTTGTAGGTCATTTAGTTGTATATCTTTCATACCTAGTTAATATTCTAATTATATATTTGAGCAATTGGATTTAAACCCTATTGTTTATTCCACTAATTAATAATCTATTTATCCCTATTTCTCCCTCTGTTCATTTCTATATTATAGAAGGCAGGTCTTGTATTGTAGTTCTTCTATTTTAATCCCTACTTAAACTGTCCAAAGTTCTAGACATTCTATAAATTTCTATATCTACCATTAGTTAGACTATCAGTTGCATTTTTAGTCCATCCACCCAAGTTAGAAGCTCTTCTTCCGAATGAATAGTATTTTCCAGGTCTGCCATCTTCTATCATAGATAAATGTGAAGTGTCAAAAGCAGCCTGCTGTGGAATACCCTAATTAACTAAAGAGATATATCTTTGTAATACTTGAGGCTATGAATTATTAATCTAAAAATTTCCACCCTACTAATATGTAAGAGGATGATTCTTCTTTAAGTCTTTTGTTTTAAACCATCCATTATCTAATATTGATCTATGACCATTTGGCTTATGTACTTCACCACCATCTTCATGTTTCCATTTCTTTGCATTCTAAGCAAATATGGCTCTTTTTCTAGTTAGAGGATTTTTACTATGTGTTAATTCTTCAGTAGTTTTACCTGTTCTCTTTTTAGTCTCAGTAAATTTCCCTCTATTTTCCTTTTTAATGTGTATTCCTGAACCTTTAGCTAGATAAGGGATACCAAATATTTCTAAATCTTCCATTTTAATTAAATTTAAGAGTTTATATTACTAATTAATTTGTTATACACCTAATTATATATTATTATTGAAAAGTTAAAAATTAGTTTAGATAAATATAAAATAAATGTAAAATGTTAATGTTATATGGAAAATTTAAGTATTGATAAACAAAACGGAACGGTAGCTTTTAATGAGAAAGTACATCGTTATTGGGATGTTAATGATCCTTCTATCAAGTTTACTTCTGTAACTACTATGATTGAACAATTTGGTCAGCCATTTGATAAAGAATTTTGGTCAGCATATAAAGCTTTAGAGAAATTGTTACCCGCTGATGAATTTAAGATTGAGAAGAAATCTCTTTTAAATACTAAGAAATTTGATCCAGTTCTGTTAGAGGCACATAATATTACAGAGCTAGATTTTAATAAAGCACAGCAGGAAATATTAGATTCTTGGGATGAGGAGAATAGAAGGTCTTGTGAAAGAGGTACTAAAATACATGCAGGATTAGAGAATTCCTTTTATACTAAGAAAAAGAATATTACTCTAGATAAATATCAAATAGGAGGTAAATTTGAGTGTCAAAAAGATAGAACTTCTCTGGATTTAGAAAATGCAGTATATCCTGAGTATTTAATTCATTGGGATTCTCCATCTGGTAAATTACATATTGCAGGTCAGATTGATTTATTAGTTAAAAAAGGTAATTCCATAATAATCGGAGATTGGAAAACAAATAAGAAGATTGATACTAAGAGTTATTTTGATTCTAAAGTAAGAAGTTCTGTTAAGATGAAGTTTCCTCTAAATAATCTGGATGATTGTAATTATTATCATTATTGTCTTCAGCTTAGTACTTATGCTTATATAATTGAATCATATAATCCTGACTTTAGTATAGAAGATTTAGTATTAGTACATTTTGATCACAATGACAATATGACTGTTTATCATCTACCTTATCTTAGAAAAGAAGTAGAACGTATGTTATCTTATTATGAAAAAGAACATCTTCTACAAGAACATAGATTAAAGAATAAACGAATTGAATATTAATATGATACTATGTATAGCATTATTACTAATAGCTTATTTAATTTATAGCACTATAATGGAATTAACTAAGAGTTAATATATAAATTAATATATGGAAGAATATATAACTAAACGTACTAAAATATGTAGGGCTTGTCCTATTTGTGACCAAGAAAATGAAGTCTGTAATGCACATTTGTATTTAAATCCTGAAAATAATGATGTAAGTACAACACCTAAGAAGGGATATTTAAAGGGATGCGGATGCCACCTCAAATGGAAGATTAATAATAAGAACTCACATTGTCCTTGTAATAAATGGGAAGCAGAATGAAATTAAACATATTAATTAAATGGTTACATGGTATTTTAACTAAACCATTAACTATATTAAAAAGCATATATTATAATATTAAGAATAAACATCAAGATATAGCAGATAAGAGATTAGATATATGTTATAGATGTGACCATAAATTAGATACTAACTTCGGTGGTTTATGTGATTTATGTGGATGTGTATTAGATAATAAAACTAGAATTAAAGATGAATTTTGTGAACAAGGTAAATGGTAATTATTGCCATAAATTAAATGTAAATGACTATGGATTTTAGAAGTGAATTAAATGGAAAAGAGAAAGTAGCTCAATCACTTATCGGTATGGAAAGCACGGGAACTCCTATTGTAGTTAATGGACAAAGAGCAGACGTTATTTTAGCTAATGAAAAGAAGTCTAAATTTAATACTAAAGTAGATGAATATGTAGATAAATTTGAAAAACACAATAAGGCACTTGAAGATTATGCTAAAGAAATCTCAAAGGACATCAATGGTTTAGAGATATTACCAATGGGTTCTTATGCATTGATTAAACCTTTTGATGAGAATCCTTTCCAAAAGGTAACAGTAGAGAGTGGAATTATTACAGACTTGGGTGGATTTACTCCTCAATATAAGAGTGAAGAGGACGGTCAAATTCACGAATTGGAACAGTTTATTCGTGTTGGTACTGTAATTGAAACCGGATTCAAATGTGAGTTCTTGAAAGAAGGTGATGTAGTATTCTTTACTAAAGCTAGTGAAGCTACTGTTCCATTTTTCAAGCAAGGATTTGTAGTAGTTAATGAATCACGAATTATGGCAATAGTTAATGAGAAATTAACAGAAAGAAAGAATCAAATTAAAAATAATGGAAACAAGTAATAAAGTTTACATGCAGCCGGGAGATGTAGTTTAGTTACGTTAGCGTGACAAAATGCATTGTCCGGCTATGCTTGTTATTAGAAAAGAGCAAGCATTATTTAAAGATGAAATGAAAGGATTGAGATGTAGATGGTTTACTGACTCAGGTTTAATGTAGGAAGCAGTATTCAACACTAAGGATCTAATACTTATATAATTATGGCTAATTTTTCAAATATTTTTAAAGCAGATCCTACTGTAAGTGATCCAGCGGTAGCAGCTGCTTCGGGAATTACTAGAGATGCTAATGGTACACTTCATTAGAAACATACAGCAATGTCTAATAAATTGGCAAATAATCTAGCAGATATAGCTGCAATGGCATGGGGTCCTGTATTAGATGGAGCTTTAGTCCCTTCAGTAGAATATACCCCAATCGCTTCAAAGATGTTACCAAAAGCAACAAATACTGCAGTAAATATAGGAGGTAAGACATAGCCTTTGCTTGGAATGTCTAAATCTTTGCCTTCTGTAAAAGGAGTAACTGCTTTAGCTACAAAAGCAACAAATACTGGTAGTAAATGGACAAGAGGTCTTATGGGAACGATAGCACTTGGAAATGCAGCGGGGTAGGGGGCATCAGAGCGCCCTCAGAAAAGAGGTACCATTATAACAACTAAATAGGGTACTAGATAGAATCCTAAATATGCTGTTGGTAAATATAATTAGAAATCATATAATCGATTATCACAATTGCAGAAAGTTTATGGAGGAGATTTAATTAGGCAAAAAGATGGTTCTTATTTTCTTAGAAATAAAAATGGTTCTTTCTATGGTAATGGTCGAGCATTAAATGCTAAAACCGGTAAAATGTAGAATTACGATTTATATGGTTCCGGAAGATTTTTAAATGGTAGTGCTAAATAGTCAAGTCCTTCGAATGTTGTATCTACTGTATTAGATAAGAACTATTTATATGGTTATAGAGGGAAAGTTTAGTCTAAAGGGAATAATCCTGGAGGCTTTAAAACTGCTTGGACTAATGCTCGAAATTCTGGATTAAACACATTTACTTGGAATGGTAAATCTTATAATACTATGAAAAGGGGAGAAACTTAGCAATAGTATAATTCTTGGTTATCTAAATAGAATAAACCAACTTAGCAAGCAACTCCTACTAAAAGAACTCCTGGTTATGGTATTCATGTCAGAAATGGTAGTGTAACTTTATCTACTCCAAATGACTCAACTACAGATATAACCGATTCACATAATGTATCTACCTTAATTAATAATAGTAATTATAAAGCCCCTAATTTAAGAGGTATGACTACTAATTATTTAGAAAATAAACCATTAGATAGTTATTCAGAACTTACTAAACATAGTTTTGATAGGGGTGATATTAGATAGGGTATGAGAGCAAATGGGATAAATCCTTATGATTATTCAGGTTCAGATAGAAAATAGTTAAGAACATATTTAAATAATCCTACAACTGATAACTACACCCAATCTGTAAGTAAAATTATAGGAGATGGTAAAATCTAGTAGAATATGTTAAATAATGCTGTTCAGAACTAGACTAGTTAGTATCAATTAACTAAATCTAATTTAGGATATGATCCAAGTCGAAATAATTAGTTAGTTAATTTAAAATTTAAACAAGGAGGATAGATGCATAAATACGCAGCAGGAGCACAAATGGTACAACCACAATAGGCAAGTGGACAATAGGGAATAGATTAGTAGGCAATGGCTTTAGTTTAGGCAGCTATGTAGGGTGACTAGCAAGCTAACTAGACTATTTAGAAAATTATGTAGGCAGCACAACAAGGTGATCAGCAAGCTGCTCAAGTAGCTAAATTACTACAAGCTATTGTTCAGCAAATGAAAGGATCCCGTAAAGCAAGACTCGGTGCTAAATTAAATTATATTAAATAGTCTATTGGGGAATGTCCTGAAGGTCAAGAAGTAGTATATTTTAAAAAGGGTGGAGAAATCTGTAAAATGTGTGCAGGTAAAAAGATGCAAGATGGAGGAAAATCTGACCCTATTAAAAACTTTAAGAAAAAGAAAAAGATGAAATAAAATACTGATGCTTAATGTTAATGATTTATGAATGTATTTAATTATGATAGTGACCATCTTGTTCTAGAATTAAATGAGCCTGAGATTCTTTTAATCAGAGAATTTAAGGCTCTTCTAGATAGAGATAAAACGAAAACTAAGACTAGAGTAAATAAAGAACTCACATATATTTATTTGGCTTTGGATTGGAAGTCTCCTTATTCTAATTATTTAGAATAGGAAAGACATGAAGAAGCCTTAGCTGATAGTGGTTTGACCGAAGCTTAGTTTAATGACCCTATATTTAGAGAAGCTTGTCGAAAATATAGGAAATTACAAGAATCAAATAAATCTGTGAAATTATTGGAAGCAGCTCGAAGGGCAGCAGATTAGTTTATAGATTATTTTGAGACTATTGTAGATTTAAATGAACGAGATATTAATGGTAAACCTATTTTCTCTGCAGAAAAGGTAATGAAGGAGATGGCTTAGTTAAGTAATGTCCATGAGCAATTAATTACTTTAGAGAAAGAAGTTAAAGAGTCTGTATCACAAGAATCTGCAACTAGAGGTGGAGTTAATACTGGATATGACCCAGGTGATTTTTAATTAATATGCCTAGAAAGGAGAAAGTATTACCTGATGAAATCTAGTTAATTGTAGATGAAGTAAAAAAGAAATAGTAGGAAGAAGATACTAAAGAGGCTAAGAAATTAGTTGATGAATATAGAATTGAACGTTCTAATGATAAGACATATTGGGATATTACTAAAGATATGAAAATAGAATGCTTCGATCCTACTTTATCTTATGAATTAACTGGTTATAGACCTATAGATGAAACTCATGGTTTAGATTTTGATCCCTCATGGTTTACTGAAGTCAGAGAAACATTTCTAAGAACTGGAAGATATTGTTCTTATTTACCTAGAAGTAAAAGATGGGATGCATTTTGGAAAGAACAATACACTAGATGTAAATATGGTATGACCTCACATGGATATACTATTACTGGAGATAACTATTTCTTTTTAAACTTTTATTAGTTACCAGTAGTAGATATGGATAAAGCATCGGGTGAAGGTACTAATGACAGTTTTCCAGTATTCTTTGCTTCTCAATATATGTTCTTTCATTATTTATAGATGTGTAGAGTATTACATAAAAATGCTGCTCTAATGAAGGCACGTTCAATTGGCTTTAGTGAAATAAATGCCTCTCTTGCAGCTAGACTATACACTACTATAAAGAGAAGTAGAACTATGATTACCTGTTTTAAAGATACCTATTTAAATGGTACCTTTAGTAAGTTAGACCATGCTCTTACATTTATTAATACAAATGCTGATGGATTTTTTAAACCTAGATTAACAGATAAAGCCCTAGAAAAGAAATCAGGATACCAAGTTAAAATAGATGGTCAGTTTACAGACTTTGGATGGCGTTCTGTTGTAATAGGTATTAATGGAAGCAAGCCTTCTAATATTCGTGGTGATCGTGTTGATCTTCTTATTTATGACGAGGCTGGTTCGTGGCCTGATTTAACTACTGCTGTAGTACAGGGACAAGAATTATGTGAAGTACAAGGTGTTCCTAGAGGTATTATGTTATTTGGTGGTACTGGAGGTGACTTTGGTCCTCCTCTTGAAGGATTAAAAAAGATTTATTATAATCCTAAGGCTTTTAAGATTCTACCATTTAGACATAAATGGACACAAGATGGAACCACTATAGAGAGTGGATTCTTTCTCCCTTATTTTCTGCAATCTTTGAATCCTGAATATATGGATTCTAGAGGAGTTTGTAATTAGACAGAATATAAAAAAGTATTACAAGAAGAAAGAAATAATCTGTTAGCTGTCCCTGAAGACTATCTTAAAAAGTGTGCTGAGCGTTGCTGGAATGCAGAAGAAGCATTTACTCTCGAAGGTTAGAACAAGTTTAATAAAATGAAGATAGCAGATTAGTTAGCTAAAATACGTCTTCATAAAATTGGACCTAGACCACAAGTAGGAACTATTGATTATACTTACAAATCTAATAAGCATTCTTTAGAAAATATAGATGGATTTAGATGGCTTCTTAATTCTGGTAAAGTTTAGATATTAGAGCATCCAGTATGGTCTGATTTATATAAAGAACAGATTGAGAAGTAGAAGAAAGAAGCTGAAGAATAGGGAATTGATTTTGAAGCTCCTGTATATACAGAAATGAATGATTTATATGTAGCAGGTATTGACGGTATCGATATTGGTGCTGCTCAAACTTCTAAAGAAACTAGAGATCCTTCTGATTTTTGTATTGTAATTAAACGTAGAGCCTTTGGTCTTAATGAACCACAATATGTAGCTATGTATAAAGACAGACCTCAAAATATTAGAGAAGCTTATAAGATAGCTATGTGTATGTGTAGATATTATAATTGTAGAATTAATATAGAGGCTACCCGTGTAGGTATGATTACTTGGGCTAGAGAAAATAAATGTCTACAATATTTTATGAAAAGACCTAGAGCTACTTTGACTGATATTAAATATGGTACCACTAAATCGTATGGTACTCCTGCAACTAAAACTATTATAGAACAGCAGACAGACCTTATAGCTGATTATGTAGAAGACTATGGACATAATATCTGGTTTGAGGACATGTTAGTGTAGTTAAATGGTTATAATGATGAGAATAAAACAAAATTTGATATTATAGCTGCTCTTGGAATGGTTGAACTTGCAGATTAGGAATTATCAGGAAGACAACCTACAAAAGTTGACAAAGAAGTTGAAGAATTTTAGGACTACGGATATTATATAAATGATAAAGGTTATAGAGAATTTGGAGTTATTCCAAAGAAACAATCAAATCAAATAGTAATTAAATAGGAGGAAAACAATGACCCATACCGAATTGAAACAAGTGATCCTAGATTATATGAGAACACAGTTTTAGATAGATTTTATAGGAGATATTCGTATTGAAGATTTGGACCCTATAGGATATAAAGTTTCTTTTAATCTAGACCATGCTGAGAACCCTTTTGTACTAATGGCAGATTTACCTGATGATAAATTTGTAGATTTTATAAAAGAGGAATTAAGAAGAAGTAAATTACATAGAGTAAAGTATTTTAAAGCAATTAAAATACAACCTCCAGAACCTAAACTATGTTATGACAGACAAAGAGCTTATAGATAAGACTAACGAAACCATTTCTGAACTTGTATATGATAAAACTAAGCTATAGAAAGCTTATAATTACTATAATGGAAAAAGAGACAAGGAATAGTTTCGTTATCTAGAAGAAAATTTTGGTATAGGAAGTCCTACTTCTGTTGAATTTACGCCTTTACTAAGAAAACATGTAGATGCCTTAGTTGGTGAATTTCTAGGAACTCCTATATTGCCAAAAATATCCTGTAAAGATGCAGGGACTATCAGTAATATGGATAGAGAAAAATAGCTATTAATATAGACACAAATAATAGGATTTTTAAAGACACATTTAAATAATTCCTTACTTAAATTTGCTAATAACTAGGATATTACTGATAAATCTATTAAATAGTAGTTAGATAAAATAATTGAAGAGCAGGATTAGCAATTTGTTTCTCAATATGAGATTGCTGCTTAGAATATTCTTCAATACATTATGTAGTCTGAAGAAATTGATTTTGTAACTAAACTTAGACAATTATTTATAGACTTGTTAGTTACAGGTTATTGTTTTTACAGAGTAAAGCCATCATTTAGTAAAACTAATATTGAAATAGAAGTATTAAATCCCTTAAACACTTTTGTAGATAGAAATCCTGAATCTCCTTATGTTAAGAAATCTTATAGGTCAGTTGTGAGACAATGGCTTTCTAAAAGTTAGATATTAGCTAAATATGGAAATGAACTAAGTAAAGAAGACTTACGTAATTTTAAATAGAATTGGACAGATGATGACACGGCTAGATACAGAAGAGCATATGGTCCAGTTGTAGATATAGATGAAGATAGTGACGATGATGAAGACCAAGATTTACTTCCTGGTTATCCTGAAGACGATTCTCATAGATATAATCTGATTCCAGTATATGAAGTAGAATGGATAGAGACTGATGATAAATTTATTATGTAGAGATATAATACAATTAGAATCGGTGATGAATATTATATTCTTAGAGGAATTGATAAATAGGTAATCAGAAGTCATGATAATCCTAATTATTGTGGATTGTCAGTAAATGGTGTTTATTTTTTAAATAGAGCCCGCTAGCCTTATAGTTTAATCTTAAAATGTGCTCACTTGTAGGATCGTTATGATCTCTTACACTACTATAGAGATGCTATTGTAGCAAATAGTGGAGTTAAAGGTAGCATTATTGACATTTCTATGATTCCTAAAGTGTTAGGTCCTGATTTCGGAGCCAGAGTAAAGAAATGGAGAGCTTACAAGAAACAAGGAGAAATGTTAATTGATTCTTCTCAAGAAGGAAGAATGGGAGATGGATAGGCTCCTTTAAATACTATATTTAATGGCTATGATGAGTCTTTACCGGCATAGGTAATACAAGCAATTGATTTGGCTATACAATCTATTGAATCTACTGTGTCTTCTATTACGGGTGTATTTAGAGAACGACTTAACGGCATTGAATAGAGAGATGCTGTAACTAATGTTAAATAGGGAGTAACTAATTCTTATACTGTAACTAAACCTATTTATTAGCAAATGGATTTAGTTGTAAGAGAAGTCCTACTTGACAGTCTTAATTAGGCTAAAATAGTTTATAAGAAAGGATTGACTGGTACTATCACTTTAGGAGATAAATATTAGAAAATATTTACAGCACTCCCTGAATATTTTACAGTTACAGACTATGATATACATGTAATATCTAGTACTGAAATTATGCAGGATATGTAGACAATTAAATCTACATTGCCTGATTTAATTAAGTCTGGATTAGTTAGTGCTGATATTATATTCGAGGCTCTTACTGCTAAGAGTTTAACTGAACTTAAATATACTGTCAAGAAAGCTATGGAGAAATAGAAAGCTGAAAATAATTAGTTATAGTAGCTGTAGCAGAAGTTGGAGGAAACTAGTTAGTAGTTACAATAGGCTTAGCAAGAGTTACAGAAAGCTCAATAGAAAGCGGAGTCTCTTAATGAACAAAGAATGCAGCTTGATTAGCAGAAGATTCAATTAGAGTATCAAGTTAATTGGTATAAAGCCCAAACAGATAGAACTTATAAAGATAGACAATTAGATATAGAGGATTAGAGAACTAAAGTTGAATTAGCTTAGTTGAATGATGGTAATCCTTATAATGATAAAATTAGACAATCATAATGGCAATCAGTTGTGAAAAAGTATACTCTGGAACTGGTGATTAGATTTATCCAGAGACAGCAGATAAAGCAGTTACAGTATTAGCTGCAAATACTACTCTTGATATATATTTAGCTGACCTATCAAAAAAGATTTCAAACATGTAGGGAGCTGATTAGATAGCTAAATCTTTAAAGTTTAAAGTAGATTATTTAGCTACGAATACATCCAATGTTGTTAAAGTAAAGGAATTAGAAAATTAGCCTGAAACTAATTAGTGGGGCGAAAACTTTGTATTACCTTCTGTGAAAACTCCTTACACATGGAAAAGAACTATTGTGTATTTTGAAGGATAGAATCTTAAAGATGGTTAGAAATTTTATGAAATTGTAACTGCAGATATTGCTGAGATTAGTTAGACTCTATATATGGTTAAAGATAATTCTTAGTAGCCTAAGGTGATATATCCATAGAAAGTTATAGAAGTAGGAGGAGAACTATAGAATGTAGATGATACAGATTCTTCTATAGATGAAATAATCAAAGCTAGTGAAGAGGGTAAAAATAATTGGAGTAAATATCCATCAGAAATAACTGCATCTAATCCATATGGATTTATGGCAGTACGATAGAGAGTAAGTGGTGCTTGGAGTTTATTTAAAGTAGCCCTATATTCTAAATGGATTTATGATAGTAGACTTGTTACTAAATTTACAGTAACTAGTACTTTTGAAAAACCTCAATTAATTAAAACTGAAATAAATCCTGGCAATTAGTGGACAGATACTAATGAATAGGAATTTACTGGTTATCTATGGATGATTTTTGCATCTTAGAACAATAATAATTATGTTTTAGACAACAATAGGAATATATGGAGTGAACCTCAATTAATTTCAATAGTTAGGTAATGGAATTTAAAATAGATATATGTAATTCAGTACAAGGTGATTTAACTGTGTTAGATTTATCTAAAGAGTACGGTCAATATTTATCTGAGGAGGAAGAAGTAGCCAGTACTTATGAAGATACGTTATTATTTAAATACAGTAAGTCAGTAACTGTAAATGTATTAATGAAAATAGGAACCACAGAAATAACATTCTTAGATGCATTAATACATGAACACAATTAGTTAGAAAATGGGGTATATAAAGATGATGCATGTACTTTCAACCTTAAGGAAGATGGTTTTTATACTATTGACCATTATGTATTTCCGAATATAGATTGGTATAATTGGTATAAAACTGAAGCTTCACAAGAATATAAAGATAAAATAAATAGAGTATATATAATAGATGAAGGAGTTATTAAAAAAGAGGTAGATGGAGTATTAAAAGAAACTACTCTTAGAGAAGTATTAGAAATGAATTTAGAAGGTACTCCTATTTAGTAGGAACACATAAATACTTTCTTTACAGGAAATATGCAACAATGTTATATTAATTATTGTAAGAAATTATTTAATGCACTTTTAAATAAATGTCGAACTTCTGCATATAATGAAGATTTATATGCGAGAGACTTCATTTGGATGACTCTTAATATAATAGATTATTTAATCTAGTTTGAACAATTTATGGAAGCTGAAAAAATAATAGAAGAATTTAATACTTGTGGAGGCTTCTGTTAGAATAATGAATATGGATAGCATACAGCTCATGGATGTGGATGTTCTAAAGCGTAAAGCAATAGAACTTTATAGAGATTTATTAAATAGAGCAAAGAAAGGTTATCAAGATGATTATTCATTATTGTTAAATATTATTTGTTTTATTAGTTTACCTATAGATATAGATAATAAAGAATTTATTAAAGAGAACTTACTAAATTAGAATGATACACTCTATTTACAATTAGGTAGGGAAGGTAGGTTTAACACCATGTTCTAAAGAAAGACCTAAACAACTTATACCTCTTTTAAAGAGTAATTTTTTAGGAGAATTTCAAACAGAACTAGAAAAGAAATTAGCTAGAGAAAGTATAGGTGTAACAGTTACAGGTAAATATATATATAAACCTGATAGTGACCATATAACAAATATAGAATAGATTACATCTATATATGAAGCACTTGACTATGCTTTAACTCTAGCTAAATCTTATCAAGATAAAAAGATAGAAGAATAGATAGAAACTATTAAAGCTAATATAAATTAGTTAACCAGCACTGTTACTAATTAGGGATAGAGGTTATCTACTTTATAGGAATTAGTTAATACTATTAATACATAGGTAGGAACCTTAAATGGTCAATTAGCTAATTTAAATGTAGATGATAAAATAGAAGCATGGATTAGAGCACACTCAGGTTCAGTAGCTTTAAATGAGGAATCTAAGTTAGATTTTGCTATATCTAAAGCCGAGGGTAATGCTATTAAGTCTAATGAAGACGGTCTTTATGTTGAAAATTCTTCTGCAGCTGTATATAAGTCAGAATTATCAGATAATATTAAAATGAATACTTCTGTGGGAGGACTTAAATAGGGAACTAAAGTGTCAGATTTAAAGGGTAAAGAATTCTCTACCATATTAGATAAACTATTATTCCCAGTATCAGTTAGAGAATTAGTTCAACCTTATGTAGTATCTAATGTATCTAGTTAGCTAGTAGAAGTAGGCAGTCCTATTATTCCTGCAAGTACAACTTTTATCAAAGGAGATGCTGGAGATGTAACTTCTAAAACAGATTCTATAACTCATAATGATTAGACTTACACAGAGTCTACATATACAGAGTTAGGAGACTATATTTATAAAGTAGCAATTAATTATTCTGCTGGAGAATATTTAATTGATGATAGAGGATAGACTACTGATAAAAGAATTGAAGCAGGCTCTATAAATAAAACAGTAGCTACTGTCTCAGCAACATATCCTTGGTATTATAATACTCATAAGGGTACCTTAGTTAAGTATGGCACTCAATCTAATACAATGGAAATTAATTTATCCGGTAAAGCTGTTATTAAAATACCAGGTACTAATTCAACTTTAGATAGTCTAAAAGTAAATGGTGGTTTAGGATTCTTAGATGTCGATATGTCTGGATGGACTAAAACTACCGAACAGATAAATGATTACACATATTAGGTATGGACTAAGAATGATTCTTATGCTTCTGAACTACCTCATCAAATTCAATTCACATTAGCATGAAATATACAGGTGATTCGTTGTTAGGAGTTTCATTTTCAGTAAAAACTCCTAAACCATTAGATTGTAGAACTGTAGTAGATACTACTTAGGAATTATATACTATTCCTGCTGAAATAGCATATGAAGGTATGTCAGTTTCTAATCTTGAAGATGGTTATATTTATATGTTGGTAGACAAAACTAATATAGCTAATTCTGATGGATGGGTAGCTTCTTATAAGGCTCTTTAGTTAGTCAGTTGCACGGAAGCTGAATATACGGAATGGAAGAAAAATACTACAGAACAAGGAACCGCAGTAGATTCTGAAAAACCCTATTTACATAATGATACTTACTATTATATTTATGAGGATAGTATTGAAAATAAAGACACATATTATGTAAATCAAGAATAGTATCAACGTGTTTGGAACTTAGCATCTTCTAAAGCTGATAACACCAGTTTCTTAGCTTTACAAAAGAAAGTAGAAAGTAATAATACTAATATTACTACTAACTACTTATCTAAAAAAGATGCTACAAATACTTATGTAAATAAATCATTTTTAGAGGGTACTACAGAAACTACTTTAAAAGAAGTAACAGATAAGTATCAAACAGCAGAAACATCTGATTCTAAATATTTAAAGCCTTCAAATTTTGGAGTAGATGATGTAAACACCTAGTTTTCATTTTTAAATACTACAGCTTTTGAAGAATACAAGGCTACAGTTACAGAATAGTTAGACACTAAAATAGCTAAAAATTCTAGAGCTACCTTAGAAAGCTTAACGGTAAATACTATTTAGAATACTTCAGGTAATACTATGAGTATTAAAACTGATGGTATATTCTATGGTACAGAGAAATTAGCTAAAGTTTCAGAAGTGCCTAAGTGGATGTGTTTATCTCAAGAAGAATATAAATAGTTAGAAACAGATGGCACCTTACAAGACGATACTTATTATTTAACATATGGTAAAAATACAGATGATTCCGGGTTTGTAACTGCAGACTTATTAGAGAGATAGATAAAGTCTATTATGCAAGGTGTGACTAAATTACAAGATTCAGCAACTTTAGCAGATTGTATTTCTAAAGTAAATGAAATAATAGATAAATTCAAAGTTTAATAATATTCTTATATTGTTGTCTTTTCCTATTATTTATTAAACTAAAACTTATTTATTATGTCGACAATTTGGAAAAACGGAAAATATTAGCCTTTAATTAGGTATGTCACTAATAAAGATTTTAAACTATTATCTAACCTTGTAAATATTATAAATGGGGATTCTAATACTAAAGGTTCTTTTAGAAAAATTATAAAAGACTTAATTGGAGGAGCCCCTGAAGCTTATGATACATTGAAGGAGATTGCAGATAAACTCAAGAATAATGATGATTTATATACAGCTATTAGTAATACTATTGCTACTAAAGCTACTACAGCTGCCCTTAACGAGGAGATTACAAGAGCTAAAACAGCAGAAGCGTCTATTACATCAGATGTTACAGAAAAGCTTGCACAGAAGGCAGACACTACTGTACTTAATGACTATGTTCTTACAACAGCACTCAATTAGCAGGTTGATATGTTAAAGGCTTCTATTGATGCAAAGCAGCCAATGGGTAATTATCTTACAGAGCACCAATCTCTTGAAGAGTATGCTAAGAAAAGTGAAATTGCTGAGTAGATTGCTGCTAAAGCTGACGTTACAGCTCTTACAGCACTTGAAGCACGTATTGCAGCACTTGAAGCCAAGCATACTGAAACTAATACTTAGATAGAAGCTTAATAAATTATATTAGATTTTAAATGATATATAGAAATGGTAAGTTAGTTTCTGAAATTAATAAAAATCTTTCAGAATTAATTGATACAATTGAATAGGTAGCGCAGAGAAGTATAGGAGCTGTATATAAAGGTTCTTAGTTAGTGTTTTTAACTGTGCTAAATGCTATAAAGAGCTGTTATGGTAGTGGTTCTTGGCTTTCAGATAAAAATTGGTTAGATAATGATTATTGGAAAAATAAATAAATAAAATGGCAATCTTTAAAGATTTAGAAAATAAAATTGAACTTGAGACACCTTGGAATGAAAAGACCGGTCAATAGGTAGAAGATTTAATCTCTCGCCATCTTGTTAAGACTATGGATTTTGCTGATAGCACACTTACATTAAGAGATTATAATGGAGATGCAATTACTTCTACTAGAGTTACTGTAGAAACCCCATCCTATGATTAGGATGTATTAGTTGTTGCTGTTAGAATTAATGGTACTATTTATAAAACTGGAGAAGTAGTTATGTAGTGCAATTCTAAGAGCAAGGTAGAATTAGCAGTAGCTACAAGTCATACTTCTACTACCTAGTCTTTTGGTGTTTAGGATGCAGCAGGTGCCGTAAAAGTTAAGATACAATATGGAGTAAATAGTATGGAAACTACTGTTGCTCCTTATGCTTTAAAAGATTTTACATTAGATTCCTCTGGTACTAAAATTGAACATCTTAATAAAGCAGATAGTGAATTAAAATGGATTAATATCACAGAATTATTTACAGATTCATAGGAGAGTACTATTACAGCAACACTCGTAGATTACCCTCAAAAATCTAGTGTTCTTAATGTATCTATTAAAAGTCAAAAGATAAGTTTATCTTACACAGGTAATGTTGTTTCTAACAATGCAGAATTTACTCTTAAAGGAGGTTCTCCTGCAGATTATCACCTTGAGGGTTATTTAAATGCGCGTCGTATTTATACTACTGATGGTAATTTATTCTATAATGAATTACAATCTGGTTTAAATATATTAACAGTTAGAGCCGTACATAAATCTCAGAATATTACAACAGATTATGTAAATGCATGTGTGATTAAATCAGAAGGATTTACAGGAGTTGCAGTAGCAGTAAATGGTATTACTGGTTCTATTAATAATCATGATACAGTAAAATTATATACTATTACAGTTTATAGTCCTACTAAGGATTCTGTTACTATTAATACATATTTAAATTCTGATTCATCTTAGGATAGACAAAACTTACTTGATACTATTATAGTTAATGCCTAGAACTATGGTTCAGATAATAAATACGAAACTACTTACAAGAAATATATAGAAGTAAATAGTGATAATGCTAAATAGTATTTACAAGTAGAAGTAAATGGTTAGCTTTACTAGTTCTAGTCAGCTGGTTCAGATAAAGCCTTCATGTCTAATAACTAGACTCTCTCTATCTCTAAAGCAAATATTAATTACTTATATACTTCTAGTCCTAGACCTACTATCAATTTTGATTAGATAAGTGGTAGAACTACTACATTATTTAAGGATAGTCCAGACTATTGGAAGGCTACAGATGGTAAAATAATTTATAGAGTTGAAGCTAATACTGATAAAGTATTTGAAACTCCAGTTAATTTACAATTAAGTAATAACTTTACTATTGAATTTGGATTTAAATCATATAATGTAAGTAATGAAGAGTCTCCAGTAATTACATTTGGTCAAATGTTAATTAAACCAACTGTAGTATGTTGGAATACATTAGCAGAATAGCTTTATAATGCTAGATTTGCACAATTCAAAGAAGATGTAGATACACATATTACTATTACTGTACAAAAAGGATTTACTCTCAATTAGAATGATCCATATTACCCTAATTATTTCTTGGCATAGGATTCCTATAATACATTAAAAGCTAATATGGAAAGTGCTAAGTTTAACTTAGTAAGAATCTATGTTAATGGAACAATTAATAGAGAAATATCTATTGATGATGCTACTTTACTTGCATTGTAGAAGGAAGCTTAGCTACAAATAAACCCTAAGGGTTCAGACTTAGACTTATATTTGTTAAGAGTTTATAATTCTACAGCACTTACTTTTGATTAGGTTTAGCATAATTATATTTCCTTCTTAGCTACTAGAGAATAGAAAGATAAGTTCTACGATAGAAATAATATCTTAGGAACTAATGGCGCTATCTCATTCGCTAAGAGTTTTGGTAAATACAATACATTAGTATATGTATTCCCTAAAGGAGGTAAGTTACCAAATAGAACCTGGCAAGGTGAAAATAACAAACCTGGAGACCAAGATAAAGCAGCTAAGAAGATTAGATGTACATTATTTATTAACTATGCTGATTAGGTAATTAATAAAATATATGGCGGTAGAATAAATAATGGTCTTGTTAAGGGTTAGGGTTCTTCTGCTATGCGTTATTTAATTTGGAATACTACATTCTAGTTGAATAAGTTTAAGGATGGGGAAACTAAAGTAAAGAGTGTATTTACTCCTTATGAAGACTTAGATACTGCTACTAATAAGTTTATTGCTAAACCTGCTCATGAGAAGAAAGGCTATTATAATATGCCACCTTATGATGGTTAGACCGATTCTACTGAAAAGGATTTAGAAATAACTAAACTTGTAGGTAAAACTAACTTTGCATCTTCTATGCAGTCTCATAAAGAAGGAGCTTGTAAACTTTATAATGATGCATATAAAGCGGACACTGATTAGAAGGGATTACTTAATGGAGGTCGTAAGGCAGTACATGAAGAAGCTTTCTTATACTTCTATTTAATTACAGATTTAGAATCTGTGGCTAACTATGAATTAGCAGACTTACTTAAGAATCCTAATGTTTAGTTTATGGGATTCCAAACATTTGGTTCAGCTAAAGGCGATAAAGCTACTTTCGGCTATGATGATGATAAAACTCCTGAATATATTTTAATAGAAGGTGGTGAGAACTCAGATCCTCATGTTAACTTTAGAAGACCTTGGGCTGCGTTACAACGTGCAGGATTAAATGCAGCTGGTTCTAGAACATTAACTAATTTCCCAACTGTAACAGTAGCAGAATAGAAATCACCTGATAGAGATTATTCAAGGAATCTTTGGATTTCTGATGAATCTATTGTTTACTAGAATCGTGGTTCTTGGGATGTAGACTTTGGTTTGAATGATGAAGCTACTGATTTCACAGAACCTGCTCGTAAATCATTAAATAAGTTTGGAGAGTTTGTAGACTTTGTTTATAAATATAACTTTAATTTAGTTAAGACTGGTGAAACAGACACTACTAAATGGAATACATTAAATAGATATATAGCTACTAAGGCTATTCCAGCATTTACTGGCTCTAGAGAAGGTGATATTTATCGTTATGATGAGTTTGCAGGAAGCACAAGTGCTACTGGAGAAGCTGTTGGAGGCTGGGTAAGAGGAGGTACTATATATGATCCTACTACGGGTTGGTCAAGACTTAATATCTATGAAGACTTTGGAATGGATTCTAGTATTAATTAGCTTGATATAGCCATTGATGAACTCAAATCTTTATTTAAGAAGGGTATAACTAAATATATTGATGTAAATGATGTAGCTATGCATCAAGCAGTAATTAGATTCTTATCAGGTACTGATAATAGAGCTAAAAATACTTACTTCTAGATATTTGGTAAAATCTATGAAAATAAAGCACAGACTGATGAAGCTGATAATTGGTAGCCTTCAGATAAAGGTGACTATTTAATCAGATTATATGGTGATGACTTGGATACTGTTATTGCAACTGATAATAATGGTTTGTAGTCTAAACCTTATAATTTACTTGAGCCATCTTATGTTCCTGAGACAGCTTCTCAATGGGGTGATAGTGGATTAAATGCTTTCTTCTATATGTTTGATTTGTAGTTTGAGGATATTATTAAAAATAAACTCTACAAAGTAATTAACCAAGCATTTGGAACGGCATCTGGAGAAAATACTAACTTCTATAAATACTTCTATAGTATTTAGGCAGATAAATATCCAGCTATTGCGTATAATCATACTGCTCAAATCTACTATGAGAATGCTCAGATAATTAAGAATGCAGGAGCTATTGAACATTACGATAATAACCAAATTGAACCTATTGAATAGAGTCATGGTTCTTGTTTAGAGGGTGAACAATAGTTTATGGAAAAGAGAAGAAACTTCTTAGCTTCATATACTAAGTAGAGTGAAACTCCTGATTATAAAACTGGCTCTTCTGCAGGTGGTAATGATAAGAGACCTTTGTAGTTAAGATTAGAGTTTACTCCTTTCTAGGATTTCTATCCTACTTATTTCTATGATGGTACTAAATATTTAATGCCTAATAGTAATACTGATTACAGACCGGACATAATTAAATATTTAGCTAAAGCTGATTAGGATTATGTAGTTAACTTAAAGGAAACTGGTACAGCTATTAATGAGGGTTTAATATCTACAGTATTATTTAAGAAATTTAATATTACTGGTTTAGTTAACTATAGTATAGCTCCAGAAAAAGAATATACTAGATTAACTAACTTTACTATTGATAATAATAACTTAAAGACTTATAAAGATTTCTTTGGTACAAATTATCCAGAGTATAGATTAGATGTATTCAGTATGAAAGGTCCTGTATTGGAAAGTCTGACTCTTAATAACATGACTACTCTTGAAACTCTTAATCTTACTGACTTTAATAAGTTAAAAGAGGTTAATTTAAGTGGAACTACATTTAAAAGAGTTATATTACCAAGTAAAGCTGAAACTGTAATTCTTCCTGAGACTATTGAGATATTAGAATTATATAATCCAGTTAAAGAGCTTAGATTAGAAGGAACTAGTAATTTAAAGACAGTAGATTTATCTAATGTTGGACAATTTGATGTAGATTCCTTCTTAGAATAGTTAGTTGATTGCAACAGTCTTGAATCTGTTTCTTTACGTAACTTAACTATCAATGTAACTGAGCAAACTCTCTCTAAGTTACTCTCTGTTAAAAACAATATTACTGGAACAATTAATATTGTAGATAGTACAGGTGATTTGGTAGAAATTAGTTATGACACTAAGAAGAGTTTAGTAGAATAGTTTGGAGATATTGATAGTACAACTAATAATCCAAAAGTTAATTATAAAGCATCTAGTTCAGCCTTCTCTGCGACTTGTGACTCTGAAATAACTATATTTGGATTAGGTGATAAGGGAACTGGTAAATTTAATTTATAGATTAATAGTAACTAGGTAGAAATAGTAAGTGACCCAACTCCTAGATTACATATTGATTATTAGTTAGCTAGTTCTACTTATGATTAGTATTTAAAGGTAGACTCAAAGACAGGTAATATTACTTTAATTAGAGAAAGTGTTACTGTATAGCCAGTAATTAATATCTTAGTATATAGAATTGGAAATTCTACTCCTACTAAGCTTACATGTAAGGTTAAAATTTAGTGGACAGCTCCTCAAATTGGAGACTTTGTTTATTATGATGGTTCATATTCTAATAACTATAATACTAATAAGACTTGTGTAGGTATGGTATATGCTGTAGAGAGTACCAATGATACTAGTGGAACAGCCTATGTTATAGGCAAGGAGAACATGACTGAGAATGCCTCATTCTATCTTGGATTTAGTCCTGATGGAGGTAGCAGCGGTGCAGATCCAGGTACTTTAGAATATTGCTTATTCTATGTAGGTAACTGGCTTAAGAATCAAAACTTAATTTCAAAAGTGGATAGTTCTGATTCTAATGACTATATAGCTATGTCAGGAGTATCTACCGATAAACCTGTTGACGGAATTACTTATACATCATATACTGATTTCACTACAACAGGATTTACAGGTAAAGAAGATACAGCTATTTACGTTAATACTATAAATAACTCAGTCTTAGGTAAAGTTTATTCTGCATTTGGTACTGCAGTTAAAAACTATATTACTTATGATAGTGTTAATCAAAGATATAGTATTAAGAGTATGGATAAGTTAATAGCTTTATGTAAAGGATTAGAGTTACCATCTGTAACTATTAGTGAATTATCTAGTTGTATATTATATCCTTATTACTATGCAGCTACCTTATACTAGCCTGCTTTAAAAGAGACTGAAGGTACCATTTATAGTTAGTTTGCATAGGGTAATTGGTATGTGCCATCTGCTAAGTAGTTAGCAAGAATCATGTACTATAGAGGTTATAGTGCTAAGGGAACTCAATTCTTAACTAGTACATCAGTTACTGAAACTATTTCTAAAATAAGTTCAGGTAGTGAAGCTAAAAATAAAGCTATATTCTCTAATGCTAAGTAGGTTATGGGAACTAATTTCCCTTCAGTATGGTCTAATATAGCTAATAATTAGAATACAACTACTACTATAAATGCTTCTTCTAATTATAATAGTTACTCATACTAGAGTATGTGTACAGATTATAGCTGTGCTGCACATAGATATGAATGGATTCCTGGTAAGAAGTTTGCAGTTAATTCATATGATTTTAATTAGTATTAGTATGAGGCTGCTTGGAGAATAACTAAGCATTAGGGAGTTCCATTTACACAATTTACTTATAATAAAGGTGCTTAAAATGATTGATAAGAATTTATCTTTAAATAATCTGTTGGAGAGAGGGGACTTATTAGCTCTTCCTCTCTCTAAATGGAAAGAATTGTTAATAGAAAAAGATGGGGCTTGTTTTGACTTTTAGTTAAGAGATATTTTACAAGCTAAATTAACATCTTATGACAAATCTATTGATGTAAATTCTTTCTATTATAAAGAAGATAAGAAGTGGTTGGACAAAAATACCAGAATTGGATTATAGAATTTAATTAATTGCGGAGCTTAGACTATAACTGTTTAGTTAGGTTCTGAATTATTAGATATTTCTGCTGACAAATTAAAAGAATTCTTAAATAAGTTAGAAGTTTATGCAGGAGAATGCTTCTCTGCAACGGCTAAACATAGAGTAGCTATTAACTAGTTAAAATCTACAGAAGAATTACTTAATTATGATTTTACAGCAAATTATCCTAAGAAAATAAGATTACAATGAATGACATAAAGATTGGACTGGGGGATAATTCCTCCTGGTCCATCTTTGTTCCACCACAGCCTGAAGAACCACCTTCTATTCCTATTGAAATTCCTGATAAAGTGGAATTTAAAAAGACAACTATAGATAGTGGGTTTAGTTGTGATGATAAATTAACTACAAATTGTCCCAAACCAGAGTTACATACTCATCTTTGTAAAGAAAATTATTTAGGAGAATTTAAAGAGGAATCTGAGAAAGCATTAGCTAGGGATAATTTAGGAGTTTATAGTAAAGATGAAGTAAGTAAAGTTTTAGAAGATGCAGTTGCGAATCTAGATACATCTATTTTTATTACTAAAAAAGAAGTATATAATTTGGTTGAGAATTTAGATTTTGTTAACTCTTCTATCAAAGCAAACATAGATTATGAAATTCCTGAACAATTATTTAGTTTATGACAGAAATTAGAAGATTATTTCAACAAGGTAAGGAATTTGTTCCTATTTCTTTAGCAGAAGCAATTGTAGTTAATACTAATAATCTTCCTGGATTTAATTCCTTAAAGATAACGACTCTCGATCGAGTCTTATATAGTTTAACAGGAGTAGTTGGTACTAATACTATAAATATTAAAAATTTATAGGATACTAAATAGGATAAATTAACAGCTGGTAACGGTATAGTTATTAAAGATGGAGTAATTAGTACAACTGCTAATATTGGAGAGATTTATAAAATTGTTTCTACATTACCACCAGCATCTGCAGAAGTAACTAATATTCTATATTTAGTTCCAGGTACTTCAGATAATACTGAAGATGGAATGAATATATTTGTAGAATGGTTATGTATTAAAGTAGGTGAAACTTATAAGTGGGAAAAATTAGGAGAATCTAAAACCACTATTGATTTATCCGATTACATAACTAGTATTCCAGTAACTAATAGTAGCGGCACTATAATTAAGGTTAACTACGAAATTCCTAAAGATTTATATGATAACTTAATAAATGGAAGTAATGTCACAACAGATTAAACAACTTAAACATGGTACTACACTTATATTTCCAAGAACTTCTTAGGAGGCTGTATTAGTTAATTATAAAAATAAAGTATAGACTTTAGGAGACTATATAGAAAGAACTGTAATAACTCCAAATGAAAGTCCTTAGAATCTAAAGATTCAATATAATAAATAGGGAGAAATAATTAATACAGAACCAGTTGAGAAATTAAACATATTTGTAAATGGAATACAATAGGTTAAATATGATGGTAGTACAGAGATTAATCTAAATTTAGGAGATGATTTTATTAATGAAAATAATAATATTAAATTAACTTGGGGAAATGGCACTACTTAATTTTATAACACAATATAAGGATGTAATTAAATACAAGAATTTAACAGCAAGTTCCCCTAGCTTAGAAGGTTCTTAGGAGAATGATTATGTTAAATTGATTTTTACTAAAGATGGACATATTATCACCCATGGAACTGACTATATTCCTTGGGGAAATGGAACTATTCCTATTGATAAACTACCTATAGCTGACGGTGAAAATCCAGATAATACGCATTTGTGGGATTCTGCAACTATTAACTAGAAAATAAATGAGAGTTATGTAATTAATTCTGCAATGCGATTTAAAGGTACTATTGGAGTAAATCCTACATATAATGGTACCTCAGATACAAATAAATACTTAGTTAATGATGTAAAATCAAATCTACTATCAGCCTAGGTGGGTGATACTTATCGAGTTACTAAATCAGGTAATTATAAAGGATTTCAATGTGAAGCGGGAGACTTATTAATGTGTATCACTGCTAGTGGTGCGGATAAAGCTGCAGAATGGACAGTAGCTTAGACTAATATCAATGGTACTGCTGACTTTGTAATTAACGGTAAGGTACATAAAATATATTCTAATGATACCTCTGGTTTAACTATGTTCGCTCCAGTAAGTGCCGGTGCTTCCGGAAATATTTTAATTTCAGGAGGAACTGGAAGTGCACCTGTTTGGGCAAATCCTGCAAGTATAGTTATAGGAACTGCTTCTAAAGTAGCTAATGCTTTAACTAATGGTGTTGGATTATTAAAATTCTCTTATAATGGTTCTGCTGCTGTAAAAATAAATTTAGCTCCTGCTACAACTTCTAGTATTGGAGGTGTAAGTATTGATAACGCTACTAAACCTACAATATCAGTAGATAGTAATGGTAAAATCTTCTTGACTAGAGCTAACTTAGAAAATGCTTATGGCGGTAAAATAAGTGGTGAAAATACTTGGAGGGATATTAAGATAGGTAATGTATCTATAGGTAGTAAGGCTTTAAATATAGATTCTTCAGGAGATATATATGTTGCTAAAGCTGAAACAGGTGATACAGTAACAATAGATTTTGGAGTTTTATGGTATAATTTAGATACTGGAAAATACGAGACTGTATAATGAAAATAGCATTTAACCCCTCGAATTCTAGTAAGAACATTCTTGATCTTATTAAAAACAATAAAGATATAATATTCGACCTTAAGGGGCATAGTATATACGCACGAGGGGTTGAATTTAAAGGTACAGATACGAATACTTGGAGACCAGTAGTGGATAACTTAACTAGTAATTCCACTACTAGTTCTCTTTCTGCTAATTAGGGTAGAGTTTTAGCAGGATTAATTAATGGCAAATCTAACTCAGACCACAATCATGATGGTAGATATCTAAAATTAACAGGTGGAACATTAACGGGCGATTTAATTGGAACTTCTGCCATGTTTAGTGGTAGACTTTATGGATATGGAGACGATGAAGGAATTATAATTAAACCCGCATATAATGGATATGCAGGACTTATTTTAGGAACAAATGACGGAGAGAGAAGTATTTTCTATTTTATAAAGAACAAACCTTTTTGGAGATATAGTCATGGTTCTGATAATTTAGATATTATACACCCTAAAAAATCTGGAACTATTGCCTTAACTTCAGATATTCCTTCTTCTGTAAAGAATCCTTATTCATTAACTCTTAAAGCTAACGGAACTACTTTAGCTATTTATGATGGTTCATCTGCTAAAGAAGCTAACTTTACTTATGCTAATGTCGGAGCAGCCAGTGCTTCTCATACTCATAGCTATTATGCAGTTAATGAAAGTTATGGAGGATTTAAAAAAGCAGGGAGACTTCCAACTAGTGGTTTTTATCAGTCTATGGAATCTGAAAGCGGTGGTAATGCTCCATGGAAAAATTGGGTGCATTTAATTAACTGCTAGCATAGTAATACTAATAATAATTATGCTTTATAGATAGCTGCAAGTTTTTTTGACAATAATATATTTAAAATTAGGGTTACTAATAATAGTGTTAATAATGCCTGGAGAGATATAATTCACTCTGGAAACATAAGTTCTCAATCTGTTGCTTCAGCTTCTAAATTACAAACTGCTAGAAATATATGGGGTCAAAGTTTTAACGGAACTGCTGATGTTGACAACACTCTTAGAATTAGACATACTACAGGTAACTTTTGTGAAGGTATAAGAATTCAAACAAGGGATGGTACTTGGGCTACTATTATCTTAGGAGCTACTGCTGATAGCGGAACTAATACTAATGCTTGGTCTATCCATCGTAAGTCTGACAACAATTTTGCTATATCTCGTAACAGTTCAGATGGTGTTAATGGTTTGGTAATGACGCCCACTGGTATGGGACTTGGAACTACAGCTCCTACACAAAGATTAGATGTTAAGGGTTAGGTGAAGGCAAGTGGATTTATACATAGCGATCATAGTATAAATGATGCAGTATTATTAGCTGGAGGTGGATATGGACGTATATTTATGTCAGGTACTACAAGATATTCTAATAATAGTTCTTATGAGTTAGCTTTTCATAAATTAAGTGGTCTTTGTAATAATTTAGTATGGGTAGATGGGAGTATTTGGGACTCTACTTCAACAGTTTTCTCGGTATCATCAGATTTTTATCCTTATCGTTATGCTGATTCATCTTCAATGAGTACTATATATCGTATGGATGGAAATAATATGATTACAATAAACGGAGCTGGATTAGTAGTAATTAGTTGTTCTAATTATCCTCGTAGAGTAGGATTTTTCTATACAGGAAGAGCTTAACATTATTTAACTTTTACTCTAACCCAAATAATATACAATTATATATGTTTTAATAAAAATAAATGATTTATGACTTTAAATGATGTTTTGACAAAACAGAATCTTATTACAAAGATTCTTTTAGCCAGTAATGGCAAAGAACTCCCTAAGGAGTTGAAAGTAAAGATTATGAGAATTAGAATGTCTTATAATAAGATTAAGAAACAGTTTGATGAAGATACACAAGAATTTAGTAAGCAAATTGTTTCTGATGAGTTAAGAGATTTAGCTAATAAGACAGAGCGTACTCCTGAAGAGGAAACTAAGTTTAATGAGCTGAATAATAAAGCTAATTCAGAATATCAGGAATACCTTATGCAAAAAGGTAGAGAGGATATTAAGGATGCGCCTGAAGACACATTTACAGAAGATGAGTATGGTGATATTCTTGATATAAATTCTGATGGTGAGTATGAGATTAATGGTCAGAAAGTAAAAGCTGCTGACCTTATGGAAGCTTTTTATGAATTATTTGTTAAGTAATGGAAATAACAAAACAGAATCAAACATTTAATATTAATGACACAACTTCTGAAGGTTGGACTATTACTGGTTCAGCAACTCAGGATGTTGATGGTTATATAACAATTAGTTTTAATATTAATAAAGATGGAGAGTTGAACAATCAAGTAGGTTACTATAATTATAGTATTCCTAAAAATGGAATGGCTAATGTTAATATTACATCTAATCCAGAAAGTTTAGATACTTTTATTGACTATGCTCAGACTGCAACTCAAAAAATTAAAGATTATCTCGCTAACCAAACAATTTCTAAGTAATATGGGAAGAAAGAAACCTAATTCACCAAGAGCAGGACTCTCAACAGGTGGCAAGTGTGGTGGAGGAAAGAAGACTAAGTAAGTATCTGCATAAGGTATTACTTATAATTCTTAAGTATACTCCTATAACAATAGCTATTATAGATATATTACATACAATTTTATCTTATTTGGATATTCCTGCTGAATTACTAAGTTTTTTCGGAGGAATATCTATTTTAAGTTTAATCTTTTTATATTCTGCATCTTATGCTTTTCAATATTGTGAATTACATAGGATTCCTTTACATTATGTTGTATGCAGTAATTTAATAGGTTTATATGATACTTATGTAGGTATTCCTTGTTCAGATAAACAATTACTTTGTTTATACCTAATTATTACAGGAATATTTATTATAATATATACTAAGTATGTTATAGCTAATAAAAAGACTATTAAAACAAATAATAAATGATACGGGTAATTCTAATATATCATATGATGAGTAGTGTAAAATTCTTCATCTTATCTAGAATATAACAGATAAAGATTAGAGAATGAACAAAATACAAGCATGTGATTATTTAGGTGTTAGTCGTGCTACTTTTGACAATTATGTTAAGAACGGATGGATTCCAAAAGGATATAAATAGGATGGGTTTAAGGAATTGTCTTGGATGAAATCTGATCTTGACTTTTATTTAGACACTTATTCGAATAATAAGTAACGTTCTGATGTTTGAGGAGACGTAGTTAGAGGTTATTATCAATTGATAATGCCATTAACTATGTTTCCTCTTTTTATTTTTAGTAATGTCCGAAATTTTAGAATTTGAAGTATATAATTGTTTAGTTCTAGAACATAAACAGATAATTATTGAATATTTTAAATTTTAAAGCAATGAGTGAAACAAAAACTTTTGTTGTTCCTGATAACTTAACAGGAAACAATGATAATCTTGCTACTATGGCAATGATGAATGGAGGTTTTGGAGGAGGTATGTGGAATAATCCTTTTATGTATCTCGTATGGATGTACATCATGCGCTGGATGAATAATGGTTATGGAGACCAAGGTGGAGATCCTGCAGTACAAAGACAGCTTCAAACTCTCTAGGATTAGATGCAAGATAATCACAATTCAGATTTAGTTATGTAGGCTATTAAAGGTAATAGTTAGGCACTGCAAGATTTATCTACTAGATTAAGTTGTGATGCTATTTAGAGTGCAATTCAGAGTATACAATCTAGTATAGCTAGTGTAGGTAGTTAGGTAGGATTCTCTTCTGAAAGAATAATTAATGCAGTAAATAGTGGAGATAGTGGTATTATCCAGGCTCTTAATAACTGTTGCTGCTCAGAAAGAAATTCTTAAAATGGGTTATGAGAATCAGATTAACAATTAGAATCAGACTTATTAGTTAACTAGTTAGTTAAATGGTGTAAATAATGTAATTCAGAATGGATTTAGAGATACTAATTATGCTACTCAGCAATAGACTTGCTCTTTATAGAATACAATTAAAGATACATCTACTATTAATACTAACGCTATTTTAGCTAAGTTAGATTCTCTTAGTACTACAGCTTTATAGGATAAGATTTAGTCTTTACGTGAAAAGAATAGTGAATAGGCTACAGCTATTAATAATTCTCAACAAAGTGCATTATTTGCTCAGATGCAGCTACAACTCCTATTAATGCTGCTGTAAGTAATTTAACTCAAGAGATAGCTAGTATTTAGTGTAAACTTCCAAATACAGTAACTTTACCATATTCTTGTGCTACTGCAGTTCCTACTTCTTTAGCATATAACTTATATGGAGCTAATACGGGTCTTTGGGCATAAGAAAGGAGGTATCTATGATATTACTTAATCCTTATGTTTACGCAAATAGAAATGGTATTCCTAGATTAGAAGCTAATTCAGTAAATGTTGGAACCACTAATGTAACATTTACCTTTACTCCACATAGTTTTTTAAATAAAGCTTATTCAGGATTAATTTTATTTAAATTACCTGGATTTACAGCTCCTACTACAGCAGTTCCTATTGTATTTAGTACAAATGGAAAGGATTAGAATTTAACTACATTAGGTGGAGCAGCTGTTACCTCTGCAACTTTAAATTAGGCTGGTATATATTTAGCTTATTACGAAAATAATACATTACAATTATTATCTTAATATTATGGCATTTTCTAATTTACGTAACGGTAATCAACTATTTATATTACATAAAGATAATGTACCATCATTGGAATTAGGTAAGGTGTCTAACATAACACCTCCTGTTCCTAAGTATGGTAATACTGGGATGTATAATCCGGAGATGATTTTAGATATTACTGCTGACGTAAATGGAACTATGACTAATTTCTAGAAATTGCCAGCAAATAGTGAGATAGCAGATTTTGGTAATAATATAGTTATATCTTGTAATAAAGAAGCTATGAGTAGTGAAATTAATTCTATGAAATAGCGAAGTACAGATATAGTTAATAGTATTTAGTTACACAAAGACATTATTAAAGGATGTGATGAAATACTTATGCAATTAAATCCTGAAATCTAGGAAAGACAAAGATAGGAAGCGGAGAATAAAGCTTTAAGAGAGGAAGTTAATTCTCTAAAAGAAATGTTTAAAGAATTTATGAAATCATGGCAACAATAATCGAAGTACAAGATACAAAGTTGGATAATCTTTCTGAGTATGTAGAGAAAATGATCAATTATGGTGGAAAAGTAATGCACTGTATTGAAGAAATGTAGTCTAAGGATTACAATGAGAAGTATGGAAGACGTAGATACCCTAGAGAAGAGTATCGCGACCCTGACTATAATAGATATTTTTAATTATGAGACAAGCTTTAGATACTTATGACGATATGCCTAAATATATGAAGTAGTATTTACGTAATTATGGTTGGCATTTCAATAAAGCTTTATGTAATTATGCAGTATCTCTGATGAAAAAAGGAGGTCAAAAACTTGAACCAGTATCTAAAGAATATGTAGATAAGACTTTAGAACAATACAATATCCAATTAGAAAAGAATGTAGGTTGCGACTATGTATTCGTAGCTAATATGTGTAAAGCAGATTACTATGGTAGCAGTATAACTGATGAAAAACACTTTGCTCTTTATATTAAAGATACAATAGATGATGAAGATGCAGGTGATGGCACTACTATGAGAAGATGGTATGCAACTATGGTAGCTAATGGGACAATGGTAGATTGGGAAGAGTTCATATGATACATTACAAAGCTTGCTTAGAAAAATATAATTGGTCAGTTGATATTTATGTAATACAATATAAACACGATTTGAAATATCTAGACTGTATAGCTAATAAATATAATTTACCTAACAAAATTTATGATAAATTAACAAATAGACTAACTAATTATATTAATTCTGGATTTATTTATAATTGTAACAAGACAAATCATAGTATTATATTTGTAGGAGAATCAGATTCTATTTATGAAGCTGCAAACACGCTAGCACATGAAAAGAATCACCTAGAGATATATCTGTGTAAGTTATTAAATATAAATCCAGAATCAGAAGATGCTGCTATTCTAAGTGGAGATATTACAGAATAGTTAATAAATCCATATATAGTATAGCTAATTAAATAATTAAAAAGTAGTAATAGAGGAATTTCTTAATTTTAAGGAGTTCCTCTATTTTTGTTTTGAGGCAATATTTCTATTAAATATATATAGACCATAAAGTAATAAATATATAAATACTATGGGAAAATATTTTAGCATTGCAGAATTAACTAAGAGTGAAACTGCAAATAAAAGAAAAATTGACAATAAACCTACTAAAGAAGTAGAGAAATGTCTTAATTAGTTAATAGATCATATTTTAGATCCACTGAGAGAAGCTTATGGATAGCCAATTATTGTGTCGAGTGGATATAGATGCCCCGAATTAAATAAAGCAGTTGGAGGTGCCAGAACTAGTTAGCATACACTTGGCTAGGCTGCAGATATTCATACTAAATCTAATTCTAAAGAAAGTAATAAACAATTATTTGAACTTATTAAATAGTTAAAGCTTCCTTTTGATTAGTTAATTAATGAGTATAATTATTCTTGGGTGCATGTTAGTTATTCTAATAGAAATAGAAGACAAATTCTTAATATTAAATAATGGCACAACTTTTTGGTAAAAATTATTAGGAGGCAGGTTCCTCTTCCTCCCCACTATTACTAAGAAGTAATGGAGAAATTAAATTATAGTGGGGAAGCAAATTTATAGATTTAGTTAAAAACGGAAAAATAAATTCAGAAGCTAAAGATTATATATTCACTGTAGACACTTCTGATGAAATTAAAGCAAATGGAATATATTTAGTTACAGAAGATAGTTCTATTTGGATAAATGTAGAAGGTACTAAAACTAAATTAAATGATACGGATACTACTTATGTGTCATTTTTAACAAAATAGGAAACAACTCCTGAATAGAAATAGCAAGCTTTAACTAATTTAGGCTTAATATATGAAAATATAGATGCCTTAAATAAAGCAAATCTCGTAACTGGCTTAGCTTATGTAGTTGAAGCCAATAAATTATATTTAATTCAAAACAAAGTAGTTTCAGAATATTAGGTGGCATCAGCTTTACCTACTTCAGGTAAATTTGATGATTTAACTATTAGTAATTTAACTATTAAAAACGACACTATAAATTCTAATTAGCTAATATTAGCAATTAATAATATACCATATTTATAGTTAAATGATAATATTCTTTGTAGTGTTCCCTTTTTAGTTGATAAATTACAATCAATAAATTATGATTATAACAAATCAGGATTTGCTTTATATCAAGATAATGGTAAATCTGTTCTTGATATAGATAGTATTAATTGGAGAAATATAGATTCTGAATTACCTAAAAATTAGAAAACTTATAGTACTTACACTATTTTAGGTAATTTTAATATAGTTACAGAAGTTACAGATGAATCTTCAGAGACTGAATCCTTATATAAATTACAATTAAAATATCCAAATACTATATCTTTAAATCTATCTAATTATATACTAGCAGAGTTGGAAACTACTTACAATGTATTTCTTTTAACTACAAAAGTGTAGGTATAGGATAATATAAGTTATAATCAAATAGTATTAAATAAAAACATTCCGGAAACACACTAGCTATATGTGAGATTTTCAGATTCTTCTACTAAACTTTATTCTAGAAATGATGTTAAATTATTTGACGTTAATTTATCAGTAGCTAAAGCTTATTTATATAATAATGGTATTGATACTAAATATATAGTTGATATAGATAATACACAAAAGCATAATATAATTCCCTTAGAATTTGAAATTCGTAAAGTAGATAAGTATTATATAATTATTAAGCTTCAAAATACTCTATTAGCATCTGATTTATTAAATTCTAACTAGTTAAAAATATATTAGGCAAGAGTTCCTCAATTTATTTAGGGTGAGGGATTTTTAGCATTACGTAAATGGGATTCTGAAAATAATAAATATGTTTATCACACTATTATGGGTACTTATAAGGAATCTGAGTTTGGAATATCTGATGATACTAGTGATAAATTTGGATTTTATAGTGATGATATTAAGGTTACAGGAATTTCATTAAGTGGAGCTTAGTTTTCTGGACAATTACCTATTTTTACTGAAACTAAGCCGGACACAATAGCAAATAATTAGTTTCCAACTATGGAAATAGTTAATGAAAAAATAAAGAAAGCTGTTGATGATGCAGGTGATACTAATTTGGCTTTAATTAATAAGAATGCTTTACCTAAAGGTTCTATTGTAATGTTTAATAATGCTGATAAAATACCAGATAAATGGTAGATTTGTGATGGAACTAATGGAACCCCTAACTTAATTGACAAATTTATAAAAGCCGGAATGACTCTTAAAGAAGAATCTATAGAATTAACTAAATATACAAGCTCTACAACAGGGACAACTCCTCCAGAGGAAACTACTTCTGAAGGGGGTACTACTGAAACTACACCTGGAGGAACAACTCCAGAACAACCTAAAGAAGATAATAAATATAAGCTTGATGCTTATTCTTTAATATTTATAATGAAAATGAAATAATGAATATGGAAAGTAATTTTGATGACTCAATGTTTGATGTAGATGAGTTTGATGAAACTCCTACTCAAGAAAAGCAAGAACCAGATCCAAAACCAGAAAAAACAGGTAATTAGGAGACTGATTCTACTCCTCCAAGTGAAGGAGATTAGGAAGATGATTTAACTACTGAAGTATTAAGACTTAGAGGTATTAGTAATCCAGACAAGATTAAATTTGAAGATGAGAGTGGTGCTGTTACAGAACGCTCTTGGGATTCTCTGACTAAAGAGGAGCAGATAAATATCTTAGCAGATTAGAGAGAGCATTAGGAAACTAATAATGACTTGGCAGAAGATGAAGCTGACCTTATTAATGCTATTAGAAATAGTGGAATGAGTGTTCAGGATTATATGCAAACTATTACTCCATAGATTAATCAGCCATAGGATACAAATTAGTTTGATGCTATGTCAGATGAGGATTTATATGCTTTCGATATATTAAATAAAGTGGGTAATGACAATATTACAGATGAAGAACTTGATGCTGCTCTAGAAGCTGCTAAAGCTAATGAAACTTTATTTAAGAAAACAGTAGACGGATTAAGACAACAATATAATAGATTACAAGAAGAACAAAAACAAAACATTGCAAATCAACAATAGGCTGCGGCTCAGCAGAGATATTAGGCATTTGCTAATGTGGTTAACAATTAGATTGACAACTTTAATAGTTTTGCAGGACAACCTATTCAATTATCTAATCAAGATAAGGACAATTTGTCTGAATTTATGTTAGCTTTAGATGAAGATGGTTCTAGTGCTTTAGGCAAAGCATTACAAGATCCTAAACTTTTAACTAAAGCTGCTTTTTGGTTGCTTAATGAATAGGATTTAATTGCAGAATTATAGAAGCAACAACAAGATGCATATACTCGTGGTTATAATGCGGGTAAAGGAGATATTCTTAACAAATCTAAATTCGTATTTAAACCCACAAAGCAAGCTACGAGTAAAAAGGATGAATCTATTTGGGATTCAGACGATTGGGATTAATTTTTAAATTTAATTTTATTTATGTTAGTAGCAAATTTTGTAACAAACCATGCAACCATGGGGGATACAAGAACTTACGAAGATTTCAGTAAGTTTTTAGGTGAAAGACCTCACCGACTCGGAGTAGTATCAAGACTCTATCCAGAATTGACAGCTACATTCTTGACAGAGGCACTGCGAAATGTTTATTATGGTGATTCTAAACCAAGTAAGTATCAGAGTATTGATTCTACTTACTTTGAATGGGAAGTAGAAACTAATTATATTAAGCGTGTCCCATTTGCAGCTGAACCAGTTGGTGATGGAGCAAATGGTTCTGAGATTGAAATGATTTTCCCAGAGAATTACTATCGTTTGCATGAAATCTTCAAGATTGAAAGCACTGGTCAATAGTGTTTTGTTGTTTCTGACAGTGTTAGAAAGGCAGATAATATGTGGTCAGTAATGGTTCGCCTGCTTGATGATGATTATTCTTCTGTATTGGATACTGATGGTACTCATATTGGTGATTATACCTATTTTATTGGTAACGCTAAACCAGAATTGCATGAAACTGGTTGGGTTAAGTATCAGAGTAATGTAGAAAAGATGCGTAATTATATGAGTACTATTCGTGTATAGGATACATATAGTGCTAAGTATGCATTGATGGAAGATACATTTATCAAGATTGGTAAAGGAGAGAATCAAGGATGTCTTACTGAAAAGATTTATAAGTTGGATCCTATGAAGAAGAATCTTATTGAGAACTTCTTGTATGCAAGAGAGAATATGATTTTGCTTGCTAAGGGTACTGTAGGTGTTGACGGTAAGACCACATTGGCTGATAAAGCTACAGGAAGACCTATCTTTATTGGTGATGGTGCTATCCCTCAAATTGAGAGATTTGCAAGTAAGTATTCTGCAAACAGAATTACAATAGGTACATTCCATACAATAATTTCTGATATGGTATCAAAAGCAGATAAACCAACAGGTAATCATTTCTGCTTTATGTGTAATGAAAAAGCTTGGGCTATTGTACAGAGAGTACTTGGTGAGTATCTTTCTACTAGAAAAACTGATGGAGCTTATCTCTGGTCTAAGCAAGGTGAAGGAAAATATATTAAAGTAGGTGCTACATTCGATGCATATGAGTGGGGTGGTAATACTATTAGCTTCAAGGTTGATAGAACATTGTCTAGAGAATATCAGGACCCATACTTCTTGTGTATTGATTTGACAACAGGTAAGACATCTACACAACCTCCTATTCAAATGTTCTCATTGAAAGGTAAGGATTATATCTTTAATGAAGTTCTTGGTGTAGGTGGTCGCTCAGGAGGCGAAAGTGGTGTTGTAAGTTCACCTGTAGCTGGCGGTCTTATGACAATTTGGGGATATGCAGGTATTGCTGTATTTAACCCTTATAAATCATTTATCCTTAAAGCTAAGGAATATTGATTTAATTAATAGATTTAAAAAGATTATCTAATAATATTAAGATACGGTAGGAGACGAGGTGCTCTCCTACCTATTCATAGAAATTTATAATGAATTATGGCAAAAAAAGTTAATGATGTAAAAGACGGCGACTTAAAAAGTAATGTTGTTGTTCTTAGAAGTGTTTATGGTAAAGTTGGATAGAAATATTTTATTCAGCCACAAAGAGATCCTAAAACTGGACGTTTTCCAGAGTGTGTAAAGTAGGTAAATTCATATGGAGATATTATTCTCACAGAAGATGAAAGAAATAGAGAAGCACAAGGTTTAGTACACTTTATTCCAGTAACTGAAGTGTTTACTATTACTGATGGTAAATCTTTTAACTTGGACGATATTTATCAAGCCGCTGAATGGGAAGCAATTAAAAATTGTGACCTTATTGCTGTAGATAGATATGCTAAGAATGATAAGGGTGATTATTTAATTGATGGTACTGTAGATAAACATTCTACAAGACCTCGTTATGGTGCTGCTGAGTTATATGTTGATAGACCTGGTCTTGATGCATCTCGTAGAGTTACTAGAAAGAAACTTATTCACCGAGCTATTAACTTCATTCTTGATGATGAAAGAGGCTATGATGGCAGATTGCTTGTAGCTAGAGTATTGGGTAGAAATATGAAAAATCAGCCTAATGCAGATGTTGAGGATTATTTAATTTCTATTGCAGAAAAGACTCCAGAGAAGATTATTAATTGCTATACTGGAGGAGACATGCAATTCCGTATGTTATTTATTGAAGCTCGTGAACATGGAGTAATTAGAAAGAAACAAGGTCTCTATGTTTTCGGTGACGATGGAAAATGTATTTTAGGAGCAACAGATGATGCTGCTATTGAATGGATGCAAAGTCCTAAGAATAGCAAAGTCATGGCTATGATTCGTAAAGATACTTATCCTGAAATGTTCGTAGATGAAGAACTCTCAGATAAGAAATAATAAACAAAATTAATCGTTTTAAATGACAGCTAGGTAGATATTTGAAGCAACTTTAATAGAATTGAGTAAGATTCAAGCTCCAGCTCTTAAACTGTATGAATTTAATTACCTTTTTAACAAGGCGATTAATTAGTATATTAATAAAGTATACAATGTATATGATATTAATTAGTAGACTACTGATGATTTAAGAGTATTAAAATCTACGGCTTATTTAAAACCTCATAAGTATAGAGCAGATAATGCTCCTTACAATAATTTTAAGAGCGGAGATGCTAAAACTGCATATGATGGATAGAGTCCTAGTGATACTACTACATATGCTACGGCTAGTTCATATTTAAGTGCTGATCATTCTTAGATTCAGTCTTTGAATGGTGCCACTTATGAGGTATTTATGCCTATTGATTATTTACATATGCTTAATTGCGTATGTATCTATTATGTTGCAAAACAAAAAGACTGTTGGGATGCAGGTTCATATATTTAGATTCCTGCAATTCGACTTACAGCGGATTCTTGGAGTTAGATTGTAACTGATATTTACAATAGACCTTCTCCAATGCGTCCATATTATTATATACATAACCAAGCTTCTAGTATCACTATTCCGACTTCCCCAGTAACTGGTGATGGAGAACCTTCTGATATTAACCCAGCAGGATATACTGGAACAGATATGCCTATAGGTGGTTATAAAGTAACTAGTGATAATGGAGCAATTGCTACTAACACATCAGATGAGTCTGGTGCAGGTTCTAACTTCTAGAGAACCTTTAAACTTAAAAATGGGGAAGTTTCTAAAGATATTTCTTTAGTAGAAAAGCCTACAGCAGTAAGAGTTGCAAATCCAAGTAATGTTCGTTGTGAAATTCGCTATGGTAAAGATGATTCACTTTTCTAGTTAGTAGAAGTGCAAATTGATTATGTAAAGAGTCCTCAATTTATTCGTTTGACACAAGAATAGATTGATTTAACTGAAGATACTTCTCAGATTATGGAGTTTCCAGATTATGTAAACCAGGAGATTATAAATGAGTTGGTACACTTAGTTATGGAGCATTCAAATGATCCAAGACTGGCAAATAATATTTAGATAACTAATACTATTGCCCGACCAACTGGACAGTAGTGGGTTGCACCTCAATAGTAGGCAGCTCAACAGTAGTAATTTTAATTAAATTATAACTAATTATGGCAGGTTTAAATTTTTAGACACAAACTATTATTAATAGTAATCTGGATCCAGATTCAGGTAAAGAAGTAGTTCTCTTTGAAAGTAAGAAAGAGAAGGTTGATGGAGTTGATAAGGATGTTCTCAAGATTAAGAGAGATTTTCTCTTTGTAAAAGATAATGTTGATTGTATTCGTAGACGTAAAGGTTATGCAGCAGAGTTGTGTGAAGCAACAATTGACTTTACTAAGTTAACTTCTGTTGTACCTACAGACCATGCAGTTAATTATTTAAGACTTGATATTTATTTAGGAGTAGATGGTGCTGAACCTTATATTTATTCAACTCCTTGGTATCATAAGGGTAAGCCTTTCTGGGTAGAATTTATTGCTAAGAAGGGTGATAGTGCTAAGACTCTTGCAGACAGACTTGAGAAGACAATTAAGTCCAATCATATGTTCCAAGTAGATAAAGACCTTATCAAGGTAACTAATGATGGTGAAGGTAAAATTACTCTTACTGGTGCTACAGAGTATCAGAGATTTAGAAAGGTAACTATCAACATCTTTGAGGAAGCAGCTGATTACGATGATGAAGTAGCAACAATGAATCCTAATAAGGTACAAGCTACTGACCCTATCGCATTAGTTAAATTTGGTAAGAATGCATTTGGTACTTATTCTCAGATTATTAAAGATTTGAGACTTCCTACTGCTGCAAATTATCAATGGTCTGCTATTCGTCAGGTAGAAACTCCTATTGTAGGCGCTACATACAATCAGTATATCATTGAATATCATGCTCCTGCTAACAGCCATCCATTGAGTGTTGTTGGTGGACGCCTTAACTCTTATACAACTCATGTATTCTGGGTTAAGAATGATACTAATTTGGTTAGTGCTTGGGAAACTGCTTTGAAGACAGTTGGCACTATTGTAGATTCAGATACTAATGAAGATGTTTCTGCAGATACTGGTGAAGTATCTCAAGCAGAATCTGAATTAACTAAAAGAGTAAAAACTGTTAAGGGTTAATGGAACAAGTGTTGCTTGAATGGATTTTACCAATAATAGGTAGTGGCGGTCTAGGTGCCGCCATTACTTATATTTTTACTTTTAATAGTAGAAAGAAACAAGCAGATGCTGAAGCCGAACAAAGTTTAGTAGAAGTAGAATATAAAAAAGAAGATTTAAAACAGGATTAGTATGATTTCTTGTAGAAAACTTGTGACAAGTATATCAAAGACTATCATGAATTAGAGAGTGATTTTAGAAAACAGCTACAAGAATTAAGAGGAGAAATTGATAAAGTTTCCTTTGAAAAATCTAAAGCTATTGCAGATAAATGTACAGAAATTGCAGAACTAAAATCGAAAGTTACTTATTTAAAGGGTATACGTTGTTATAATTTTACATGTTAGCACAGAATTAAATAGAATCCTGAGGAAAATAAATCTAAATAGTAAGTATAAATGTACATAGAGAAATTAGCTAGTTAGATACGAAATGATGTAGTATCAGGTTTAAGAGGTTATCACTAGAATTTATCTATGAATATAGACTAGCTCTAGGATGAAATAGTAGCTTGTCGATTATCAATAATAAATGAATTACATTCTAAAGGAATTGCTCCTATAGACGACTTATTAATGGCTATTAATTGTGTAGATGTTGATTGTGAATCTTTAGAGAGATGCTCTTGTGGTAAAAAGAGTGATGGCGACACCATTACGGCACATTTTCAAATACCACAACTTGTCACAACATACGGAACTTAGGCTATTAAATATTTAGGAGCTACTGATAGATAGAATAAATTTACTATTGTCACATCATTGTCTGAATTACAAACTATAAAATATAGAAGAAGGAGATTAACTAAACCTTATGTCTGGATTGACTTTGCTCCTAATGCAGATGGAATGTTAGATTGTTTTTTATTTAATGCTCCTTTTGTAAGACAAGTGTCTATAGTTGCAGTATTTAAAGATCCAAGACAATTAAATAAATATAAGTGTTGTAATTTAGACGATTTAAATGGTCCTGATGTAAATAACAGTTTTATTGATTAGTTAATTAAAGACAAATTAACTAAAGAGAAACTTTATTATTATAGACAAGCAGCTGCTCCTAAATTACCTAATGACTAGCAATATACTTCTGGTAACTAATTAAATACAATATGAATTTTAACTATGCAATAAGTCAAGCTAAAACAGAATATGATGTAACAGGCGATTTAGAAGATTTACAAGAAATTGGTTTAATTGCTTACGATAAAATAGGAAATAAAAATACTATACTTAAATAGGTACAGTTAAAAGTAGATTGCTCTAATGGGTCTATTTAGTTACCATGTGATGTTTCTATAATAGAAGCAGTTACTTATTGTGGTGAAGATTATAATTATACTAGTAATGTAAAGTATGATGGAGATCCTTACTCTGCAAATGTAGAGAATTATATAGAATCCAGAAAAGCATTTACCAATCCTTATTATATAAGTGGTAAGTTTGTTAAATATAAAAGAGTAGGTAATACCTTATATGTAAATAAAGGTTTAGATACAGTAAATTTATTATATCATGCCAATATTTTAGATGAAGATGGATTACCTGATATAAATGATAAAGAAGCAAGTGCTATAGCAGTTTATATAGCTTTTACTATTAAATAGAAAGAAGCCTTTAAGACTCATAATCAAGTAATTATGTAGGAAGCTCAATATTTACGTAAAAGATGGTTAGGTTTATTAGATGCTGCTAGAGTACCTGACTATATTTCACAAAATGAAATGAATGATATACTAGATGCCAAATATTCTTGGGACAGAAAGGTATATAATAAATCATATAAACCAATGTAATGAATAGGGAGGCAATTTTGCTTCCCTATTTTTGTTTCTAATAACTAAACAAATATAAATGGGTAACTTTGCAATGGGGCATTCTTTTACATGCCACGACATATTTATGAACTTTCCGGTTAGAAAGCTTAAAATGACTCCTGAATAGTGTAAAGAAGTCTATTCTGATGGGAGTAAAAGAGATTTAGCAGCTTCTATTTGGATGAGTAGTGTAAGATTAATTCTTGATGATATTATTGAGAATAATACACAGTTTAAATTACCTGGAATGGGTAGAACACAATCTTACATATAGATGAAAAGAACAGAAGGAGATGATTTTAAAAAAGCTTTTAAACGAGGTAAATGGCGTGATGTTGATTTCATTACATCTAATTTCTGTGGTTATTAGTTGTAGTTTGTAATGGAAAGTAAGAAGAGAACAAGAAGAGAAAAACCCATTTATTTAGCTACTAGAGATAAAGATAAAATAACTGAATACACTAATTAGGGTAAATAGTATTGAAATAGAAAACAATTTAGGACTATTATGAATAGATATTTGAGATGTATCCAACTATAGCACAATCTGATATAAAAAGAATACTCTAGTATGGTTGGAAAGCTTTTTATTTACATAATAGTTATGGTGGTGATGTGCTTGTTAATTAGGGTAAGTTATGGTTTTATTCAGGATATTTGATGAAAGATTCATTACGTTGGTTTGAATATTATTAGCATAAAATGAGGACCAAGTTAAGAGTAATGTATAAGCGTAAGAAAATCAAATGGGATGGGTATTACTATTTTGCTCTAACTAGATCACAATATGAAGCTTATTTAGCTTAGAAACACATCGGTAGGGGAAGACCTAAAAAGAATTTTATATTTGAAAAAGTTATGTTTTTCAAAGTATATGATGAATGTAACATTATGTAGAATGGGCATGTAGCTATATTTAGATTTCCATATTCTTGGGATAGAGGTTTTTCTTTCTATCAAGCAAAACTAAAAACAGATAAAGCTGAATTAATATTACTTAGAGAACCTTTAAAGTTCAAAGATATATTATTATCAGAATATAATTATGAATTTATAATAGATGAACAACGTAAATATAAAAAGAAATAATTTATGGCAGGTAATACTATAATGACTGCAAAAAATACCTTTGGAGATGGACTCGTCATGGATTTTGCACCTGATAATACTCAGGCTACTTGTCTTACTCATGCTCTTAATGCTACCTTATTAACTATGAATGGTAATGAGTTATCATTGTAGAATGATATGGGTAATGGTAGAGTAGAGACAGCCTATTTACCTGAGGGTTATATTCCAGTAGGTACTTGTGAGTTCGGAGACATTATATATATTGTATCTTACAATCCAATAACTAATAAATCTCAGATAGGTTGTTTCCCATCTCCTGAAAGAAATATCAGTAGTAAAGAGTTAAGTGGTACTGAAACTACATTTAAACTAGAAGAGGAGTTTCTTAAATAGAATAAATTTGGTTTTAAAGAAACTATAAGTAATTCTGTTAAGAAAATTATTTATGATAATAAGCTAAATCCTGGAGATAAGTTTATTGTACACTCAGGAGACATACATGATAATATGCTAAGAATATCTGATTATGGAAATAAATCACATATTGTAGGAGCTTTCCCTAAACAATTTAAAATAAATGTGGTAGCTATTGAAGATTCAGGTAAAATTAATTATTTAAATAATGATTTAAAATGGTATAATGATTTTTATATAAATTAGGAATCTACTAACAATTCTAATAAACCAGATATAGATAGTTACAGAAACTTATTAAGTTCAGGATATTCTGTATTTCAATCTAAAGTTTCAGGTAAGCTAGCTATTTTAATAGAATTAGAAAGAATATAGGCATTTAATAGTACCTATGAGGTACTAAAAAATAAAGATATTACTAAAACTATTGAATCAACAACTGTTAATTATTAGTAGTATGATATTTACATTAATTTTAATTGGAAAACTGATAATCCTGATGTAAATCCAAAAAGTATAGTTATATATGATTTCAAATGGGTTAGTAATTCAGGAAATGACAGTAAAGCTGGATAGTATTATGTTACCGGAGATGAAAATGCTAAAAAAGCTGAACTTCCTATAACTGAAACAGAAACTAAACAATATATAGAATTAGAAATAACAGGACAAGCTGATACTAATGATTATGATAAGTTCTCAAATAGTAACTATCAGACACAATCTAAGCAATATAAAGGACATACTAAGATTACATAGTAGATAGAAAATGGCATTCCTGAAAAAGGTAAATACTATTTAGATTTACACCATATTATAGAAGGAGAGTATTATAATAATAAAGGAGAATTAGTAAATCCTGTAGGAGTAGATGATTGTATAGTAAATAATTATTTTAAATCCTCCATAACCAAAAAGGGATTTACAATAAATATTCCTGATATTGATAGTAAGGGAAATAAGATAGATAAGAGGGATTTAATATTATCTTTTAAAGTAGCTCCTATGATGGAATATGGAGTGTTGTCTGATTTAGTACAAACACACTATATAGATTTTAGTAAAATAGGAAGTGGTGAAATTAACCTCGAAGGCTATAAATATTATATAGGAGAGAATTTGTGTACTTTACAAATAGATAGTTCCATCTATCCAGAGGATAATAAAGGAGTAGCCGAGATAGAAGTATAGTTCTATGATAATCAGGGCTTATGTGCTAAATACATCATTAATAATTTAGTTTCTTATTCAGGTATTATAACAGAATATATACCATTAAATGGTACTTCTTCAAATTATAAATTATCTAAATAGCATAATAAGAAATTAATACCTCATGCAGGTCAAATGTTTACGAATGGTGAAATACCAAAGAATGTAGACACAACTTTATCTTATGTTTATTTAAATACAAAAATAGAAGAAAATGCTAGGTTAGAACCTGTAGAAGTTACTTATAATAAAGAGGATAAGAAATTCTATAAGGATAATAAGGAAGAAGTAGTCATTAGTTCTACTTCTCCAATATTTTATAATGATGCAGGTACCTTATATAGTAATATGCTATATGCAGTCAAAATAATATACAAATATACAAGTAAAAATGTTTTAGGAGAGTATAATACTGAAGGAATCGAATGGTCTAGGTTTGAATGGAGATGGTTATGGACTAATACTATGTTTAACCAGTATTACTATAATGTAAGGGATTTTAAAGACAACTAGTTTGAATTAACATTAGATATAGGAGCTTAGTATTATGCTAATTTTAAAACAAAAGATTTTACTGGTTATGAAGGTCCTCAAAATGATACCACTGATGTTTTTAAAGGATTAGGTTTAAATTTAAATTATATAAATAATGGAGAAATATAGTATACAGCAGACTTAGGATTACAAAATACATATAATTCATTTAGTTTAAGAAAAGATTCAGATTCTTTTAGTATACTTAACACACCAATCTATATATATTCTGGAAATTCATATATATAGATTTAGGATAATGCCTAGAATAATGAATACCTAAAACAATCTGATGATAATATAGTCCCTAATAATATTAATAAGAAGTATGAATATATTATAAAAAGGTAGAGCACAGACACATCAGGTATTGAAAATCCATGGGATTCTAAAAATGCTTATAAAAATTATAAACCATTATTCACTGGTACATTAAATGCAGAGGAGGCTTTAGATACAATAGAATATGTAGGAAATGATTTAAAATCTTATAATTCTTCCTCAGGTGTAAAAAGCACTTTAAAAAATTTATACACTAAACAATCTTTAAAAATTAATCTAGTTAACCCAACTCTATATATAAAAACATATATTAATTAGACCACTACTCATAAAGAAATGATTAATTTGATACAAAATGGATATGAAGAATATGGTTTAATCTTAGAAGATAATTCTTTTAACTTTAATTATGTATATTCATTATGGGCTAATAGAAGTGGTGATGAGGGTAAAGATAAGCAAAGATATATAGTAAAATGGAATCAAAGTAAAACTTTGAAAGATATTAACGATCATGTAGGAGACTTAGATTATTTTAAAAAGAATGATGCTAAAGAAGTATGGAGTGAAATAAATAAAATGGCAGAGATGGCTGAACTCTGGCAAATAAGAAAAGCCTATGGTACCTCTCAACACTCAATCTGGAAAAGTAGTGCAGATTATTTTTTAAGAGAAGGTAAATATGATGTAAATTCTTCTGCATCTTTTGATCTTCCAAATGGATTTTTTATTAATTTATTAAATTTTGGTACTAATTAGACTTATATTTCAAAAACGAATGATACTAATAATGCTTTTAGAGATCGAATATTTTCAGATAATGAAGGTTTTTATAATGATAATATATATGCTTAGTTGGCATTTAATTATGGAGGTGATATTCATCTATTAAACGATTATATTAATATATCTACTAGAGGTAATAATATTTAGTTAAAAACTGCTTTACAAGATCTTGCTAGTAAATGGGCGGGATGGTTAGCTAATACATATATATTAAACTAGTCCGATGTAGTTTCTAGTTTACAATTAAATGACTTAATTTATTCTAATTCAGTAACTACCTTTACTAAAGATATTGTTTATTGTACAAAGGTAACAAATAATAATAATTAGTTGCTATTAAATAACTATGATTATAGTAAGTATTTAGAATAGATACAAAAATATAGTAATAATACCTCTAATTCCAATGTTACTATACAATTTAATAATGTAATTAAGAATATTCCTATACAGATTTAGTTAAAATCCTTAATACCAATAAGACCATAGCAATCTTAGAATATTACAATAAAACCTTTTGCTAATAAAACTTTTGATAATGTTTATATATCTAATATATCAGCAGGTAATTTATATTGTATCCAAAATAATACAATGATACCTATTAATAATAATTAGGAGATACAGGCATTAACTAGTTACACTGAATCTAATGTCATTTTTTCAGAAAATAAATGTAAATTTTCTATACCTAAAACCTTTATGTATCAAGATGCATCTTTAATTCCTAAAAAATCTTCTTCAGCAGGTATTTAGTTATATGCTTAGAAATTTGTAGGATCAGGATGGGGTGGAACTATGAAAGATTTACTTATTTCAGATACAATATTAGTAGGGGCTAAGCATGTTAAATAATGAGTGATATAATAAATTTTAATGTACAAACTAAGGTATTACCTACTAAAGGTAACTTAGTTTATGAGTACAATCCATTTAGAAATTATAGACTAACCTAGATTAAATATGAATATTAGGAGTAGTTTTATACAGAGTAGGAATTAGAAGATACTTTTGATATAATTATAGATAAAACATATAAAGTGATACCAAATGCTAAATTAGGGGAAGATGGTACAAAGGGACCTGTAGATAATACTAACAATCCTGAAATAGACCTATCTATTGTAGCCTTTAAAGATGGTTCTTATGCACAACACTTTTAGATTATTGGAATAGGACCTGATAGTAAAGATGTAACAGACGAATATGGTAAATATTTACCTAATAAAACAACTGCTGTTGCTTGGAAAATACAATATAACAATCAATTCTATTTGGTGGACGATTTTCTTAGAAATATAAATTATATATTTCCGTGGACTGGAGGAACTCAATGGCTTAAAAAAACTGTTGTAGATAATAAGGAAATTTATGTACCTTTAACTGAAAATGCACCTATATTACATGAAAAAGGAGAATTAGTAGATTTTGTAACAGATGAGTTGAAATTTGATTTAAAACATCCAGTAAATATTGTTCCTTAGTATAGTTATGATGGCTCTGTTAACTTAATTATTAATGATGGTATAAATACTCCTAAATTGATTAATAGTAGATTTAGTGCCACAGGTAAAAGTACTTATGAGATAATAGACCGAAAGGGTAATAATGATACTAATATTTATGACTAGGGAGACTAGTTTGAGATAGACACTTCATTATATAAAAGAGTAATTAATATTCCTAAATTATCATATGAAGGCACATCTTCAGGAGGTAACCTTAAAATAGGTAACTATCATTTTTATATTAAGTTATCTGATGCTGACGGTAATGAAACAGACTTTGTTGCAGAATCAGGATTAGTTAGTGTATTTATAGGATTTGGTAATCCAGATAGTTTAACTACAGGTGTTAAAAACTAGAATAGTTTTAAAACAGTAAATTTATATTTGTCTAACATAGATCCAGCTTATGATTATTTATATGTTTACTATTCTAGATATACTGCGGAATAGGACGAAAATTTCAACACTGAATATATAAAAATAGACAAGAAGTTTGTGGTATCTAACTAGGGTACTTGTAACATAAGTATTAATGGATATGAGCCTACCATACCTGTAACAGCTATTGACATTAATGACACTTTTGAGATTGTGGATGCTGCTAAGGCGTAGATTTCTTGTCAGAATATGCTATTTTTAGGTAATATACATAAACCTGAAATATCTTATAAAGAATTGTCTGATTTATCTTTACATTTTTTGCCTTATTTAAAAAATAAAGATTATGAATGTAAATTTGATTAGAACTATAACATAAATACTTCATCTTTAGGTTATTGGGATTCTCAGTATATTTATAACTATGTAGGATATTGGAATAATGAGTTCTATAGACTTGGAATAGTTTATATATTGCCTAATGGTGAATTAACTCCTGTATTTAATATTAGAGGATGTAGCAATATAGTTGAGTATAATTCAAATCTTAATTTGTATTCAGATATACCATTATATCTTAATAATGAACGTAATTATGTTAATTATAATGAAACAGATTACTAGTTAATAACTACTAATACTAGAAACAAAGAATTAAAATCTACAGCTCTTAATGAAAACGTTAAAGGAGTAATTAGATTTCAATCTGATAAAGATGCTGATACCATACATAGTTTAGACATTAGAATTAATAATGAAGCTATGTAGGAATTAAAGAAATATGTTAAGGGATTTTTCTTTGTTCGTTAGGCTAGAATCCCTACAATATTAGCTCAAGGTATTACATTAGGACTAGACTAGAACTCTTATACCCCAACTATACCAACAGCAGGAGGTTTATTAGAACAATTATCGAACTCTTTGGATAAAACTTATGTAACTACGGAAGATATTAATGATGTAAATTATATCTCTGAAGGATTTTTATCTAGATATTAGTTTAAATTTAAAAGGAAATCATCTAGCTTATGGAGTAAAATAGGTAAAATAGCTGCCATTGCTGCAGGGGTTGTAGCTTTAGGTGCTGTTACAGTATTTACTGCAGGAGCAGCCGGGGCATTAGTTGCTGGATCAACATTAGCAGGAGCAGTTACAGCAGGTAGTACTACTTTAGGAGGAATTTTAGTTGCTGGAGGAGCTGTAACCACAGGATTGGCTACTGGAGTAGCGGGGGCTTCTGCTATTATAGCTGTAGGAGCCGGAACTGCAGCAGGATTAATAACAGCTGCAATTGCTACAGGTTAGGAAATTAAATACGGTATTCAAACTTGGCAGCATAAAAAACTAGATGGAAGAAATACTAAATGTCCTAAGGGATATAAAATAGCTGAATTAGACGAGTCTAGAAAAGTAGGAGGTGATTTCGAAAATAGAATTATAATTAAGGATAATTCTAAAAATAAAACATAGGTTATTTTATGTCCAGATTTTGAAGTAAATCAATCTTACTTTAATTAGTTATTTACTGGTAATGAACATTTAATAGAATCTACAAAAGCTTAGGGAAATAACTTACTATTGGGACATAGTTCCAATTATTTCTCAGAAGATGTTACTAATAATTATAGACATTATTATATGCCTGATTATTATGATACTAATTCTAGTACATCAGGAACTTATAAATTGATTAGTGTTCCAGAAGATGTTAAATGTGTAGGATTAGATAATTTAAAGTTTAGAAGTAGAGCTGGTTATGCAGAGGAAGCTTGGAGATATGAATCTGTAGGTGATGAATATAAAACAGAGAATGATAAAAATAATAAATCAGAAACAGATGAAGAAACAATAAGTAATAAGTAGACTAATTCTGATATAGTTAGAGGTATCTATGGGGCTTATTTAGGAGTGGCTAATACTTCAGATAAATTAACTCCTGCGACTACTGTAAATATTTATATACCTAAATATGATAGTAGTAATACGCTTAAGTATATTTAGATAAGAATGGATGATAATTCTACGTATTCTGCTATTACTGATAGAATTGACATATCAGAATCTGATAATTACTTAGTAACTAAGAAATCTTAGTTAGTTAATGATTCTACCAACTTTTATAAAGAGGGATATTAGTTTTCTGCATTTAGAGGGGATTGTTACATATGCCAATTTACTCATAGAATTATAAGAAACTTTAATTCTCCTTCTGCTCCTTATAATGATGAAATTGTTGACGAAAATACTTGGAAAGATAATTATAATCCAAAGAAGACAGAGAGTTATGAGAATATAAACTTAGGAGATGTCAATGCCGTTTAGTTAGGTATGTGGGTGACTTTCAGAATACGTTCCTCTTACAACTTAAATATACGTACTTTAGATAGTTCTAATGTTGATGAAAAACAAATGACAGGACACTCTAGAGGTTATTTCCCATATACTCCTATGAGCGTAGAAGGTACATATAAAATTCCAGAATCTCATATTTATAATAAAGGATTTAGTAAATCTCTGAGTGATAGATGGAATAACTTATTACCTGATGTTCCTTATATTAAGAATTGGTTTGGAACACGTATTATGTATTCTGATATTCATATTAATGATGCATATAAAAATGGTTATAGAGTATTTAGAAAGACTAATAGTGTTGATTATACTAGAGAGTATGGAGAAATAACTAAGTTAATTTCATTAAATTCTAATTTATTAATTATATTTGAACATGGAATTGCTATTGCTCCAGTTAATCAGACCGCAGTTCAATAGGTATCAGGATAGCTTGTAGCCACTTCTAGAGTGCTCCCAGAGACCCCAACTGTTATTTCTGATATGTTTGGTAGTCAATGGGCAGATAGTATTCTGAAGACTCCAGGAAAAAGAGGAGATAATACTTAGTATGTGTATGGGGTAGATACTGTAGCTAAGAAGATTTGGAAGACTGATGGAAGCTCTCTAATCTGTATTTCAGACGTTAAGGTACAAGAATTTCTAAATAATAATATCACTCTTGGAGAAAGAGAGACTACACCTACATTAGGGATTCGTAATGTAAAAACTTGTTATAATTCCTATAAAGGAGACGTAATGTTTACTTTCTATGATAACACCACTGGTTTCTAGGAGAAAGTATGGAATTTATGTTATAATGAATTATTAAATAAATTTATTACATTCTACAGTTGGGTTCCTAGTTTTATGGAGAATATAAATAATATACCATTCTCATTTAATAGAGATACTTCTAAGTGGATAGCTAAACTAGGTACAAGTCATTCTACGAGTTCTTTTGCAGATGGTATTACTCTAACTAATGTAGTATTTGACCCTACTTTAGATAGTGAAGTTGTATAGAATATATCAGTACCTATTAGTTATTTAACTAAGAATGGAACTTATAAAACTACCTATGGAACTGTAATGACAACAAGTTATTTTATAGGTATATTACAATTATCTAATAGAGTAATTCCTAATTACAATATGCCATATGATATTAGTTACGAATTATGTAGAGATATTTATGGTAACTATAAAAATTTTACTCTAAAGAAGTTAAAATTCTATGATAAAGATAACCATGAATAGGATACCTTCCCTTTAAGAGATAATGTAGAAGATGCATTATTCCCTGACCATAATATTTCTGTGTATGGTTTATATATAAATCCTAAATCACCATTGTATACAAGAGATTTAATGGATAATACTGGAGTTAAGAGGGTATATTTAACTACTAAGGATGAAGAATATAATAAAATAAGTAGTGTGTTTATACATAAAGACATGAGATCTATGTTACTTTCTGAACTTTATTATAGAAATAAAAAGAACCATGCTTATGCTGATACAGATGTAAATAAATGGGAACCTAATACTAAAGAAAGTATAGATATTATAGAATAGCAACTAACTGTGGATACTGTATGGGGAGTAACTTCTAATAATTATTTAGAAAAGTTTAAAGAAACAAAGGCATATGAGATTATCAATGATTTATATAACTAGTATGGTAAGTTATCGGCTTAGATAGAGGTATCTAATGATGTTTAGTTATCTAAATCTACTAATATTATGTCTATGTATTTCAAATGGAAGGAATTAGTTACTTACTCTGATAACATGTTTAAGTATAATGATAGTCCTATATAGGCTTATATAGTTCACGCACAAACTGTTACTTATTCAGAGTTAATTCATATTAATGCTCCTATATTCAAAAATCTACAAGGTAAAAGAGAAATGTTACCTAAAGATAAATAGATAAATCCTGATACTATAGTTAAACTATTAAATATCAAAGCTACTGTAAATGCTACTATACCTAATACTGATCAATCCCTAGAAGATTATTATTATAATAAGACAGCTAGTTATAATGTAGCTACTTATGAATCTACTGTTGCAGTTATCCCTAAATGGAATATGTAGTTTTTAAGTGCTGATTTTTGGAAACACGGTTAGGCAGGTTCATTTGATATAGCAGATGACATATATCCATGTTATTGGTATGGTAAATAGCATCAATTTGAATTTGAATTTATTGTAGTTAATGATCCTAGTGTCCATAAGATATTTACTAATTTGGAATTAATAGCTAATAAAGCAAAACCTGAATCTTTTCATTATGAAGTAATAGGAGAGGCTTATGATTTTGCAAAAGATAAACCAAATATGTATTTTAGACAAGAGGCTATGAAGGCTCTTTGGCAGTATAATGGTTGTGATATTGAGTACAATGACGACTTCCTGAAGATTTAGACTAGACAATAGAATAAGTCAGCAGATTTACCACATAATTATTTTGCAAGGGCTAAACATATTAATGAAGTAGAAGATAGTTACATAATGGCTTAGGTAGGAACACATGATTATAGACACTTATCTGGAGGTGAAATTGTATATTATCCAAATAGATAGGAGTTCAGAGTTTGGAATCATGCTCCTGCTGTTGATGTTGATGACTAGACTGATACTTCAGCTTCTTCTTTTGGAGGAAGAGGCTTAATGGCTTCTAATATGCGTTATCTTGAAGATAGATGGAAGGTATAGATAAATCCTTTATTAATTACTTATAAAAATGAGTATGAAAGAAAGGATTCTACTAAGGCTTTATGCACTCCTGAAAACTCCACTTGGAAAGATGGAGCAGGTACTAGGTCTGGAGATAAATTACCTCCATTACCTTTGTATAATTCTCCTATTCCAGATGCAGTAAAAGAAAGAGGTGAAATAGCAATTCCTGGATAGTCTTATTCTGTTTTAAATGGATATAAAGATACTACTGAAGGTAAGGATAATGCAATGTATAATTTATATAAGGTAGATTTTGAGAATGGAATACACCCATTTGATACATCTTCTTGGTTAGATGATGTGAATATTTATAAGTATAATTTTGGAAGTGCTCAAAATAGAAAGGAAACTGATATGAGAGATAAATTCATAAAGATTAGAATTAGATATTCAGGTAAAGAACTAGCAATAATTGATTTTATAAATACTATATATCAAGTTAGCTATGCATAAAAAAATAAGACTAATATAGAAAGGTTAGGCAGGATTTCAGTTTACGTAGTAGGGATTAGTTGGAGGATTAGTCCCTACTACAGCTGGTTCTGTATTAGATTAGAATACTATAAATGCTATCAATTAGCAATAGACTAATATATGGAAAGCACAACAAGATGAACAAGCTAGAATAAGATAGTAGCAAATAAGTTAGGGTTATTAGGCAGCTTCTAATGCTTTAAATCCCATCTCTTAGGGATTAACTAATTTCGGTATAATGTCTGGCAATTATACAATGGCTAATCTAGGTTAGTTAGGAGGTTCTCTTAGTAGTGGTCTTTAGTTAATGTCTAATTGGAAGAATTTGTCTAATTAGGATAAGACAGCTGGAGTAGCCGGAATTGGCGGTCAAGCAATGGATACTTTAGATAATATGTTCTTTGGTAAATAGCATGCTAAAGATTCAGGGTTAACTAAAGGATTAAATAGTGCTTATGATTCCATATCTAATGCTGCAATGATGTTTTCTCCTGTAGGAACTATTGTTGGAGGTGCTATGAAGGCTGGAAAGTTTATAGGGGATGGATTATCTGCATTAGGAATAGGAACTGATTAGATGACTACTACAGATAAAATATTAGATAGTAGCTTTATGAAGCTTACTCCTGCAGGATTAATCAATGGTATAGGTGCAAAAAGAGCTAAATAGTTTTCTGCTAATAATGACACTATTGAAAAAGTAGGAGGAGACTATGCAGATTCTGTAAATACTATAGAGGATGCAGTTTCTAAAGCGGGTAAGAAATATGGCTTATTTAGTAATGGAGCCAGAAAGCGAGCTAATAAACTTATTGATACAGCTAGAACTCAATAGAATATTATGACGGATATATCTAATGCCTATCAAGATTAGTTAGCCAACAAATCATATTTAGCTTACACTAGATATGGACAGGATATTAATGGTGGATTATAGCAATAGTATTTAAGAGCTGCTAAGCATGGTGCTATTCTATAGAGAATTAATCTAAGAAAACATAGAAAAGGTGGTTAGCTTAAAGATAAAATAGATATAGAAGTTAAATAGAAGTAGTGGCAACCTATAATTAATCTTGAATATCCAGAAGTATCTAAATTGAAAGAAGGGGGATAGCTAGAAGAGTCTAAAGAGTGGACTCCTATAATTAGTTTAGATATATAGAAATTAGAAGAAGGTGGTAAAACTGATAAACCTAAACAAGAACCTGAAAAGGTTGAGGAAACTAATTAGAAAAATGTTATTCCTGAAGGTGCTTTACATGCTCATAAGCATCATATGGAAAATGCGGAAGATTTAACTAAGAAAGGCATACCAGTAGTTGATAATAAGGGTGAACAACAAGCTGAGATAGAACGTAATGAAATTATCTTCTCTTTAGAAGTAACTAAGTAGTTAGAAGACTTACATAAAAGATATTAGGGATATACTAATACTTAGAAAGAGAAGGATGAATTAGCTATTGAAGCTGGAAAGTTACTTGTTTATGAGATTCTTCACAACACTGAGGATAGGACTGGTTTAATTAAAGAATGTAAGAAAGGAGGCACACTAGATGGGAATAAGTGATTTATTTGTATCCTATAATTAGGTATAGGCTCCTTCTTACTTAGAGTCTCCTTAGGTAGAATATACACCAATAGGAGAAGAATTGGCTAATTAGGAGAATTTAGATAGAATTTAGTCTAGAAATTAGAAAAAAGAAGGATTTGCAGGATGGAATCCTCTAGAACAAAATACTTCAGAAGACAATTTAACAAATACTTCTCATATTCCTGCAAAGGGTTCTAAGTCCTTCAATTTAGCTATGACTTCTTATTTAGCTAAACATCCTGAAGATGCTAAATATAGATAGACACTTACAGAAATAGCTGCAAAGGAATCTAATTTTAATCCTACTGTTAAAAATGCTAAGTCATCTGCTAGTGGGTATTTCTAGTTTATAAATAGTACAAGAAAACAATATGCACCGCATTTAACTAAAGAACAATTCTTAAATAATCCAGAAGAATAGATTTCTGCTGCGGTTAAATTACTTAAAGCTAATAGAAATATATCTAGTAAATTCGCTAATTTAAGAGGGCTTAGTTAGTTACAAGTTGATTATGGAATGTGGTTTAGTCCGGCAGCTTTAAGTCAATATCTTAAAACTGGTAAATCTAATTTTAGAGACCCACAAGGAACTAGTTTAATGGCAGTATTAAATAAAATGGCTTAATGGATAAGAAAAGAATAATTATAGGAGACAAACAATATACTGTAGAGATAGCTAAAACTGAAGAAGATAGAAAGAAAGGACTTCAAGATAGAGAATAGCTAGCACCTGATGAAGGAATGTTATTTATCTGGTCTGAATAGTAGCCAGTTATAGAAATGTGGATGAAAAATACTAAAATTCCACTTGACTAGATAGCTATTAATGACGATGATGAAGTAACTGCAGTATATAAAGCTTAGCCTGAAGATGAAACATTACATCCATTTCCTAATGCTAAATATATACTTGAAGTAAACTAGAATTCAGGTATAGAAGAAGGGGATGATTTTGAGTTTGATGAATCTGATGACCCTAATAAATATGTAATGAAGGTACTTGCTCCTGATGGTTCAACTCAGATGGATCTATAGGGTGGAGAACGCATATTTAGTAGAATTTCTACAAAGTAGATGATTACTTGGGCTAAGAAAGCAGAAGCTAATAAAGATAATAAGGAGTTATTTAATAAGTATTGTAAGAGACTTGGCAAGAGAATGTTTAAAGAATTATATGCTCAAGACCATAGAGAACCAGAATATGTAGATGCTCCTGAATCTAAGAAAGATTAGAACGATAAAAATTAAATAATTACATAAGTCATCAAAATTATTTGCATTTTAGATAATTAATATGTACTATTGAAATACATAATATTATTAGATAATTAACTAGTTAATTAACAAATTAAATTTAAACACATGCAATTTATTAAGAAGTTTCAAGAAGGCGGAGCTGCTCCAGCACCAGAGGCTGCTGCTCCACAGTAGGGTGGTGAAGACCCAACAGCTATGTTGATGCAAGGTGCTCAGCAAGCAGTACAAAATCAAGATTGTCAAATCGCTATTCAGGTATGTCAAATGGTACTTGAAATGCTTGGCGGAGGTGGTGCCCCAGCAAGCGGACCTGAGGCAGGGGGTGCTCCACAATCAGAACCTGTTTATCGTAGAGGTGGACGTCTTGTAAGAAGAATTTAGAAGTAATCAATTTTAAACGTAGGGATATATCTAGATACTCATTTAGGTATATCCCTAATTTTATAATATGGCAGAATAGACTAAAAAATCGAAATATAATTTTGGAGGTCATGAATTAGATGCTAAATTATATCTCTAGAATATAAGAGATAACGCAGAAACATTTCTTAATTCTAAAACAGATTGGACTCCAGAACAAAAAGAAGAATGGAAGCATGCGTACACTAATTTTACTAATGCTTTATAGGAAGATATTAATAATGGAGGTGGAAGATTTAGTACTGATGAATTTGGAACTATAACAGACACTAAAGGAGAATTTTCTAATACAGATTCTGATAATTACTATTATAATAATAAAGGTCAGCAAATTAGTTAGGAAGATTATGATGCCTTAAAAAAGAGAAAGCAAGGTAAGTATTAGGCTTTTGAAGCTAATAGACAATTTGCCTCTTATGCCAGTTAGATAGGTAAAGGATTGAGAGAAGCTTTAGCTGCTAAAAATAAAACTTCTGACGATACAGATGGATTTGATTATGCTAAGAACGGATTTGATGCTTATTGGCAAAAGAAATATAATCCAGCAGGAACAGCTAATGACCTCCAACCTTATTGGAATAAAGACAAAGAAGGAGAATACACTAATAGAGTAGCTGAAACTATAGCAGACTTAGATGATTATATGTCTAAGTAGGAAATGAATGATGATGTTAAAGCTGCTTATACTAATTATAGAAATATCTTAGGACAATATAATCCAAGTGATAAGAATTTTAATTTAGATACTTGGAAGAATAATATGATACTTGCTGCAAATAGGGCAGGTATTAGTGGATGGAATAATGGATATTTTAATATTGGTTCTCAAAGTACTACACCTACAGATGATAAAAAGCCTGAGGCTTTTGATATAAATAATGATTAGGCAGTTATTGATAAATATAAATTAGCAGACTAGATTGCTGCTCATCCTGAGTAGAAAGAGCATCTTCTTGACTTAGCTAGAAGACAATATAATCAGGAATCCTAGAATATAACTGATGAGTACAATGCAGCTATTAAATAGGAATAGGAAATTGCTAATAATAAGATATGGCAGTAGTATTTAGCTAATGAAGGTAAAGGTTACGCTAATGTAAGTAAAAGAAACTTTGGTACTGAAGTCTTTGGTAATGGTTGGCAGAACGGAAATACTGATTTTGAGTATACTAGTGGAACTAGTCAAGAAGCAATGAGACGTCTATAGAATGTTTTCAAAACTGGAAATAGAAAAGGAGATTTTCTTAGAACAGCTATTAATATGACGGTTAATGGAGGAAGGTAGAAGATTTCTAATTTAGGTGAAGCACTTGCCTACTATAAACCATTACTTGATAAAACACAAGGCGGTTGGGATTAGTTTGAAAAAGTATAGGATGCTGCAGGTAATGAAATATACAAATTAAAGGGTTCTGAAAATGCAAAAGGGCAACCTCTTTATATATGGTTTAAAAATGGAAAAGCACATGCTTATAGAGATGATCCATATTCTGTAAGAAAGGCTCAGATTATTGCAAGGGCTTAGTTAGGTATGAAATTACAAACTAGAGCTGAAAAAGAGGCTGCAAAAGAAAAAGAAAATAAAAAGGCTCTGAGTAATCCAAATACACCAGAGGATAAAAAGAGACAAATAGCAAGTTAGAGAAAACCTGGAGATACTGAATTTACCGCTACTGATATAGCTAGAATATCTGCAGCTGGAATGGATGTAGCTTCTGCTTTATCAGCGTTTGTTCCAGTGTATGGTACTGCTATAAGTGCGGGCACAGGTTTAATTTCTTCTTTAACTAATTTTGGTGCAGATATGTCTGATAAATCTGTATCTGCAGGAGATATGTGGAAAAACCTTGGGACTAATATTGCTATGGATGCTGTAGGATTGGTTCCGGGTTTTGGAACTGCTGGAAAAGCAGGTAAAATAACTAAAACCTTAATTAAATATGTACCTAAGATAGTAACTGTTCTATCTGCGGCTAATGCTTTATCTCCTGAATCCAGAGCATCTTGGGCTAAATTAGCTAGTAATGAATCTCTTACAGTTAAAGATTGGCAAAATATTGCAGCAGGTTGTTCAGCTTTAGCAGGAGTTTCTAGAGGTGCAGTTGGACATTTTAATGCTCACACGATGGCTAAGGGTACTAAAACTAAAGACTTTAATATAACTGCTTCTGATGGCAAATAGTATAAGGTAACTGCAGAGTAGTTAGAAACTTTAAAGAAACAAAAGTCATTAGAAGATGTAAATAAAGAATTTAAGAAGTTGCATCCTGATGCTGAATTAAGTAGTTTCTTTAGAAATGGTAAATGGTAGTAGTTAAGACATTTCCACTTTAATAATCCACAAGTTAAATCAGTTTATGATTTTAGTCGATTAAATAATTAGGGAACATTTAGTAACTCTAATATATGGAAAATAGCTAGAGAAAATAACTTACGTGGCATTAGTTTGGATGTAAAAAACCCATACAAGAACTCATTACTTAAACAGCCAACATCTAGTAATTCTCCTAAAAGGAAGTATGAGAGACCTAGAGCAACTGCAAAATCTAAATAGTAGATATTTAATTCTCCTTTAAATAATAGTCCTGAACGATATAATTATGTTCGTAGAAGTGTACAATCTAATACTGGTGATGAGGTAAAAACTTGGAGAGACTTATTCACTAAGAATCATTTTTATTTTAAAGAGGGTGGTTCTATTTAGAAATTAGCTAGTGGTAATAATATAAATGGTAATCCTGCTAAATAGAATAGTGTAGGATATGCTAATGATTATAATTGGAATACTGATGTGTTTTCCAAAAATTTAGACCATATACTTGGTAGTCTTAAATAGTATAAAGATGGTTATGCTAATTGGTTAAATACTATGTAGGACTTACATTATAATGATTATACTAATGCTTCTAAATAGGATTATTTAAATACTAATGCATATAATAATGCAACTGTTGGTTAGTATTAGGATAAGTATAAAGTTGGATATGAAGATGAATGGAATGTAAGTCCTGAAGGAAATGATCCTGATGGTTTAGGATATAATACTCTTGGAATTAAGTCAGCTCAAGATTCTGGAAAATTTGGTATAGTGTCTAGAAATGCTAATTCAGGTGATTGGTTAGGTAATGGTAATATGTATAAAACTGATAATTCATTTGGAGGAATTACTGATGCTAGAAGACTTTTGGGTCGTGAGGGTGATTTTAATGATGAATAGTTAAAACAATACTAGCAAAAGTTCAAAGAATAGGGATATGATTTTTATTTAGACCCAAATACTAAATATTATAAATTAAAACCTTACACTGACCCTTCAAAGACGACTGTAGCAGACTAGAATAAACCTAAATAGCCTAATAACTTTAGTTTAAAAGATGTTATAAATAAGATTGATGTTACTGATAAATGGGGTATTCCTAGAGCTATGTATGCTGACATAACTAATAGAAAAGTTACAGATATGTTAAAGAAGTAGCCTATATTATATGACCCACAAGAAGACCATCGTTATATTCAGTCTGATTTAGATGCAGAAATGAATGGTCAATAGGCTGCAGCTTAGTTAGCTAGAACAGCTAGTCATCCTATTACATCTGATGGAAATTTACAATCTATGCTTTAGTTAGAAGCAACTTCTAAAGGTAATGATGCTATTATTGCAGGACGTCAATAGAGTAATTAGAGATTAAGAGAAATGTAGGAATAGGCTTGGTAGCAAGAAGTAGCTAATCATACGAATAGGCATGATGTTGCTATGAAGAATAGAGAATCTCTCTATAATACTGCTAATGAAAATAAAGCTTTAGAAGCAGCATACCTCAATTAGAAATTTACTGTATGGGATGCTTTGGCTTAGGAGAAAGAATTTAAAGAGAAATCAGATTATGAACAAACGAGGGCTAGAATGGACAGATTTGTCCAAAACGATATAGATAACTCTATCAAATATGGTCTTTCTAATTATGCCGATAGATATGGTTTAACTCCTGAAGATGTATCTTTATGGAATAAAGTATATACTGATGGTACAATTAAATTGAGTGATATTTAGAAAGATCCTATTAAAGTAAGATAGTGGAATAAGGTATTATCAGCAACTAGACAAATTTAGCAAGATTTATTAGGAGAATACTATGGTATTCCTAAATCTAGATATTGGACTATCAGACAATCTACTCCTTCATATAGTTACAGTGATAAAGTTAAAGAAGCTAAAAAGGGCGCTAAGCTGAATTTACATAAGGTAAGAGAGGCAGCAAAAGGAGAAAAACTTGCAGCAGCATAGTTAAAAGCTTAGACTGCAGATGCTGATAGATTCTATAAAACTACTAAAGACCATATAGATAGAATGTATGATGCTATAAATAGACTAACTAATTATAGTAGTACTAAGAAAAAACGTAAAAAGAAATCCTAATGCCAGGTTAGCAAGATACAGTACATTCTTATAGACCCACTTTACCAATTACTTATTAGTATCATTTAAAACCTGGAGAATCTTTTTATAAAGATAGAAACGGAAAAGTTACTATTATCCGCTCTAGAAACGAACAAGTTAGCAAAGATACTAGAAATAATTGGCAAAAGAAATAGGACAGTAAGAATGCTCCAAATATAAGAAAATAGAAGTAGATGACCTAGGCAGAACATAAAACTGCCTAGGTTGCTTCTAATATTTTAGATAGAGTAAGACCTTCTAAATTGGTAACCGCAGTTGTTAGAGGTTAGAAACCTATGGACTATATAGATAATGGAAATAAAGGCACTGGTAATGAAGTTTTAAACACGGGATTTGACATACTTAGTACTTTTGGCACAAATGCGCTGTTTAATATGTCAAAGTTTCCAAAGTTAAATCAAATAAATTTACTCACTAAAACAACAGAAGAATCTTCTGATTTGGGATTATTTAACTAGGGAAGACTTGCTTTAATGCGTAGATATAGACAAAGCCCTATTTGGGAAAATAATGCAAAAGCTGCAGGATTAACTGATTAGGAAATAGAAACTTTCAGAAACTACGCAAATGGTTTATTATCTACTAAACAATCTTCTGAACCAAAAGTACCCAGCTTATAGGTTCTATAGAATACTAATTCATATAGTAGTTATAGTAACATCGCAAGAAATCCTGATGGTTCTATCAAAAGAGAACTTGTTTTAGGAACAGGTCCGAATTCTCCTAAATATACTGGAGTGCATGAAGGGGGTCATATGAGTACCATGAATTATAACCCAGCAAATGAGAGAGTTGCATTCGAGTAGTTAATGTCTAATAAAGAAGCTAAAACAGCAATAGATAAGTTAATGCAAAATGCAAATAACCTCGCCAATTAGCTAGAAATTGATCCTCAGAAAATAGTCAATGTAAGAAGGATATTAATAAAAAGAGGTATGACACCGGAACAAGCTGACTAGACTATACTGAAACAAATAAAATATTTGAAAGAGGGTTAGGAAACTAGGTCTAGAGGCTTGGCTGCTTAGGAGTGGATGTAGGATAATCATAGTGTAGAAGTTCCATAGACTGTAGATAATGGCGTCAATTTTTTCACTGATAAATCGTTAAGAAACGTATGGAGAGGAATAGCATCAACAATTCCAATAACATAGGGTTATTCACAAATGATGTAGAACAATACCTAGGGAAGATAGACAAAATAATCTTTACACAAGTAGATTGTTTATATGGTTTATTAGATTCTAATTTTAAAATTAAAACTCTAACTATAACTAAAAATATAGACAAAATTCTAGAACAATGTACTAATTTTCCAGGTTCTACTAATTATATAAATGCTGATTTATACAAAAATAATAGATTAATAGGAAATATAATGATTGATAAATTACCAGAAATATGATATTTAAGTTTCAATAGGGAGGAACCACTCCTCCCTTTGTTGCTTATTAGCCAGTAATAGTGTCTGATAAGCGAACAACTGCTACTTAGGAAGAAGCGTTAGCAGCAAAGGCTACTAAAGAATCTGAGAGTGGCAAGTTATCAAGCAAAGATTTGTATACAATGCTGAAAGAGAAACTGAAAGGACTCCCTAATGATGTAAATATAGCTATGAATTAGTTACAATAGCTTGAATAGCTTACATCAATGGATTTTGATGGTTCATTTACTTAGAACATTGAATCTAAATATTTATCCACTTTACAGACTATGAATCAACTCTCATTTAGTAGAGAATAGTATGATAAAGCTTTAGATAATGTAAAATCTAATGGAGGACTTAATGAAGCTGCTATAAATTAGTATGGTCAAGTATATATGACTAATGGTAAAGATTATAAGTTAATGTCTCCTGAAAAAGCTAAATAGTCTGGATGGAAACAAATGACTAATTAGGATTTACTTTATTTAAGAGCTAATGACCCTAGTTTATCAGGAAAAGATGAGATTTTAAATGTAGTTAATAACGGTATAGGAATTAGTCAAGTAACCAAAATGATACAGGATAGTATTGGAAATTTAGGTACTAATAGTAATTCTGAAACTGCTTATGCTACAACCCAACAAGGATAGCTTATACAAGGACTTAATGATTTTATTAAAGCAGCCCAAGAAACAGGGCAATATGATGCTTCCATAGAAGATTTATATAAAGCACAAATAATTAATAAAACACAGGCTTAGTAGGCTTAGTAGGCTATTGCTTATATATATAAAACATTACCACAAAATGCTAAATCTTTATTAAAGACAAGAACTGAAGGAGGAACTGATAAGGAAGCTTTAAACTTAATTAGTACATTAGTATTATCTAAAACTAGTGAAGATAGATCTTTTACTGTAGATTTAGAAGGTGGTCTTACTAAAAAATCCATGTCTAAAGATGCTAATGCTGGAAGTAAAGATGATACAGAATTAAAAACTTCTCTCCCATTACAAGTTATGTAGGATATGGGAGGAGCTGATATAGCTCCAGTAACTATTGATAAAGGTGATGGAGTACAAATGTCTGTATATGGTTCATTCTTCTCTGCAATTAACGATAAAAAAGGTGAACCTATTGTTAATACTTCTCTATAGAATATGTTAGCTCAATCAGGTTTGTAGGATATAGTTAAAAATGTTAGAAGTATAACTTTTGGAGATTAGAAACTTACCCCTGAGTAGTTATCTAAAATCACATATAACAATACTGGAATTGTTAGAGCTGACTTACCAGTAAATGAAGATGGAACTGTAAAACTAAGTGTTCTTGATGATTTTAATGCAGCTATGAATGAAATTAAAGGACTTGGAAATGCATCTAGGGAACAAGTAGAAGCTATCAAGGCAAAGTATCATCTCGATCAGTATCTTAAAGATGATGGTACTCCTGACCCAAAACATACTGCTCCATTTATACTTACTGAAGGTTATACTACAGAGAAAAATGGTATTGAAGACACTGCATATGTTAAACATATCAAAAATCCTACGGATGATTAGATACAATTAATTAAGGATTCTCTTACTGTGGGTACTGGTAAAGATGCTAAAGTTCCAGATATAGACACTTTCGATTGGTATAATCCATTTGATTGGTTTGGTACTGAAAATATCTATAAAGCAACTGTATATATTCCAATATCTAGTAATGTAGGTGCTGCTGTTAGAGGAGGTAATTAGAACTTAGATTATAATGAAGCTCTTAAATATGAAATGAAATATAGGAACTTCTAGAAAATGAATGATGCAAAAACTACAAGCGCTGACGTATTATGAACGATTGGTTAGTGGCAAATATAAATAATCCCGATTTTACAGTTTCTGACTTTAAAAATATCGCGGATATGAGTATAGATAATACACAATTTTTAAAGAAAGATTAGTATTTAAAGTCAGATTTTATTAAGAATAATCCTGCTTTTAAAGGAAATGATGGAGACTTTGATTAGAAAAAGTTTGATAAATATTATGATTAGAGACTTTAGGATTTCTAGTAGTTTAAAAATGATAAAACTCCAGCAGGGTTTGAACTTGATGTTTTTGATACATTAAGAACTCCTAATGATAAGGTTAGAAGTAATGGTCTTAAAATAGGTAGAGGTTATAATCCTGATAGATAGAAAATTGGTATTGAAGGAGTAAATGTTTGGAGTAAACCTGAACATAGTAGATCAGAATTAGCTCAAACATAGAAAATATTTAATTCTGAAACTGGTAAATTTGAAAATTGGACACCAAATGATAACGCATTATTTAAAGGTAAGTCTGATTTTGGTTTGAGCTGGTTAAAATCTTTATTTTCAGACCCATTAGTACTGGCTCAATATGAAGAGGACACTATAGACAAGGATGGTACCAAGCATAAGAAAGGAGACTATAAATTAAATGAAGAAGGCACATATTATTATGAAACTTTAGGAGGTAGAAGCCCTATTGGTAAACAAGTATTATCTTCTTTAGACACTCTTACTGTGGATGGTACTAAATTAAACAAATATGACTTCTTTGATTCTGATGATATTGAAAAATCTGTAGGAGGAGTAATTGCTAAGAATGTAGCTACTCTTATACCTATGTTTGTAGGAGGTCCAATTGGAACTGTTTATTCTACAGCCCTTATAGCTAGGGAAATGGCTAAGTCATTACCTATGTTATATGGAATGACAACTGCTTTATTTAGTGATTCAGAAACTCCTAAATGGATGAATACCATAGCTGCTATGGGCGATAAATTTACTTCTGGAACTTCTGACTATGCTAAAGAACATACCTTTAGTGTTGAAAATTTTGGTAATCTTATTTCTGATGTAGCTTTATAGTGGGGTTAGCAAAAAGGTATTGCTTAGGCTATTAATAAACTAAAAGGTAGCAAAAATTATGTAGAAGAAGCTATGGAAGATGCAGCTAAATTATACAAGGCTAAAGCTTCTTCTATGCCTATGTAGGCATTATCTTAGACTGGTAATTGGCAAGATAGTGTTTTGGGAGCTGCTTGTATTAAAAAGTACTTGCCAGCAGCAGAAAAAGCCATGAAAGAATCTACTTAGTTAGGGCGTGATGCTTCATTAGCTTATATGGCTATTGTATCTAATTCTGATGTATATAGAGACGCTTTACAACATGGAGCTTCTAAATAGGATGCAGCTGCTATAGCTTTGGGTAGTACTTTAGGTATGTATGCTGTAGATAAATATGCACATCTTGGAGAGTTGTTCTTTGATGATGCTACAGAAGATAGTGTGAAGGCAGCTAGGAATGCTATTAAAAATGAATTATTAGGAGAAGCAGACGAGAAAGGTGTTAGAAAAGGAGGTTTAAAAGCTATATTTGATCAAACCAAGGCTTCTAATGATACCCCAGCTAATAAAATTGTACGGAACATACATGCAGCTTTGGATAAAACTAAATCCATTTTAAGTAACTATGCAGATGATTTAGCATATCATACCACGGGATTTTTAGGAAAAGCTGCAGGTGAAGGTTTAGAAGAAGTAGGTGAAGAATTAATTACTGATACTGCAAAATCTATATATTAGTTAGCTGGATTTTTAGGAGCAGATACTTCAACTGCTAATGTAGGAGCTTGGGATAATGCATTAGAACGATATTCTATGTCCTTTTTAGGAGGTGCTCTTGGTGGAGGTATTTTTTATGCTAAAGAAGCTTTTAATGGGGCATCTTATAAAAGGGATAAATCTAATGAAGAACTGGCTACTTTAATTAGAAATGGACATATAGGAGAATTACGTGATGAAGTAGAAAAATTACGTAAGAAAGGTAAATTAGGAAGTACTAAATTATCTGCTAGTGATTATGAAATTACTTCTAAGGGAAAAAGGGTTTGGTTAACCACTAACAATGAAAAGGATTCTTAGAATCAGAAAATTGCAGACTTAATTAATGATAAAATTACAGCTATAGATACTGTAATAAATAATAATCAAGTTGGTTTAACTGATGATTAGTTATTTAATACAATGGTATTAGGAGAACAGAGATATTAGATGTATAAAGATATTGCTCCTATAACTAATTATTATGAAGATTTTAATGAAGTCCTATCTAATTTAATTAAAGCTGAGTTAGACTACAGAACTGCTTCTCAAACATTAGATGGTTCTACAGAACTTACTGATTCTAATAAAATTACTGACTAGAAATTAAGAGCTTTAACTCCTGAATAGCAACAAAATAGAAATAATGCTCTTGCTGTATTACAGTAGAAAGTAGAGAAAGCTAGACAAGCTAAAGATGAATTTTTATCAGGAGACACTTCTCTTGATTATACTCGTAAACTAAATTTTGCTCTAGACCCTAATTTACACAGTCCATTTATGGATATAGATGCTGAAGCATTGTGGAAAGAGTAGTTTGGAAACAAGTCCATGGATGAAATATCTGATGAGGATAAATTACACTTTTATACAGTAGTTTTACCAGAAAAACAGAAATTTTAGACTAAGGAAGCAATAACTAAATCTTGGGATAGATTTAAATAGATTGAAAAAGTTATCAATCCTGAGTTACATAATTTAACAGATAATGCTCCTTAGTTTAAACAATGGCATTAGAAATTTCAGCAAATAGTTAGTTAGTTAGATTCTAAAGATTTAATATCTAGCTATGCTAATTATGATACTAAGTTAGATACAGAATCAGATGATGAATACAATGCTAGAAATAATAAATTAGTAGACCCTGTGACTGGGGCAGAAGAATCTGATTAGGATTTTATTAACCGTAAGAATAATAGAACACGTCAAATTGAAGCTCTTAATGATTAGAAAGATGCTGAGTGGGTTAATAATATAATGTAGTAGCTAGCTATAGTAGGTAATTAGTTAGATCCAATAGCAGCAGGAACATTAAAGAAACTTATTCCTAAGAGAATCAAAGATGTATTAGCTAGAAAAATATAGTTAGCACCATTAAGTAATGAAGTTAAGAGTATTTTGGGTAATCTTAATACAGATTTAAGTAATACTAAGGAAGTATTAGATACTATTAAGAATAGTGCTTTAGCTAAAACTAAGAGTTTAGTTAAATAGAAAGCAGCTAGTATTCCTAAGGTGTATACAAATTTTAAAGGAGAAGAGTTAAATCCTGAAGATTTATTTATGATTGATGGAATAGAAGATATGACTATTTAGGAATTAATAGATAATCCTTCTTAGTTATATGATATTGACGATGATTAGAAGTAGGATATTATTAATCAACTACAAGCTATTACTGATCCAGAATTGTAGGATTAGATATAGAATACTATAGCTAATATAAATGATCCTCAGGCTACTATATAGAATCTTAATTAGTTATAGAAATCAGCTCCTTAGTATGAATAGAGAATAAATAGTTTATTAGATTTATATGAATTTAAAATATCTAAGGAATAGTCTGATAAAGTAGTTAATAATCTTACTGATTTAGCAAGTGTAATTAGTCCTGATACTAGTATATCTTCATTAGTAAATGATGATATGGGAATCTAGGATTAGTTAGATTCAGATGTTGAATCATATGTTTAGACATTAACTCAAAGTGTAAATAATGAAGTAAATTCTCTAGTTGCAGATGTAGGTAACAATGCTATAGTTAAATTACATAACTCTATATAGAATACCATTAAGAATCCAGTAATTGAATTGGTTAAGTCTCTTGCAGGAAAAGTTCTTGATAAAACTCAAATGCCTGATGTTATTGACACTTTAACTAAATTAGATACTAATTTTGATGAGGTAGAGAATATTGGAGAATTAGTACTTGATGGTGAGCAAATGAAAACTCTTTAGAATACTAGAGATGCTTTGGCTATGGTAGCTACATATTTGTATGCAGCTTCTAGTACTCCTACAGGTAACAATGTTATAGGACATAACAAAGTAATGAATGAGTATGCTAAAAAACATAGTGACACTGTTCAAAATTGGGAAGAACTTCCTGAAATTGATGATGATTATGCAACTATATATTAGGAGCAACTTAATTAGTTTATAAAGACTCTCGATGCATGGATTGATTTATCTAATAATAATGATATAAATAAGAGAAGACAATTTGAAGAAACTGATAAAGCCCTAACTAGAAGTTTTAATGGTTTATGGCAAGCTAATAAACAACATTTCGTAATTGATGTAAAAGATAAACATTATAACTTGTTAGAGGGTAGTTTGGATGATAATGTTCCGGATGTTTCCTTATTTAATTATGAAAAGGCTTTTTATGGTAATTTTTAGAAAGCCCTATAGGAATCAGGAATGTCTGTCTCTGAGTTTTTAAAAGAATCTAATATTCTTGACAAATTAATTAGTTTTAATTAGTTAGGAGATTAGAGAAATACTCGATTAAACCCTAAAATGTAGTATGGAGATATGTCAGAATATGACAAACTCCAATATTTAGCAACTATATTATCACTTAATCCAGTTGATTTTTATAACTTTTTAAAAACTTCAGTAGGACAAAACTCTGATAAAGCGCCAATAGCTAGTCAAGAATATGCTTCAAAAGTAGCTATTGCTTAGACTACTTAGACTTATAGAGATATAATGAAATATGCTTTTGATAAGTCCGGAAGTAATCTGTATAATGCTAATAATACAGTAATAATTACTGGTGATGCTGGTAGTGGAAAAACTTCTGTAGTAGGTAAATCTGTTATTGATTTTTTGGGACCTGAAACTAAAGTACTATGTGTAGGACCGACTTCTACGTAGGCTTAGGGATTACTTACCTCATTTGGAAGAGGAAAGTCAATGGATATTGAATCCTTGATGAGAAAACTTTTAGGAGACACAGTTTGGACAGATTTAAAATCAGATTTAAATATAGAGTATAAGCCAAGTAAAAACTAGTTAGAGAAAGATTCTGAATATTTTAGTTATTCTGCGGGTGATTTTGCTTAGACTAAACTTAAAAAAGATTTTACGTTTAATTAGTTAGATGAAATTCCAAATATATTAGCTATAGATGAAGCTACTCATATCCCAGCTCCAGTACTCCAAGTTTTAGATACTTATATGTAGAAAAATGGAGGAATTTTAATGCTACTTGGGGATGAAAAATAGAAAGGATATTATAATAAAAATAATGCTATAGGTAATATGAGACCTGTAGATTTATTTGCTTCTAGAACTCCTGAACTAAGTGTGTCTTTACGTGATAATAATATTTAGAAACAAGCTAATTTGAATAGTGTAAAGACTATCTTATCTTAGGCTATTACAAATATGTATGAATTATCAGAATCTGATTTATCATCATATTGGAAAACTATTAATCCTTTACTTTCCAAATTAAACTTTAGAGTTTATAATTAGGATACTTTAGCAGGAGATTTGATTACTAAGACTTTATCAAATGATACTATTAATAAATTGAAAACTTCTACCAATGTAGGATTTATTGGAGATACATCTAGCGCAGCGTATTAGGCTATGAAACAAGCAGGTATGAATCCTACTGTATTATCTAAGGATCAGATGTAGGGTTAGGAGTTTGAATATGTAGTAATTGATCAACCATTCACTAAACCTGATGCAGATTTCCATATTAGAGACTTTTTACAGGATTTATATACTTTAATGAGCCGCGGTAAAACTGCTTCTATTTTTATTGATAATGGATTAAGTAATATTATAGGTAATAATACTCAAGATGATTATACTGCTAAGGCGCCTAGTCTTAAAGATAAGATTAATGGAAAAAGTACTATAGAGTAGCTGAAAGAGCGTAAATTATCTATATTAGATTAGTTAGATTTATCTCCTATTGAAGATTTAAATGAAACATCAAACTAGAATGCTAACTAGCAATCTACTTAGCAAGCTATAAATCCTACAGACTTTAAGGCACCTGAATCTCTAAATATAGATAAAGATACAGAAGAAGCTGTTAATTAGTTAATTGATTCTGAAGAAGAAACTAAAAATTCACATGAAATCGAGGATTCAATAAAAAGTGAATTCACAGTAATGTCTTGGGGTGATTGTACTTTAATTGGAGCTGAAGCTGTGGAAGAGACTCATAAAGGTAAAAATGGTAAAGAGTATAAGGGAAATGCATGGCACTTTAAACCAGATTAGAATGGGGAATTACGTAATATATCAGCTTTAACAGACTAGAAATCAGTTTTCTGGTATAAGGATAAACATATTTTAGAAAAATAGTTATATTAGGTAAAATCTGCTCTGATTTTTAATCATAGTTACGATGAAACCATTTTAGGTACACATACTAGAGTAATGCCAACTTGTATAACTGATAATTTTAGTAAAGATGATTGGGACGCTGGTACCTATGAATTAGAAATTCGTTCTGTTGAAGGGGAAATTCAACCTTCGTTTAAGCCTATGCCTGAAGTAGGTATGACTTATAAAGGAAATAAGTATGTGGCTAATATAGTGTTTAAGGTTAAGAATAAAAAGAAACAAATATGTAAGTTTGATTTAGCAGGTATTAATAATCCTGAGACTTTAACTAAAAATTTAAGTAAAATAAAAGACAGAATTAGTCAAGAACTTTCTGATCCAACTATTTCTGATGAAAGAAAATCTAAATTATAGAATATCCTTAATACAATCGAAAATAGGTCTTAGAAATGGGCTAATTTGTTTGATTCTTGGATAAACAAGTATAATAAAGAAGGTAGTTTTTCTATAGATATAAGCAAGGCAATAGTTAGATAGAAACATACTTGGTTTACTAAAAGAACTGGACCGGAAATAAGGCTGGGAGGTAGAATTGATCCTAATGCTGTTGACAATGTTAAGGATTTCAATAATATGAAGGATAGAAATCCTGGATTTGTCTTTTCAGAAGTATATACTTATGCAGCTAAAGACCCTACTTTATTGAATATTGATCCTTCCTTAAAAGGAAAAGCTGTAGTATTTGTTTCTTCTGATACCTTGTTAAAACCAGAAGATTTAGTTAAATAGTATATAAACCAAATTCAAGATCCAGAACATAATCAGCCTATAGTCAGAATGATTAGACTTCATAATTATGGTATGACATTTAGTCAAATGACAAGTAATGAGTTCTGTAATAAAATTTAGGGAGGCGATGATACTCGACTTCCTTATAGAGCTAATTATCATGGAATTTAGATGTTTGTTTCCTTATGGAACTGGAGAGCTGCTTTAAGTAAATTTAATGAAGCTTTAAATAATTGGATGTAGGAAAATTAGTATGATGCTAAAAAACTAGATACATTAATTAAAGCGCAAGATTACTTATTTAATAATAAATAGGTAGATGTAGACAAGTATTTAACTGGTAAAAAATTAACTAGAACTGATTTAAATAATTTAGAAAAGTTTAACTAGGAAGTATGTAAAGATATACCTACCTTTAGATTAGGTTACTCAAGTAAACATGACTTTCATATTTAGCGATTTAAAGTTGCTGGTAGTTAGGCTTATAGAAATAAATCTGAAGCCAACTTAATAGTTATAACTCCTGATAAAGCTAAGTAGTTCTATTAGTTAAGTAACAGAATATTAGGAGCCATATGTCCTTCCGCTTATACTGATACTTTAGGTCTTTAGTTATTACATCCTGGTGCTTAGAATCCAGATGGAACTAGAGAACCAGACACTCCTTGGGAAGAAAATGAATTTATTGATATAAATAGTGCCGATCATTAGAGAACTCTTTCAGGTTTATTTACATCTGATTTAAGAATAGTAGAAACTAAAAAGGATAAATCTAAGATAGACATTATTTATAAACAAGGCGAGTAGTGGTCTGCAATTCCTAGATATTTAGGTAATATTCTTAGAACCGTTACATTCTTTTAGTACAATCCTGATTAGCTTTCAGGAACTTATACAGAATCTGCTAAAGTATCTTGGGATGATAATGGAACAAAGAAAACAGTAAGTACTCAAATAGGAGATTTATTTGGTGATGGAGGATTGTTAAAAACAAGACTTAATACTAAAGCTAAACCAGAAGAACACCCTGATAGAAGTCTTGCAGATATGTTTGACTTAATGTTCCACGGAACTACTGATGATATTCATAGAAAATATGATAAGAATAACCCATTAGTGAGAGCAGATGATGCTAGATTCCCTTACGGTTTCTTTATTAACCCTGATATATCTAGAACTAAAGAAAGTGCTAGTTCTACTGATATAATTAGTATTAAAGCAGGAAAAGAAACTGTATTTTATCCTATTAAAACTTCTGATGAATTATTTACTTCAGACAATGACTTAAGAGCAGCAGGAATTGATTTATCTATTGATGAACTACTAAATAATACAGTAAGTCCAACTAATTCTACAAATACTTAGACTAGCACTGCTCCAGCAACTACGTAGTCTAAAGTAATTCCATTAGAATAGAGAATGCCTGTAGCTGCGGAAGTTCTTAAATAGGTTAATGACTCAGGTTTTAGCTTTGACGAAGACACTCTAGAAGAAGCTGTTGATAAATTAAATGAAATTACTAAAGATTCAATAATAGATGTATTTAAAACGGTTGGTTAGGACTAGGCTTTAGAGTTGCCTGTAGCCTATACTTATTAGAAAACTGGGGATGTTAAGAAATAGACTTTAAAGGATGTAATTAGCTCTTAGGTTCAAGGTGATTTCACTTTAAAAACTAAGAGTATTAATGGTGAATCCAAATTAATAGTAGAAAATAATGGAACCGAGTATGAATTAGATACAGAAACATGGACCCTTAAAGGTGATTAGATACAAGAAGCTGTTAATAGATTTGATTAGTTAGTTAACTTTGGTGGAAAAGAAGTAAAACAATCAGTAGCTCTTAATTAGTTATTAAATAGTTCAGAGTTTAAAGAGCAGCTTGATGATACTAGTACTTTAAATGAATTTATTTAGGATTTAAATAATATTATAAACAATTCTAAAACTCTTAGTGATGATTAGATTTCTGATGCATTGCATAAATTGACAGATAACCCTGATTATTGGGATATAACTGGATTAATAGAAAATAATTATTCAGAATTATATAAAATATTTAATTGTTAATGGCAGTATGTAATTTATTAAATACCTATAGTTCAGCAGATATAGGTAGAGCTTTAATGGCTTATTTACGCGACGAAAATGCTGATAAATTTATTGATAGATTTATAAATAAATAGGGAATACCTAAAACAACAAGATATAAATTAGATTCATTGGATTCTGAAGACGCTATTTAGAAATCCATCCAAGGGTTTAACAAATCTATGGATGATGCAATAGCTTCGGTAGCTTCTAGAAAACCTGATTCACGTTCTAAACTTGAAGAATTAAAAAGTAAAGTATTAGAAACCCTTCATGTAGACTTAGACGAACACTCGTCTGGGTCTACTCCAGAAGGAGATAGTTCTATTGAAGCCAAGACTACTTTTGAGATGTTAGATAACAATTAGTTAAGTTTAGATGAACATCTTAAAGAAATATATGGTACTGGAGCATATAATATTATTAGACAACTAAAAGAAGGGTTTAATGACAATCTTTTTGCAGCATGTTATTATAATGCAGCTAATGGAGCCGTAGTTATACAAATAGATAGTATATTAAATTAGAATCTTATTAATCTTAAAAATAAATACTTTAAATAGATAGTAGGATATTTAAAATCAGTAGATTCTAAGTATGAAAAATTACCTGATGAATTTGTAAATGAAGAAGGATTTATAGGAAGTAAGTATTTTTATGTAATGCAGGCTTTCTATGACCATATAAAACATATTCCAGATTTACAATAGATTTTAGATAGTTTATCTTCTAAAAAACTTAATAATTACGATAAAATATCTAATACAGAGACATACACTTAGGTAGTAAATACTTTATTACAAAATCCTGATTTTAATAAGACCTTATTAAATATTTATAGGTCTGGAAAATAGCAAGATAATGTAAGAAAGGTATTATATTCAGCAGACCATTTGTCTCCTTATTTTTATGAAGTTAAAAGGATATTAAATAATAAGAAATATCAAAATTTATTAAATACCAAAATAGATGGGAAAACAGTTAAAGATATATTAGATAGTTTTGAATTAGAAAATAACGATTTATTAGGTGCTACAAATGCATATACTTCTCTTATCCATTTCGATGAAATGCTGGTAGACTCTTTAGGAGATTCTATTGACATCAAACAGGGATAGAAAGGAATAGAGTTTGGGGACCCCACTAAATATTCCTATAAATAGGATACAACAAACTAGAAAAAAGGTTGGCAAACAAGTGAATCTGTAAAATCCGAAAAATATGTGGCAAAAATAACTGATGCATTTCTAAATTAGATAAGGGTGTTAAGTTATAAAACTGACCAATTTTAGAATAGAAGATTAAATAGCACTTCAGTTATTGTGGCTGCTCGAAATCTTATTGATGATGTTCTGTATAACAAACTTGATTTATTTCAATGGTCTGGAAATAATGATAATAGAAAACATGCTATTAATGATTTTGCTTTAGCTTTAGCAGATTTACATAAGAATCCATAGAGTTAGTTATATAAAGCCTTAAGTTTATTATTTGAACCAGTAAAAGGAAGCAGTTAGAGATTAATTGATACAATTCCATTAAATAATACTACTGCTACTACAGAATATGACTTAAATATATTATATTCATTATATGAAGCTGCTTTAAATGAAAGTAATCCAAATTCTTTAAGATCTTAGGAATTAAAGAATGCTAAACAGATAAACGGTCCGGTCGCTTAGCTATCTGCTGAAATATCAGGCATTATAGCTAGAAATACTACTATGCATTATCTTGAAACGTCTTTTGATGGTGAAACTGGTATGGTTCAAATTAAGGTAAAGAAAAGATACTTTAATAATGCAGATACTTACAAAACTAGAGTAAGAATTAATAGAAATATTAATAATGCTTCAGCTTCTGAACGTGAAGCTAGACGTAATAAGTGGTAGTTTGATACCATTAGTACTGTAGACGGCAATAAGTAGTATTCTGTAGTAATTGGAGATGAAAAAGTTACTTACATATCTACTCAAATATTAAATTCTGATGGTAAATATTAGGATAATGAATTATTTAATGATTTAAATAAAATTGATTTAACTTCCTTTAGATAGAAATTACTTAGAAATGAAGAACTCACTGAACGAGAAAGAAAATTAAAAGATCTATTATCTTTTATTGATGACCATTTAAGTCTAAAGATTCTAGATAACCCTTCATAGAAAATTTAGCAGCTTGAAATATTTTAGCAGCTGAATAAGGATAATTTAAAGGATTTAACTACATTAGCTATTAAAGCAGCTTATGTTAATTATCTCTATGATGAAGCTAGAGATTAGGATTTTGCATAGTATTTATCTAACACAGGTAAAGATGGAATTTATCGAATTTATGAAAATAATAAAAAGAGCAAACTGTTTACTAATATGTTTAATAACTTAAAAATTACAGTTGCTTCTTTTAAAGATAGTGTACTTGAAGCTTGGAGTGACGCTTATTCTATGTAGTCAGGAGAAGCTTCCAAAGCTACTACCAAAAATAAAGCTGGAGATAATATTCCAAATAATAGTGTAAATAAATTAGGTACTAATATTCATCATTATTTATTTAAATAGAAAGATACTAATGCAAATAGTTTGTTCTTTGTTCAAGATTCTACTAAAATTAAAGGTATTCAACATGACTTAGAAGCTACTTCACAGTGGCAAGAGTCTAAATAGTTAAAGAATTTTTCGCAAGAAGAGTTATTCTTTCATTCTGTATTTAATAAGTTCTGGGGAAGCTATTTACAATATGGAACATTTATAATATAGCCTACAGCTTATTCTGATAAAACTACTTTCATTAATTATGAAATTACTAAGAATCTATTTGGAGACGATATTATAAATGATGAAAATCTAAAAGATACTATAGTTAAAGAGACTATTAACACTATAGGCACCTTTTATAAAAATGTATGGAATTCAACTAAAAATAAACTACAAAGATTAACTGATGAATATAATAGACTTGAAACTATTAAAAATAATGGTGTTCCAGTTAATTATACATATCAATAGATGTTAGCTAATATTACTGAGCCAGAATTAATTAAACTAGCTGATTCCATTGGCGAGAAAGTTACTTTAGATGCTGATTATCGAAAGGCAGGTAAACATTTAGCTGTAAATGAACTCTTATAGTATTATGCTGAAGAGTTATATGCTAACGAAGGCACTTTGAATGCCTTCTTAGAGCAATAGAAACATTTATTTGTACAAAACTTTCTTGATAATAATTGTACTTATCAAGTAGTTAATTTAAATGATTCAGTAGATAATTATTATGGTGAAAAGTTACCTGAATCTATTTCTAATAATTCTATCATGTAGACTATTTTAGGATTATATAAGAATGATTCTAAGGGTAGAAGTGAATTCTTTAAAAACTGGGTAGACGCTAAGACAGGTAAGTTGATTTTAGCTAAATAGAATGGTTTAAATATTATATCAAATACTAAAATAGATTCTAATAAAGATATTGTATTAAATCCATTACTTGATAAATTCTTTTATGTTGAAGGTTTTTTAAGTAATAACTTACGTATGAGTTTAACTGGTTCTGAGATTAATCATCCAGATAAGGCTAAACAAACCACCTATAATTTAGTAAAATCTTGTGATAATTCTGAGGAGTTCTTTAAAAAAACTAAAATATAGGTAAGTGAAAATACTTTCTAGTAGGCTAAAGAATTCTTAAATACAACTAATTCTGTTGCAGATTTAAAATATACTACAATACCTGCTAATATATCAAGCTTTATAAATGATATTTATCATTAGTCTATGACCATGATAGCTAATGTAGCTTAGGGTACTTAGTTTAAGCGTAATGTAATTATACCTGCCACTTTACAGTACTGTCTACCTAAAGTTATAAATGGTATTTCTGCTAAAACTAAATGTGCAGTAATTAGAGACGAGGGCGCTTCAGTGTATAACTATAGAGGAGACCATGAAGATGATATTGATTCTGCGGATGGTTCTGCTCAAATTAATCCATTCTAGTCTATTTTGGAGAATAAAGCATTAGGTTCTCAGGCTGTAGGATTTATTAAAAAACCTATTTGGCATGCTTATGACCCAGTAACAGGTACTGCATTCTTAGCTAAGTTTGCAACTGATACTATCACTAATGAAACCATGCGAGCTTCCTTAAATTCTCACACTAGTCTTTTTAGAATGTTTAAAAAGATGACCAACTTACAATGGAAGGGTGATGTAGATTTAATGCAATCCATAGCTTTAGGTAATCTTGATGAATCTAAAATTTTAGCTACAGCTAGATGGTTTAATAATGTTATTCTCGGAAATGCTGACGGAGTTAAAAGCAATTAGTTATACTACAAAGATAAATATGGTGATTAGATTCAAATTACTGGTTTTAACAAAACCGTAACTAAAGAAGGAAATACTCTATATTATACTACAGAGGCACCTGTAATTAAGGGTATAGAAGCTCCTTCGCATAAAGTGTATCATGTATTTTATGATTCCCCTAACTAGAAAAGTAATCATGCTACTTTTGATACTTGGCAATAGGCATAGGCATTTTTAATGGATTAGTCTAATCCAGAAATGACTAATAAACATACCATTAATTCTTTATTTGAATTACATACATCTTTAGGAGGCATTAATTGCGTTAATAGTAAGGGAAACTACTCAGAATTTAGTAATGAGGTAGTTGTTAATTTTATGAATGCAGTTGGTCATAAAATTAATGAAGGTGCTGACAATGTTCCTCTTGATTAGGATAATTATATACAACCTCTTAAATAGTATCATATTGGTTACGCTTTAAATAATACAGCAGTAAAAAATGGCGCATAGAATATTAATCAGTCTAGTGCCTGGTATGATGATGAGGACCTTAGTTACTTTGAAGTAGACTCAGATGGTCTTGGAATGTAGATGAATGCTGACCATGATATTATAGATTCTGAACTTACAGAGTTTTCTCAGGTTATTACTGCTACATCAGCATACGGATTTACATATGATAACACTGATGAAATATTTTAGGGTCTTGGAAGAGCTTCTTTAGCTACTACTAAGAAGATGAGTAAGGCTGTAGATACTTTTATTCAGAATTTTGAAGATCCAAAACAAGCTTAGTCTGATTTATATGATGCTATTGGTAGAATTGTAATGAAATCTTCTTCTATTAAAGATAGAGAGAGTTTGTAGCATGTGATTATGCAAGCGGTAGAATCTGTATTCTATAAAAGTAAAAATCATTAGTAGGATAGTTCTAAGATACCATTTAGTGACCCTAATATATATTCTGATTTTATTGCTACATTAGCCAGTACAATTAACAAAGAGGCTATCAAACGTAAACACCCAGGTTCTGGATGTGTTATGGTTCCCGCTTATCACATGATTCAATATTTTGAGTTTGGTGGTGAAAAATTAATGGCAACCGACATCTTAAAAAGAGCATAGGAAGACTATAAATAGTCCTTAATTACATTATTACAAGGTTATCAGGATTACAACCCAGAAACTAACTCAATAGGAGAGTTCTTTATAAATGGACAATCCGTTAAATAGTTAGAAAATTAGGTACAAAAATTAAAAATAGAGAATCCTGATAGAATTGATACATAGGATATAACTAGTTATAATCATTAGCTTATTTAGAGATATTTAAATAGAAAGCAACAAGAAGTAGAAATAAGACCTGACAAAAGCTGGTTTATGCCTTCTGATAATGTAAATATTATTGACCCTGAAGGTAAAGTCCATACTGTAGAATTAAATTCTATGGATGACTATTATAAGTTTAAGGATGGAATTAATGATATAGAAATAGCTAATAATGTATCTATAAAAGTTGATTATAAAAAGGGTACATATAAAATAACTTCACCTACAGCAGAGTTAAACTTAACTAAGGTCGATGGTGAATGGCAAGCAGATTCTACAGAATTATCAGCAGTAGCTACTTAGTTAGTTGGTAAAGTTACATTACCAAATGGTGAGGTAGTTACCGGGGAAAGACAATAGTATAATTTTAAATATTAGGAAAATATAGTTAGACCTCATGATTTAAGACCTTCTTTACTTAGATGGTAGGATTCTGAAACAGGAGAATATATGAATATATTTGATTCTCCAGTTATTAGAAATGCTTATACTAATCCTGAAAGTAAAAAAGCTAATCATCAATCATTAGTTTAGGCTGAATTAAATAATATTCATAATGGAACTTATACTGATAGATTTGGTAATGAGAAAACTATTATGCAAGGAAGTTTACAGAATTATGCTGCTGAACTTGTGATGTCTAATATCTATAAAGATAAGTTTGGAATAGAAAACGAATCTCTTGCTGAAGTTCTTAAATAGGGAGAGAACTATTTTTATAAGAAGTTTAATAAAATAAATGCTCCTGCTAATACTAGTTATGATTTTGCCTTTGTAAAAGATACAGGTAATACTACTTTAATTACTTTAACACCAGTTAAAAATAATGACTATATTTAGTATAAAGGATTTGAAGCCAGTTAGTTAAGCACTAATGATAAAGAGGAAATCTATTTAACTAGGGGTAATAGAGATTTATTTAAAGTTGGTAAATGGATTAATGCTCCGGATGTTACATATAGAGATGGAGAATTTATTAATACAGAAGGTATAGTATTAGACCCTAATCAGTATAGACTAAGAGATTTAGATGATCCAACTTCTGTTCAAAGACGTGTTGATTATATTAAATAGTATGTAGAGACTATTAAATAGATAGTAAAAGGAAGAGTTATTTATAAAACTAACACCCTTTATGAAATAGCTCCATTATCTGATTTTGAGATAGCTTTAGGTAATAAAGAAGATGCAGCTAAATAGAGAGCTTCTCTTGTCGCTAAAATTTATAGAGCAGATAATTATAAATTAGCTTAGGTAAATAACTCTAAAATATATAGTGGGGATGCTTTTAATCATATTAAATCTGCAAGTAGTTTCTTCTTGGAAAATTAGTTAATTAGTTAGGATGTAAAAGACTTATTAAGAACTTAGCTAGAAAGTATTACAACTACCAATCAACAAAAGTCTAAAGAGGAACTTGTAGCTTTATCTAAAGAAAATAAAGCTACATATGAAGAATTATTAGAAGCTTTCTTAAGAAAAGAAGCACATAAACGATATATCAGTTTCTTAGATTCTTAGAATTTTATAGCTGCTCGTATTCCTGCTCAATCTTTATAGTCCTTTATGACTATGAAAAATATAGCATGGACTGAAAACTCTAAAAATATATCTTATGTAAGTCATTTCTAGACTTATTTGTAGGGTTCTGATTATGATATTGATAAGGCTTATATAATGGGACAATCTTATGATGAAAATGCTACTTATATAGGATGGAGTCCTTTATTTAATTATAATAGTGTAGAAACTTTACAAGCTAGTAAGACTTTACCTATTCCTAAATATATCGTTGTATATAAGGGTGATTATGATATATCTAGTGAGATAAATACTTTAATTAATTTAACTGAAAACTAGGATATAAATGAAGTATTATAGAATGTACATAAATTAGGTAACGCAGCTTTTATTAAACAGCTATCTAAAATAATTAGAATTGCTGAACAACATAATGGTATTAATTATTCAGGTGATACCAAGGTATTAAATACTTTGATAGAAACTATTAATAAGCATGAGAATTACCTTATTTCTGATAATGTAGCAGAATCAGCCTTCAAGAATGTAGCTTCTGCAAATATCTATTAGGTATCACATGATATTAGAAATCGTGATTAGGCATATACCGCTATTGCTATGGATATCATGCGTAAAGCCGCTGATAATTCTCCAAAAGGTAACTAGGCAGCTACTTTAAATATGCTTAATCCTATGACTAAGTATATTATGTAGTATCAAAACCTTGTAGGTAAGAATGTGATTAGTGTAGCAGCTAATGGTGAAAAAGTATGGTTTAATACTTTTTATTATTGGACAAAAGTGCTGAAGTCTGGTAATTAGAAAGCCATAAATAAATTAAAATTTTAGCATACTTATAAAAGAATAAATGGAAGAGCTAAGGGTACCCCAGTAGAATAGACTATTAATCATATTCCTGATTTAAATAAGTATGATGAACAAATAAAATCTACATTACAGAGTCAATTTGGTGTTCTTGATAATGAAGATTATAAATATGTTGATCAATTAATTTCCTAGCTTCTTTCTGCAGCTACTGATAATGCTAAAGAGCTTATTCTTGCTAAGATAAATGCAGGAACTAACTTCGCTAGAATGTATGTATATGGAATGATGATGGGATTAAACATAAATGATTTGGTTGCATTTATGACTAGTCCAGTATCAGAGCTTATAGATTAGTTAGCTAATCCTAATATGTTCTAGAATGAAAGTGGTAATGCAGCTATGGCTATCAATTTGGCTTAGGGTATTGTCGGAGTTAATAAATTCTTACACGGACAAATAAGAACAGTAAAAGAAGACCTCGAAACTGGTGAATAGTAGACAGTATGGATGAATAAAATTAAATATGTAACTAATTCATTAAAAAATACTGATATCTATGATTTAGTTAAGTAGAATGCTGGATTGTCTGAAGGAGAAGATATTAAAGGATTAGGAAGTATTATGCAAGCTTATATTAATTATGCTATAATTAATTAGGATGTAGATTTAACTGAATTAATTGATACTGATGATGTTGAAATTAACTCTTATCTTAGATACTGTCAAGATTTAACAGATAAATTGAGATAGGTTAGAGCACAGTATAATAAAGATTCTGATTTTAAGGGTGACATAGAAGAATTTAAAAATCTATATAATGATGCCTCTGAAATTTCTACAATATCATCTGCTTGGCTAGGACTTAATTAGGGATTACCTACTTCTGAGTTAGATTTACTTTCTAGAATGAATCGTATGTCTAAGATAGTTACAGATAGAGAGAAAGCTCTAAATATGAATGTATCTAAAATATATCCTAAAGAAGGGGCTAAGGAAAAAGAGATTTAGGAAGCTGAATAGGCTAAAGAATAGTTAATTAGTAGACTACACGAAAATAATCCTACTTTGGACCCAGAGTATATAGCAAATGAGTTAGATATTGCTCATGAGCAAGATTTAATTAATAACTTTGATATATATAAATATTTAGTAGATGATGAATATAGAAAACAAGCATCTGATTACTATGATATAATTAAAAGTACTGCTAATGTATTTGAAATGATGGAGTAGATTCCACATTACAAATAGATTTTATAGTTGTTTAAATCACTTGTTGTAGCAAATAATACCTTTGCATCTAAGAGTAGATTAGTTAATAAGCTATTAGCTAATTCTGAAAGTGTTAATGACAAATAGTTAAATGGAGTAATTAAGTATGTTGATAAATTAAATACATTATCTTTTATGAGAACCCTTACTCCTATAGCTGTTAACTAGGCAGATGGATTTGATCCATATTTTTAGAGTATTAAAGTTAATAAAATTGATCCTAGTACTATAAATGGTATAGCTACTTTAAAACATTGGGTTGAACATGAATTTCTTAATTACTTAAAGGAGAATTATCCTAATAATTCCTTAGTTAGACACCTTACTCTGGTGCCTTATAATAATACAGAAGTATTAGCAACCGATATAGATTTGCTTAATCCTGATATAACTATATAGTCTAGAGAGGCTTATGATGATATATTAAGAGGAATGGCTGATTTTGAAACTAGATAGTACTAGGGAGATTATACTATTGCAGATATTTTACAAATGTATAATATAGCAGTAAACAATAACTAGTATGGTGGCGAACGTCTTACTACTTCTTTTAAAGTTTGTACTAATCCTAAAAATATTTTAAATTAGTATTTAAAATTTATATCCGATTAGGACTGGGATATTGAAACAGATTAGGAATATAACTATACTGATTACTAGATAGCAGCAGCCCCTATAATTAGTACTTATGCAGAAAGTTACCACTAGGAGCCTTTTGTTAAAGTGAATGACCCTGTTCGAGGATATGTACTCAAAAAACTAGATAGTAATAACTAGTACTAGGAGTATGATTTAATTCCACCACCTGTACCAGATGAAAACTATCAAAGTAAAATGAATAGATTGCAGAATTTTAGTGAAAATAGTCCTTTAGAAATGCCTAATATGCATAATACATTATTCTTAACTAAAACAGTGGATTTTGATGGTAAATTTGAGGATTTAGATGTAGATGAACAAAAATAGACTATAGATGGTATTAGAAACTTGTTAACTTAGTATATAACTTCTAATAAAGCTTCACTTATAAAAGACTGTTAATTAATGGGATGTGATATAAAGGTATTGGTTAATAATTATGTAGACGGTAAATTATAGACCCAGGAGCAAACATTATTAAAAAATACTGATGAGGATATAGATATAAATAGAGCAGTTGAATTAATTACCCAATTGCCTAAAGCTGAACGTACTAAACTAGCTGCTCTTTTTAGGGCGGCTAGAGTACAAGCTTTAAAAGAATCAGATGTAGAAAAACATGAGTTTATTAGTAATACTACTATTGGATAGCTTCAGGATAAATATCCAGATTTAAAAGAGGCTTTTCCTGAATTAGAAATTAATGAAAATCATACTATAGTAGCTTGTAATCAAATTTAGTTAAATGGTTCTAAATATTTTGGCAGAGTAGTAAGCCCCAGTGGTTCAGATATTTTCTTTGTAAATGGATTTTATGGTGCCTAGGACTTATTTAATTACCTTGATTAGAGATAGAAAATAAAGAAAGCTATAGATAATAACACACTTAGGGAAGATCTGAAGGAATATCAAGAAGAATTAAATTCTATAATAAATAAATATAATATTTCCGGAGAAAAACTTTTATTAGATTATTTAGATAATAAATCTAAGTATAAACTCTTTAAAGATTCAAATGGTAATAATATAATTCCTTCTAAGACTCTTAATAATATATTATATAAGATATAGGACATATATAATTCAGATATGGGTAAGTCTGACTTAGAATTAGCTATTAAGAGTATAAAAGATCCTAAACATAAAAATAGATTTGAATATAAACTTACTATGAAAAATTTATATTCAGTACTTGCTAATTATATACAAGATATGCCTTCTTTTTAGGATTTTAATAGTTTAAGTTAGGAAGATTTATAGACATTCCTACATAAGATATTCTTATTTGACCCTAATTTAATGAAAGCAAAAGTTTCTAAAATAATAGGAGGGGAAACAAAAGAAGTTATTAAAGAAGCTGTAGATAAAAAAATTCCACAACGTAAAATTAAAGATAAATGGAAAGAATTATAGAAAGAGTGGGATAACTAGGAAGTTAAACTAGAATCTTTAGATAAAACTATTAAGAATCGTCCAGATTAGGCAATCGGACTGTTAAAAACAGCATTAGCTGATTTAAACCCGGACATATCTATTTAGGATGGTCAAATATAGATTAAATATAAAACCAAGGAAGAGGTATAGTAGAAAGAATCTGCTAAATAGTTAATTTTATCTTTTCCATATTCGTCCTTAGGTGAAGTATATAATTTTGGTTATGATTCTAAATATTTATTTAGTCCTGTAAAAGCAGAAGAAGGGGTTGATACTGATGGTATGTATCATGGAGTATATATTTATAAATATTATAATCCAAGTGCTAAAGTTACTCACTATGCTATATCTAGAAGTATAATATCTCCTAATTCATATTCTCAAACATTTAGTTCCTTAGAAGCAGCAAAGGCTAAAATAGATGATTGGAATAATACTTAGACTTTAAGAGAAGCAGGACTGTATTCAATTAAGATGCACCCAACTGCTCCACGTACTTCTAAAATAGAACTAAAAGGAGTTAAAGAAGGACAGATAATAACTACTTTGGATATTTAGTTACCTAGTATATCTAAGTTACCTGAAATATTTAATTAGGTATTAAACGGTACTTTGGTAGATTTTAGAAAGGTATTTCCTGATATAGAAGGTATTGAAACTTTAAACACTCCTGAAAAAGCAGCCGCTTTTGTTTATTTATTTACTAAGGGATTAAAAACAGCCGAAAATAAAAATACTGATATTAATTAGTTAATTAAAAATAACTAGAAGTTAGGAAAAGAGATAGTAGATAGGATAAATAAAGCTGAAACCAAAAGTTATCTGGTAGAAGAAATGCGGGGTAAAATAGCTACTCTTAAATATCTAGAAAATAACGGTAATAAAATAGATATTACTGGTAAGTTTGGGGATGAAGCAGCTACAAAACCTACTACAGCGTCAATGGAATAGGCAGTCCAATATTTTAATGAAAAATTTGGTATAGCTATAAATACTATGTCTCAAACTGAATTAGACGATTTTGGAAAATAGAATAAAATTGATGTAAAAAATGCTAGAGCCTTTATATATAACGGACAAATTTATATAAATAGTAGTAATGCTAACGTGTCTGATGTATTTCATGAGATGGCACATATATTTTTAGGGGTTTTAAAGGCTAACTATCCTGACAGTTATCAAGCGGTTATAGCTAAATACTAGCAAAAGCCTAAATTTAGAACTAATCTAGACTATATTAATGAAGCCTACACTAACTTTGCAATGTAGGATAAATTAGAAGAATGTGTTGCAGATATGATAGCTGATCAGATGTTTTAGAAATAGAGCTTACTTAAGGAATTTAAAGGACAAGATTTCTTAGAAGATTTTAAATTCATATTTGACAATTTTCCTCAAAATGTAGTAAATCCTATAGCTGAATCAGGATTATCTTTTGATACATTTATGAAAAAAGGAATTTCAGAAAATTCAGAAGCTATAAAAAGAAATATGAAGATAGCTAATTTAATTAGATAGAACATAGAATTAGGTAAAATAAAAGAATTTGGTTGTTAATGGGATGCAAGTATAGATTTAATGACAAAGTATATAATTCGTATCAATCTTTAATAGAAGAATTTAGTGATGGTGATATTTAGAGTGCTCTAGCTATATTATATAGTTTAGAGCATGATAAATAGACCTTATTATACGATAAATTAGATAAACTTAAAAAGGAATATAAATTCTCAGCAAATAAAGAATCTCCTATAGATGATGTAGATATAAATGCAGGAAAAGATTTTACTACTTAGACATTTATTGATTCAGCTTACTTTAAAGTAGATGGTAGACCCCCTATGTTTCGTATAGATTTTGATAATGAATACTTACCTATAGTTAAAGAGTAGTTAATAAATTAGGGATATACAGAATAGCAGGCTGAAGATACTATAAAACAAAGAAAGTAGAATTGGGAAACTATAGCTAAAGATGCTGCTGATGCTCACCGAATTATAGTCTCTTCTACTAGTTAGGATGATGATAGACATTTTGCTGGAGCCACTTTAAATACATCTTTACAACCAGTATTTAATTAGTTACATGACGTAGTTAACTCTGTAGAAAAAGAGGTACTTAAGAAAAATAGGGGAAATGGAGCTTATTTATTAAAAAACTTAAATGTCTCTGCTAAATTACGTGATTAGATAGAAAATATCATAGGACATATTGACTACTTATGTGTAAAACCAGATGGAACCTTAGACATATATAATCTTGCTGTATCTATAGATAATGAATCTGATTGGGCTGCTGTTAAAAAAGAAAAGTACAAATATAAACTAGCATTTTTAAAACGAATTTTAGCATATAATGGTATAAATGCCACTGATATTAGAGTTAATCTTATTCCTATAAAGGTTAAATACGATAATTAGTTCTAGAATATTACAGGAATAGAAGCATCTAAAGCTATTAGCTATGATATGAAAGATTCTCAATATACTATGTAGAAATATGATAATATAGTAGCTAATTTTATTGATTCTAATATAGAAGCCATTGATATTAATGATGAGGACTTTAATACTATCAATGCACAATTAGCAAGAATTTTTCCTAATTAGAGTATAGAAGTTACAGCGAGTGGTATTAAAGAATCCGCTAAAGGATGGGTTAAGTCTAACTGGAGTATGATAGCCAAACCTTCAGAGGAAAAAGGTTGGGATATATTACTCCCTGGATAGAAAGAAGCTATTCATGTAGACGATACTAGAATAGGTGAAAATAATGAACAGGTTGTAGCCATGGTAACTCAATTGGAAGATTAGTTAATAAATTCTACACCAGCATAGAAAGCATCTTATCGTGTAGTAGCAGATATACAAGCTGCCTACGAATAGGGACTGGATTCTTTCTATTGTTCCCTAAAAAATAGCTCTTTTATACAAAAGTAGTTAAATAAGTATTTTGAATTTGATACTAGAGACTCAGATGGTAAACCAGATTACAAGTGGGAACTAATAGATAATAGCACTTTAACTAATGCTAATATATTATTATTTAAGCATAAAGTTACTAATTAGATTGATGTTGTTACAATTACTCCATTTGATGTTAGTACTAAAGTTAAATATAAAGGAAGAGAAAATTTATTAGGTTCTTATCTTACAGACTTAAATAATAAAAATTTTACAATGCCAGCTAATTATGGCAATATCGAAGCTATAAAGACTCTCACAGCTTTAAATTAGATATTACCTAAATTGCCTTTTACTCCTAAATTGGGAACCTTAAAAGTAGTGGGAATATCCAATTTGCATGATAAAAAAGGTTGTGAAATAGACATATCTATGTTATTACCTCATTTTAAGACAATAGTAGATGTAGTTAAAGAAAATAATAGCTCGCTAAGTTTAAACAATAACTTTGAAGGCGTAGAAACTATAGACCCTTCTGAATTAATGATTCAAACTTGGAGAGAAGCTTTAAGTAGTCATCCGGAAGTATCTGAACTTAAAGAAATAGAAGATGATATTACATCAAAAACTAATTTAGATGGAACTGTAGTAGATGGTCTGGAAACTACTAAAACCGTTGAAGGTAAATTAATTAAGCTTTAGACTATTATTGATAAAATAGAGAATATGGATAGATTACCTAAAAATCCTAGAAGAATTAAAGAGTTAATTTATTCAGCAGATAAAACATTATCCTCTTTAGCAAAAGTTTATATGTCAGCTTTAAGGGCATTAAATATGTATAATGGAGATTTATCTCTTGAGAATGAAGCTTTTGGATAGATGTCTGAATATATATTTAAAACTCAAAGTATTCCTAATACAAATGTTCGTATAACTGGTTTTATGTTTTAGTAGGCTGTAAACAAAGTAGCTGATAGAGTTTTACATGAATATTCTCCATTACGTAAAGTTATGAATAAATTTTTTGAAGCCAAAGGATATACAGCATTACGTAATAGTACTATAGGTGATGAAGTACGAATCTTTAAAAATCTTTACGATCCATATTATTTAAGTGTTGGGGAGTTAAAATTTAAAAATCCTTATGATGAAGCTAATGACTTACATACTTCAGAAAGAGAATTTTTAAAAAATGTTTTATTTGAAATAAATAAAATAAGATATGAAATGCGAGGACAAACTTGGTAGTTTACTGGAATTAATGATTCATATCTTATTGATTCTATTAAAAATACGAATTATTTAGATGTTCCTCTAGAAAGAGCTTCAATTGCTACTCGTAGAACTAAAGCTAAGTAGGGTTTTAAAGAATTTGGACAGAGATGGATGAAGCGAATAATGCATCCGGTAGATGCTTATAATGAATTTATGGATGATACTCTTAATGAAGAAGAAAAAGCTGAAAGGGAAGCCGATTTAGAGAATTTACAAGCATATAATCCATTTAAAAGATCTGAAGATTCTAATAGACGAGCTAACTGGTTAAACGAAAAGGGATTGGATTACTTTGAAACTAATGTTGAAAATATTCTAATTGACTTTATGGAAAAACATATTTAGTCTGTTGAATATTAGAAAATGTTAACTAGAACTAAAGGTATTTTACTTGATTTATATTTAAAAGGAGAAACAGAAGATGATTTTAGAAATGTAGAACATACGGTGAAAACCATAAATGATTTCTTGTCAGTTTCTGTATTTAATTAGTCTATAATGGAACCTCAAACTAAGGCTATTGAAGCTTTAATTGATCCTATTAGAAGAGCCGTTAGTAAATGTTATATTGCTGGAAATGTAGCAGGAACTGTTCGTGATACTATTCAAGGTTTATTTGAAAACTTAGCAAGAAGTATAAACAAATATCAAACAGATATAACTGCTGCTGAGGTTCTTAGTGGATATAAGGAAGTAATAGTAGAGGGACCTCAAAATATTATGACTATTAGTAAACTTAATTAGTTAAATCTTAAATATAGATTATCTAATATGGATATTGCTAAAATTTCTGAAGGTTAGAAAACTTGTAGAGGTGGTATTTTAAATTGGGAAAACTGGGCTTACTCCACTCTTTATGGACCAGACTATTTAAATAGAATGGTATTATTTACTGCGCAAATGAAACATGATGGGGTATTTGATGCTTATTATATTAAAGATGGGCAGTTAGCTTATGATTGGAGACGTGACAAACGTTTTGATTTATATGCAAAAGGAGATAGAACAGATGAAGTTGCTTACTAGAAATAGCGTTCTTTATATCTTAGCTTAATGCGTATGATGAATTAGGAAAATGGAACTAGTTTAACTGAGGAAGATGATTTGCCTGATGCATATACTCAAGCTCAAATAACTTCATTTAAAAATCTTGCAGACAGTATATATGGAGCATATAACTAGAGTACCAAAGCTAAATATGAGAACATTGCAATAGGTCGTAATTTTGCAGTTTTTTCTACATGGATGAATGGTTTAATAGATAACTATGGAAAATCAAGACAAATCTCAAATAGTTCTTATCATGCAGAGCAAGAAACAAGAAATGGTAAACCTTTATACTGGAATAAATAGGGGGAAGCTGTAACCTTAGAAGAAGGTGGTGATGAAAATGCTCCTGTAATTAAATATGTCCCAGATATGGTACAAGGGATAATTTATACAATAGCTGATACTCTTAAAGAATTTCATTATAATGGTATAGATGGTTTTAAAGAAAACATTTGGAATAATGAAGTACAATAGGCTAACTTACGTAAATTATTCTCTGATTTATTAGTTAGTCTGATAGTAGCAGGTCTATTTGGATTAGTATTTAATCCTATATATAAAGACCATAAGAAAAATGCAGATGGTTAGAACTTAATAGGTAATGCCATTACTGAACTTGTATATAAAGGAGGTCATAGTGCTTTTGACGGATTTAAAGGACCATTAGTAGTATTAGACTATTTAGGTAATTCTACTAATCCTGCTACCTATAAATTATAGTCTAAAATAATTAATGATATATGGAACTTAGTTACTGGAAATAAATCTTTGCCTGAAACTATAATGAATTCACAAGCATTATTTAGAAGCTTTCAAGATACTTATAAATTATGGGCTAAAAATCAATAATTATTTTTATGAAACCTAGAGACAATTTATCTACTAAATATCCTAGATGTCATTATAATAAATTAGGTAAAACTAAAATGACATTTGATACTACAGATTTAGCTGAGAAATATCTCAAAAAGATGCACTTAGATACTTATACTATTTATCAATGTACTTATTGTAATAAGTATCATATATCACACATAAATTAAAAAAATAGGGGCAAGCTAGCATTTGCTAACTCACCCCTATAAAGTAAAAAAAAGGGCAAGCCAATGGATTTTACTCCACTGACCTGCCCTTAATTATTATACCATATTACATGCGTATATTCCATATTTTTGTTGTTAACCTCATCCAATGTAAAGGAAGAAGGAGATAACCATTTATGAGTCCAATCTCATTAGAATACTGTCCTTCACCATCAGAATCTATAAACAATCCATTCTCAACACGCTCTCTAAACTCATCTCTAGTATAGAGATTTCCATTATCTAACTTTTTCATATTAACTATTTTGTAATTGTCTTATCCTCTCTTGACATATATGAATAATCTTTTCATAATCTTCTATTCTAGCTTCACTCTCAGTCTTTCCTTGTAATACTTTAGTTCTATATATACGTTTAACTACATCAGCATCCCAAGGATTTAGTTTCCAATCTTGCCATACCGACCAAGGTTGAATTATTGATTTAGAATAGTTACTTTCTCCAATATTTTTATCTCTTACATTAGAATCATCTGGAAGTATTCCAATCTTTTGTAAATATTTAAAAAGATCAAGATTATTATTTATATATTCAGGAGTTATTAATTGCATTTATTTAAACATATTATTAATTCTACTTCTTCAGTAATTGTATTAAAAATAGTATGTATATCAACTACATTATAACCTACTTCATCAATACACATAAATTCTCCTATATTAGGGATTCTTTCCAATTCTGCGTCCGTTGTTTGATACACTTTCTCAGAATGCTCATACAAAGTTATTTTCATTTAATATGTACTTTATAATGAATTTTATCTAATAATTCTGCCAGATTTACAGGTGTGAAGTTATTATTATCTACACCCACATCATACTGGTTATCGAAATAATTCCATGGTTTATCTGGTGTACTATGCACATGACCATGCAATTGAATTATAGGACGATTAGTAGCTGGGTCGGGCAGAGAACCAAATGGGAAGTGATTAAGAATTATAGTTTTCTTCCCCACCCTAATTACTTCTTCCCAAGATACTGTTTCACATCTAAACGGAGTCTCAAAATTTTTCATAATATTCAAATTATCATGGTTTCCCATAATAAAGTTCATATGTCCCGTTAGACGCTTGATAAAATCAGGGATGAGTGATTTATCACCTAAAGCAAAATCTCCCAAGTGATAGACTATATCACCCTCAGAAACTACTTTATTCCAATTTGCTATTATAGTTTCATTCATTTCCTCTACTGAAGAAAATGGACGATTACAATATTTAATTATATTAGCATGATTAAAATGAGTATCTGAAGTTACCCAAATATGTTTTGCTTCTTCTTTTGTATATTTGATCATTTATAATATATTTATTTCTTGAAATAAAAGCAAATATCGGGTCTACCATAAATCCAACTTGTATCTATACTATAAAGGTACTTAATTTTACCACTTTGTGTATTGATAACATCATAGTTGATTCCACGACCTACTCCTATTATATTTGTTATTTGTCTTTTATTCCAAATGTTTCCATAATATCCAGCACCTGGATAAAAATCTATATAGATAGTTTTTTCGCCCTCTCTTAATAAATATTTACCAATACACTGCGGAACTCTTGATTCTATTAAAGCTTTAATTAAAGGTCTTAAATATAATTTATTAAATCTTTTCTGATTCTCGTTATATTTATTAATTACTTGATAGTTACTCTTTTTAACAGGCTTCTTGTAATTAAGAATACCATTAGTTACATAAAACCCGCCACATTGAGAATCTATATCTTCTTTATTTTGAATAAAGCTATAGAATTCTTCTTTAGGATTAAATTTACTCAGATTATTACATCTAGACAGAAACTTAGAAAATACTTTATTAACTAGGTGCCCTACATTGCATTTTAAAAACTTTTCAAATCTCTATTTCGTCCCACTCGCCATTAATTATATAGTAGTATTCGTCCAGTCTTAATTTCATAATTCTAAAAAGTCTCTAACATCAATATAATCTATGCCAAAGTTTTCAGCACACTTCTTATCTGAATCTGAAAAATCTCCAGGTTTACCGGAAGCATCCCCTATCATAATCATCTCTTGTTTATTGTAGTGAAGATTATGATTATAATATAATTTCTCTAGCATTCCAGTATTAGGCTTTCTATAGGGATTATCCTTATCCTTAGAAGCACAATATAGGTAATCATAGTACATAGCTAATCCACGTTCAATTAAATAGAAAAAGCATAAATCACTAATGGCATCTATTTTAGTCCCAAAATCCGCCTCAGATATAAATTTGCCAATACCACCTTGATTAGTTACTATAAAGAAATAGCTAAGATTTGGAAATGTCTCTTTAATCTTATCTAACACAGGTAACTGGATTCTAAAATCTGTAATATCTTCAGGGAATGTTTTACCTGAAATAGTCTTAATTAAAGTGCCGTCCAAATCAATGAACAGCACTTTTTTAGTTTCAAAATCAATCATTCACAATATTGCTTAATTAATACTTCATCAGTTATGGCATCCTTTTGATAACCAGTATTAAGTTCTTTCATAGCCAAGCTATAACCCTCCCAATTATCAACTCCTTCAGCCTCTAAAGCTTCTAACTTTTCGGAATTTTGAATTAACATTAAGAGAACCTTCTTATCTATGAATGCCTTGTCATTTGATAAGTTAACAGAAGATAACTCACTTTTACCCCACGGTATATATTCTTCCTCTCCTTCAGAATTTTTAGGTAGCATATCTTGATAACCATCCCATAATGGACAAGTCATTCCGGCAACCCAATCTAATATATCGTGCGCTGATAAAAAACTAGTATTATCATTAACTAAATATTCAAAAACTTCAGTTACTTTATACATTTTTATTTACTAATTACTCTGATATTACTATTACCCCAAGGGCTATCTCCATACTTATGACTAGGTGCATTCTCTATATTATACCAATAAGCATCAACTCCTAAGTCTTTTTCTTTATCTACTATTTCTTGTACTGGGCAAAAATCATTTGGATTTTCTACATAGTACTCAAAAGTTTCAATAACTTTATACATTATACTAAGATGCTTTTAGGATTACCTACGAATTTATTTGCCTGAGCCTTAATATTCTCGATGTCCTTAATTTCAGACTGAATCTTCTTTACTTCCTCTTCTTTTTCTGAAATCTTATCATTCATTTTAGAAATTAAAGTAACTGCCTTATCGTGAGCAGTCTGAAAAGAAGACTGGATATTATTCAACTTAGCGCTAAAAGAAAGACCAAACAAATTCTGTAATGAGTTCATATAACAATATTTTTTAAATATAAATAATTGGTCTAATTAATACTAATTTAAATATTTACTTATTCATAAGTTACTTTTATTGTACCTAATACATAATTATGGTAATACTCCTCTAGCTTAGGTATAATGTCATTCAAAAGAGTTGACTTATGATTAAATGCCCAGTTATAATTAGGAATTTCTTCTATAGGCAACCATTTAATTCCGTCAACTTCATCTTTTTCTCCACCTGCTTGAAGTTTACCAATATGTTTTCTAAGACTTAAAATACATAAATGTCTTAAAGTAACATTACCTTTATTACACTTTTTAGGGTCAGTCTCCACGTTAATTAATGCAAAAGCTTCTGAAGGAATACTAACTCCACATTCCTCGGCAACTTCTCTAGAACATGCTTCAGTAGCAGATTCTCCACCATCTAAATATCCACATGGCATATTCCATTTACCTTGGTCATCAGGAGTACCTTTACCTCTTTTGTTAATTAACACATACCACTTATCATTCTCTTTAGCTAATACTACACAGCTAACAGCACAATATCTACCACTCCAAAGAGTCTCTCCCTTATGAGGACCATCTGGAATAGTATAAGAATAAGATTTTTCTATTTTACCTATTTGATTCATTTGCTTAAAATTAATGAAATTTTCTCAAGACATTTATTACATATGTATTTCTTTTCATTAAGTGTCCAATACCGAGTATAATACTCTATTATTCCCACTTTCCTATCTAAATCTATAGTAGAGCCACAGAAATCACAAGTATAACTAATATTTTTACCCATTTAATTCATTTTAACAAGTTTCTATATAATAATTCATGTTTCCTCCACTACAATTAGCATTTCGTATATATTTACTTCGAATTTCATCAGGTACATTCATAATAACATATTTACCTGAATAAAACTTTTCACCATTAATTACGAAATTGCCCCATTCATTATTTTCTGTAGCATGGTCTATAATATCACCAACAGTGTCCAAAGGGGAGTGAACTATTTCATAATCGGAAGTACAATCCCCGTACATATTTGATACTAATTCTATCATTTATAATATTTATATAATGAAGTTACATTAGGGTCTTTACCGCCATCATAAATGCACACAGTCTGAATGATTTTACAACCTTGACGGATTTCTTTGAGAGCTTCTTCTATTTTATTTCTAGTAGTACCTGAATAAAAAGAGTCATCAAATAAAATAAAATCATCAACGTCTATTTGATTAACTAATATTTGTGCTTTAGTGTCTTCTTGTCGTAATCCCCCATTAACTAATATTACTTGTTCAAAGGTTTTACGTATCTCATAAGGCATGTAATTAAATACTGCTCTTCCGAAAGCACCTGTGAGAATCAAACCATTCCAACCAAATGTAGGAATACCTCTATTTACCCACAAGTGCTCATCATTGAACCAACTTATCCCAGGTGGCATCAATAATACTCTTGTGTCCTCGAATCATATCATCTAAGTGATTAAAGAAATCTTCACCACTAGGATGATTTTTAAGAATCTCTTCGACTTTTTATCTAAGAAGTTCATTTTCTTTTATATTTAATCAGTTTTATAAGAGGTTTATTAAATTTATGAAGAAATCTATCATTTATATAAGCTAAAAAATTTACCTAATTCATATACAGCTACAACAGAGTTTAATGCTGGACATAAAACCAAAAGTAATACACCACCTGGTTCGTCAGGATAAGCCTCATCATAATCTGAATCGTATCTGATATATAAAATAGCCCCTCTAGCTGAAATTATATAAATAGCTAATCCAATTGTTATCATTTTTTATGCACTTTATACGTAATTAAATTATACAATTTTTTATTAAGATATGATAAACTAATGGACAAGAAGTCCATTATTTCTATGAAGCATATACCACTATTTACTACAGGACAGAATACTAAAAATATAGTCCAACTATCCTCATCAAACATGGCTTGATCATATCTAATACTTATTATAGCCCCTATAATTGATGCTATGTATATTATAATTAAAATAATCATTCTATTTTAGTCAATTCAATGAATTTTTGGTGCATTGGCTTAGCAATCTCCTGAGCCATAGGATGTGCATCAGGAGCATCTCTTCTCTTAAAGAAGTTTTCCCAAGCATCTTTAAATCCACAAGAGATAAGTTCAGACTTAATGCCTAGAGGAAGTATAGAACGAGCCTGCTGAGGCGTCCAACCATTCTTTAACATTCTAAAATAGCCCCACTCAGCGTTTTGTAAAAAATCAATGAAACAAGTACCTCTAATATCCCAACAAGGCTGGATAAAAGTTAACTCATTACCAAACTTATCTTTAGAATAATTACAATAACGAGTACTTTCAGCTAAATGAGACAATCCTACATGAGTTCTAAACTCGTCCATAACTCCACGATCAAGAATCATGTGAACTGTGTATCTTGCATGATGATGTTCAGTAGGCTCACAAAGATACTGTAAGTCATCCTCCCAATGATTATCCTTAATTACTCTGTAATTAGTAGATATATAAGCATGACCATCAAAATCGTCCTTGATGCTCCAAGGATTAAGAGCATACTTACCAACAGCTTTTATGTATTCATAGCCTGGTTCAAGATTCTTTGTAGGAATATCTAAATAAACAGTGCCAAACTCAAGAGGTCTATCATGTCCTCTAGATTCTAGCATATTTACAAACTTCTCATAAGAGGTGTCTGTAATTTTATCCTCACTCTTGTAACTTACTCGTGCACATCTTTCAATATGCTTTTTGATTCCCACCAAAGAGAAATCTGTTTGATTAATAAATTCAAATGACTGTTTAATTAATTTCATATTAAGATTGATTATTTAATTTATACACTAATTCAGAAACAGAAGCCTTTAGACTTGTATTTTGCTTAGTCAAAGCCTTTACCTCTTTCTGTAATTCGAGTATTTTAACTTTGGCTTTAGCTAAATCAAAGTCTTCTGGAACTTCAAGTTTAGACGCTTTAATCAAAGCACTCAAGTTAGTTATAGTTTGCTTCTGAGATTGTATTTTGCCTCGTAACTTAAATTCTGGATCAGTTTCATCTATCCAAGATTCCAGTTCACCAAGACGCTGCATCGCTTTACTATAATAAACTTTTCGATTAGCATCATACTTCTTAAAGTTATCAACTTTATGTTCTAAACTTTGAATTGTACTTTTTAATTTACCAACATATACTCTAACTGGATCTAGCAGTAGAGGATTCATTGATTTCACCATAATCCTATCGTCTTTCCTACTTCATTATCTATTAAACAATACTGAGAACCATCAGACAATGTTTGAATAAACTTCTTACAATGTTCAACAATTTCAGCTTCTTTTTTAACACCAACAATTTGTCCTGTTCTATAAGGGTCTGCTTTAGTAGATTTAGAGGCATCTATACCTACAAAAAATACAGCTTTATCTTTATAAGTGGCACACTCTTTACAAGCGTGGTTAGCATATCCAATAGCCTTATTGTGTAACTTCTCTACTTCTTTAGCATTTTCTTCTGTAAGTAGAGAGTTCATAATAATTCCATTATCAGCTTCCTTACCACAAATTGGACATAAATACTTAACTATTGAGACTCCTAATTTATCATGCATTTCCTATAATTTCATAATTCATAAAATTTTGATCTTTATATTTAATTAAATTATCTAATTGCCAACAAGTACAAGGTTCTATTTCGGGATACATATAACTAGGAATTATTGCTAATTCCCTAGCACATCCCCAACAATATCTCCTAGAACAACCCCAATATTTTGTTGGATTATCTTCTTTAAGTTCTAATTCTGGTGTATCATAAAATATATGTAACTTACCCTTATGTTTCTGACCATAGTCATCATTGGGGTAATCATACGTTATATAATCAGAGTCTCGAGCTATCCATAATTTCTTACTCATTTGAATAATAGAGAACTGTTGGATTATCCTTATGTATATCTATATTATCTAATTTAGCTATAGCTACCTTTTGTTTAAATTGCTCTAAATCAAATGGATCTGATATAACATGAATACCATTAATAGTTTTAGTGAATGTGTTTACTTTGACACCATTAGGTCTGCATCTATAATTTATTTCTAAATACTTATTTATAAGACTCCAATCTTTAGTGTCAAAATCTAATATCCACTTAGATTTATACTTATTACATCGTTTTCTACCAAGAGCCCTAGATACACATTTAAATAATTTATGAGTTCCTAGTTCTATAGCCTCTAGAGCTTCCCTGATTATTTCGTATTGTACTTCTTTACAATTTCTAGGATTTACCCAAAAATAAGCTCTAGCATTGAAAGCTTTACATAAAGTAGTAATTTCTTCTTTCTTAGATAAGAAAGTTTCTTTATCAAAGAAGTGATAATCTTTAATAACATAGCCACTACTACTTACGTTATTCTTTTCTTTATTTCTTTGCATTACTTGTACAAAGAAGAAATCTCCCTGGTCTGAGAGATTGTCAAACCAGGGAGCCACTACATTAAAATTATCTATTGTCATTTAATTACCATTCAAAGGATATTTATCCTTATAATTATTATAAAAACTTCTGATAACTCTTTCTGTAACTTGTAAATCTCTGTTTTTATCACGCTCAATACATACAGATAAAGGAGTATCAAAAAAATCCTTAAATTCTATAGCATGATTTCCATGAGCTATAACTAGGGCACGATCTAACACTTTTTTATTTAAATTGGTATTATCAATAACTATATCATAACCTTTAAGTAAGGCTTCAATTAGAGCTTCCTCTTGTATATGTTGTACAAGTTTTTCTCTACTAGGAACCCAATACTTACCAAGCATAAGTCGAATATCATCTTGATTAATTCTAACTCTGTGTTCAGGGTCTTCAAGAACCCATTGCTTAGCCCATGTAGACTTTCCACTTGCTGGAAGCCCTCTACATATAATTAATTTACTCATTTTCCTCTACATCAATACTTTCTGGTTCACCTTCTAATTGGATATCATCTAAATCTGCATATACAGCAGCATCTATATCTCCAATTCTAGCTTGTTCGATAGCTTCTTCTCTTGATTCTGCTTCATACGTAAGATATCTCTTGCCCTTACATTTATACACCATATTTACTAAATATCTCATACTACACTAGCAAAGATTAAAAATAGTATCATTAATATAATTATAAACATACTCACAATTATACCTTTTTCATAGAAATATGCATCTTTCCAGTTTTTATTCCATCCAATATTATTAGCTAATTTAATCATTAGATATTCTTTAAAGTTTCTCTTATGAATCTTTTTGTATCATCTATTGCTTGTGCAATGGCTTCTTCATCTAAAGTAATATCTAATCCAAAATCTTCAAATAGTCTATCTATTATATATTCTCTAAATGATTCAGGATATTGTGCGCCATCTTCTAGATAATCTGTAAACGCTAACTCTAAAGCCTTTCTATAATTAGACTCTTCAATTGTTCCTTTTAACTTCATAATTATTTAATTATTAGTGAACCCAATGGTCATTTATATCTATATCTGCTCCTAAAAATACATTAGGACAGAATGGTTTACCTCCGGCTATCATACAATCAATAAGTACTTTACCTATCTGCTCCTTAATTGCTGTTGGACACTCTAGATTAAATTCATCATGAGCTGGTACACACATTTTTACTTTATCTATTAGCTTATGATCTACAATCCAATTAAATAGTTTGATAGAAGATAGTTTAAAGCACATTGCTCCTCTATTCTGTATTCTATAATTAATGGATTGTTTCTCAGAAGCTGCTTTACGCTGCATATAATGTCTTACTTCCTGTACAATTTCATCCTGTGGATTACGTTTTCTTACATTCTGATAATACTCCCAAAATCCAGGTTCCTGCATTTTACTATGGGTCTCTTTTAACTCCTCAGCATCATAAATATGTGCCCTATGTCCAGTAAGAGGATTAAGTAATATATAACCGTCTCTCATAACAGCTGCTCTACAATAGTCCTGGTATCTTTTTATTCCTGGAAAACCTTCCATAAAATTATCATAAATTTCTTTGGCTTCTTCTACAGGAATACCATCATTCTTAGATATAGTATTATAATCACCTCCATAATTAATAGCAAATTCAATAGATTTAGCTTTTTGTCTCCAATTATGATAGAGTTTCTTTATATCCTCAATCTTAGTGTCTCTTGGAATTATATTAGGATAACTCATGTAGGCTACCAAAGAATGAACATCACCGCAACCATGTTCAAATAGGTCTATCATCTTCTCATCTTTAGAGACAGATGCAATAATACGAGATTCCTGACTTTGATAATCAGCAGATAACCAAGCATTACCTTCCTCAGATGTAAAACATGCTCTAGTTTCTGGATCATGAGGTAGATTTTGCATATTTAGTTTCCAAACACCCCCACCTGAACTAACTCTTGCAGTATCTGTACCTATAGAATGAAAATCTGCATGTATTCTACCTGTTTTAGGATTAATTGCATTTAACCAGTTTTGTCCATAGGTAGATACGACTTTAGCAGCTTCCTGATACTCTAAAAATATAGGAATAATTGGAAAATCATTCTTTTGAGGCTTTAAAACATTTGCTTCAATAGACTTCTTTTTCTGTTTAGTCTTTTTGTCAAATGTTTCTACATTAATTCCAAGTAATTCAAATAGAGGTATTACTTGTTTTTGACTACTCCAATTTATCACACATTTAGGTTCAGTATCAAATCCTGTAAATAAGTCGCCTTGAGTGTCAATTCGTGTGAACTGATTCTTAATTACTTTCTTATAAGCATCAACCTTACCGTCAGGAGTTTGTAAATCTTCCTGAGGAAATCTTTTATATCCATCCTTAGTCAGTCTCTTTACCTCAGCAGGATAATCTGCAGAATATTTAGGATATTTAAGTTCAGGATATTGAATATCATAGCCATTATGAGGATTTTCTTTATCCCAAGCTACTACCCAAGCATTTAATTCTGAAATAGCTTTATCAAGTTTAGCTTGATCTTTAGCCATTTTAGCTTTCCACTTTGTAATATCAAGGTGAACTCCACAATATTTAAAATAAGCAAGAGACTTAACAAATTCACATTCTAGCTCTACTGCAAGCTTCATGCCTTGTTTTTCTACCTCAATATCTTGCTTTTCTTTTATATCCTCTATATACGTAACATCCCCTGCTGCATAAATAACAACTTCAGTAGTTAAGCCATCATTAATAATTTTACCTCGAACAGTCTTATCAATATTAATATTTAAATAATTCCATGCAGCTGCTTTCAAACTCTTTTCACGCATCTGAGCCGGATACCCTAGGTATAAGAGCTGTTCTGTTATCATACCATCCCAAATATGCTTAGGATAGATACCTTGAACATATAAAAAGGTTAAATCAAACATTAAATTCCATCCTAGAAATAATCTGTCTGATTCTAGGTAATTTTTAACTATTTGCTTTTCTCTTGGAGTTACAGTAGTCCAATCAATAACTACTTGATTATCTTTATTACCTAACTGTATAGTCAATAAAGCTTTAGTATGACAGTCAAGTCCTTTAGTTTCAGTATCTAATTGGCATAATTTAAGAGGCAACAGAACAGACATTGCCTGCTTCATTGTTGCCTCTATATATTTATCAGTCTGAAATAAACTTTTATTATGACTAACTAAATAAATCATTGATAATCACAAATAGTTAAATTATTTAGAACTATATCTTCATTATCAATATTTAATTTATCTTTTATAGCTTTTTCTACGGCTTCTTTTAATTCTTCTTCGTTAATAACCAAATGTCTGTCTTCTTTATACTGAGGAATTGTAATGTCTACAAAAGTACCCAATTCAACATTTACTTCTACAGTAATATCTCTATCATTAGGTTCATTCCAAGGTGCACTTGGGTCATTATAAGCTCCTGCTGGATAGTTCTCTGTCATGCTAAATAGTCATTTAACCACTCTACTCCGTATTCATCTATTACCTTTTCATCTATCTTTATAGCCTCAAGCTCAATACCTTCTCTTTGCTGCTCATACCAATCTTCAAATTGATCCTCTTCTCCACATTCTTCACTTTCTTCCAAATCTGGATCGTAAGTAAATTCATCTAAATAACCAAATGAATCAACACACTCTTCTATTAATTCATTTGCGTAACTAGATTCTAATGTAGGATCTTCTTCGCTCTCAATTACTTCTTTTATTGAAGCATCACAAGCTCCTGGGTATTTAGCAATAACTAACCACCAATTTCCATTAAGAAATTCTTCTTTAGATATCATTATATTAATTTAGATAACTGTAAATTGCATCTCTTTCTTATTCTATCTAAAGCTTTTTCTTTTATCTGTCTAACTCTTTCAACACCGATACCAAACATGTCTCCTACTTCTTGTTTAGGCATAGGATTCATTCCTATACCAAATAACATAATAATAATATCATGTTCCCTAACAGGAAGTACATCTAGACATTTACATAATTCTCTATTAATAAAGCTTTTATTAATTTGTTCATCAAGAGGTGGTTCTCCATCAGGTATTACATCACATACTTGACTATTTTCTTCATCCCCACCAATAAAATCATCAACACTAACTAATCTGTTAGAAAATTGTGCTAAATAATCTATTTGCTTTTCGGGAATATTAGTTAAAGTATGTAATTCATTTGTGGTTGGATTTCTTCCATTCTTTTTGATAAACTCATTAGTAGCTCTTAATATTTGAATTACTTTTAAGTGTTGAGTTACTGGTAATCTAATCTCACGACCATACCAATATATAGTAGTATAAATACATTGTTTTATCCACCAAGCAGAATAATTAAGAAATTTAACACCTCTAGTTGGATCAAACTTATTTACAGATTTACATAAGCCTTCCAATCCTGAAGATATTAAATCCATAAGAGGAATACCTCTATTCTGAAACTGCTTAGCTATAGTTACTACAAATCTTAAATTAGAAGTAATTACTTTTTCTCTTGCCTTTTCATCTCCATTTTGAGCCTTAATGATTAATTCATTTATTTCTTCATTATCTAATATTTTATATTTAGATATATCTCGAAAATAACTCTGAAGTAGAGAGTCCGACTTGTCAGAAAAAATAACTCTTTTATTCATTAATTGTAGACTTAGCTAGTGCTTCATCTAATTGCTTTTCTTCTTGGGTTGGTCTGTTAAGACCTATACGTATACTAAGAATAGTGAGATAAGCTTCCATTGCTCTAAGTTGGGCTATCAACAAATCTTTATTAAGATTATCTATAGAAGTCTTATCTATTTTATGAATTAAGAAATCTCTAAGTTCTGTAGTTTTAATTTCTAATTCCTTATAATCAGTAATAAGTTGGTTAAATATTTCGTCTTTCATTATTAGTATTTTTAATTAAAGTAGAATCTAGAACAGTAAATGTCTAATATATCATCTTCTTCTTTATTAGTCGATTTCCAAATATGTAGGTTCATAACTAATATGGTAATCATTATCAAGAATAGAAACATTATATATTTCTGTATTATTCAGTTTCAAATACTTATCTTTACAAGTATGTAGATGCCCACAAAATACATATTTAGGTTTAACCCTCTGAATAGCTTTAGCTAAACTTTGACCTCCAGCATGAATAGATTCTTGACTCCATCGACTCGGAGGTAATAAATCTCCTAAAGCAGGAGTATCATGGGTCAACCATATATCATTTGGAACCTGACTATATAAACCCTCTAGAAATTCCTCACTGTGCATAAATGCCCAAACACGTGACATTGTGGAGAACCTTATAACTTTTACCATTAAGAGCCATATAATTAGTATAATCATTAAGTAAATAAGTAAACTTAAAATCAGAAAGATACTCCAAGGCTTTCATTACCGGATATTCAGAAGCACATATAAAATCATGATTACCTGCTACCATATATACTTCTTCACAAGGCAATTCTTTAATCCAAGGTAAAAAATCTTGAAAGAACCATACAATAGATTCTACTCTATTTTTCTGTATATTCAAGGGTACAACATCTCCTGCAATTAAACATAAATCACACTTTTGTATATGGATAAGATTACCATGTAAATCAGACATTGCGCATATTTTCATATTCTATTAAATATTCAAAGAATCCATCATAAGATAAGTTATCTTTTATTGTGATAACTTCCTTTCTATTATCTACAGATTTACACCATTGATGTCCATTAACTACTTGATATAGAGATTTATTATTATATACTATATCTAGCATAGCTTCCCAAGTAGCTATATTTCTAGTATAAGAACAATCATCTCCTATAATTATGTAGTTAAACATAAATATTAATTGCCACTTCCTAAATAAAGTGATAGCAATATAAGGATTCCATTCATGCTCGATTCTTTCATACTTCCATTTCCAACCAACAGCACTAAATCTAATATCTAATATTCTATTATAATATCTAGTTGTTATAGGTAATCCAAAGAACCATATTTTCTTACCACAATGGACATAACAGTTGGGTCTTTGAAACCAATTTCTACACTTCCACCAAACATAGAATGGATTTTTATACTCATTCCAATGCTTGATGAAAGTGCGTACTTTATTAATTAAGTTCATCTTCTTTATCCATCTCTGGGTCAGATTGAGCTTTATCTACAAATTTGAAACATTTCAATTTCCAAGCGTGACCAATCATATCCTCCTTTTTAATAACTATACCTTCATGAGGTACCTTATTAACACAAGAAGGTGATTTACATTCCATATAGAAACGCTTATCATTAGATAGTTTGTCTAAAAATAGTTTTGACCAGTCTTTATCCTTACTATCTAATTCAGGATATAAATCCTTAGCATACCCATAATAATATTCAGTTACTGGAGTTAGTCCTACTGATTTACAATATTGCTGTACTTCTCTTGCACTAAATTCATGTACTTCACCATCTACATTAGTTAGTGTGATTCTATAAGGTCTTACCTTAAAATGTTTTTCTGGCTTATATACCAAATTATCTACAACAACATTAGGTTTTTCACAACCATAGTCATATCCCTTTTGAATATATGTGCCAGTTGGATTGTATCCTACAATCTCTGCATAAATAGTCATACCCTTTTGAATATATGGACGTAGATAATCATCAGCATACTTCCAAGTATCATAACCATAAAATCCTGGTGTCACATTAGGATTATAATACTGATTTTTAATCACATTCTTTGAAGCATATAGATGGTCATAAATATCAAAGTTATTACCTGTAAGCCATTTAGCTAATTTTTCTTTCCAAGTAAGTTCCTTATGACACATTACATATGCTGAGATATGGGACATTCCATGTATTTTCTCAGTAATACTAATTAAATCTTCGGGTTGAATTACATTAGGACATTTCTTGATAATAACTGTGTCATAATGAAATCTGAATTGAGAAGAGATGACTTTATCGAGTTCCTTCTTAACTTTACGTGTCTTTTTTGAGCCTCCTCCAGGAGCTCCCTGTGATCCTTTAACGATGAATTTCTTATTAACCCAAAATGTCTTGCCTTCATGTTCTACTGTATCAAATTCAGTTCCGTCAATTAATTCAATATCTCTATTGGTTATAGATATAAGCCAGTTGGTAAATTCTACAGCAGGCACAATAAATCCTTCTGATAATTCACCTTTTAATTTAACTGCTTTAACCTTACCATTATCTTCAAATAGACCAGTTTTATGTGGATTGTTGTTTTTCTCTGATTTTCTAAATAAGTTATCATAAGATAAAAAATCAGGGTTAATACAACAAGCTGTTGGGAAATATATATAAAGCCCAGGTTCAGCATCTATTGAAGTAATAATATTAAATCCATCAATAGTACAACATTTAAGTTTAGTTACTTCCGGATTTGAATGTTTTCTAAAAACTTTAATATCAACTACTTTAGCTAGATAATTAATGTTACAATTTTTGCTCTTGATTAGCTTCATTATTAATTAATTCTTGAGAGAACTTAATATTATCTAATGAAATAATCTCAGATACCCAAGGACATTTATCTAAAATTGCCAATCTAATTGCCTCTTTAACTTTAGTTACTATCTGTTCTTTAGTTAAATTAGCATATTTACTTTTATCTACTTTGATACACCAAGGTAAGGCTGATTCAAACCCTCCTTGGTGTATTTTTATAGTAGCATCGAAATTAATAGCATATTCCTTTAATTTAGAAACATACTTAACTTTTGGTTTCTTTTCGATAACTACTGGTGGAACAACTACTTTCTTTTTAGGCATTATGCAAATTCATCATCTGAAGCAACAGATTTGAAATATTCACACAGAAAGTTGGCATATACTTGTGATTGTGCTTCACTATAACTATTATCGAAATAGAACTGAAAACAATGGAGAAGTTCATGCCAAAACGTATTGGTTATTTGATCTTCTGTCAACTTCACCACAGTTTTATCTTCTAATTCTATAGTTTTAGCTATAGTTATAGTATTGGTAGCATCGCACCAATTTCCATAATTATCATTATCTGTTTTTTCTACTAACTGTACCTTAATAGTATTTCCTGCACACTTAAACTCGCTCGGCAATTGCATCAATAATTTTCATTACTTGTTCGGGAGTCATCTTATATATGTCTTCAGAATCTTCTAAATTTACTCTATCTTCTAGATAGTTAAGTAAATCATCCATTACATCTAAGGTTTCTACTGGCAAATGATTCTTAATAACAGAATACTCTATATCTGTTATTTCTACTGGTTCAAATTGTAATAAGTCTAAACCATATTCCCAACCTTCATTAGTGCCAAAAAACTTATCAGTTATAGCACTACCTAATTTGAGTTTAGCATACATATAGATGCGATACATATCCTCGTCCAACAACTCATAAAAAGGCACATCAAACTCATCTGCCCAATTTACACTATCATTAATTAAATAATGTTTCATACACCTGTTTGTGCTGTATAAAAGTTAATACTTCCAGTTCCCACTATGTGAGCCTCTTCATCTACTTTATCTATGTAGTATTCTACTTCACCCTCAATTATAGTAGCACACCAAGGATGTTCTTCTATCCAGGATTTCCATTCAGGGTTATATGCAAGTATTTCATCAAGTAAAAACACTCCTACAAGACCGGCATCTGCACAGAATCCTCCAATATCTTTGCCTTCGTAAGGAACAAAAGATTCATCATTTTCGAGGTTATCATTCAGAACTCGTAAAATACTTTCTAGAAGTTCTTTTGGTTCTTCTTCTGTTTGATAAGTAGTACAACTCCATAAATAGTAGATTCAGAAATATAATTATGGATACCTAATACTTCCATATTCTCTCCAAAATCACATTTATCCCAATCATCATATTTACGAGACTCACTAAAGTAGTAATCTAAAGCAGCTTTATAAGCCAACTCTTCTGGAGTAGAATAATCCTTAAATGGTTTACTAATTATAGATGCTGGAAGTCCAAAATCCTTTTCATTAGGACACTTAATAGGATTCTCTTTAATTATATAACATGGGTCTGTAATTACAATGGTTCCTTTGAAATACATTAGTCTGCAAAATTTAGAGTTGCTCCTACTTGAGCATTATTTAATGTATCTAAATCATATTTATCAAATCTGCCTATAACTTTATTTTTATGAATTACTTCATAATGTCCCTTACCTATCAGTTTTATTTTCATATTTTAATTTGGAATAAAATCAGTATAACCGAAGGTATCAATTGGTTGTTCTACTATATCTCTACAATACTCTTGATGAGCTTTTATACGTTCTTTCAATGTTTCTAGAGAAGAATCAATCCAATTAGTTATCCATAGCATCTCTTTATTCTCATTCATTATGTAATAACCATATTGATCTGATTTGGCTACTATTTTACCTGAATGATAATCAATGCCATCAGCTCCTGGTGAATAATACCATATTGTATCTCCTATATCTAACATAATTACTCTAAGTCAAATCTAAATATTCTCAACTTAGGTTGAGTAGGTATGCCATCATCCGAATAGTTAAAGAAAGTACACTCAGCTTTGTGTCCTTTGTACTTAGTTTCAAAGTTCTCAACATATTCAGCTTTAATTTCCCTGTTACCTACTGGCATAGCTTCAAAAGTACGTCCATCTTCTAATTCACAAGTAAATGTCATATCTTCAGAACCTCTAAGTCCTAATTTATATCCAATTACTATGAAATCTTCAGACTTATATTGTTTAATCTTTATAAGATTGTTACAACGAGAACCTACTTTATAAGCCTTAGAAGGGTCTGTAATTACAGCACCTTCAAATCCTGCAGAAACCCATTCATCATGAAGTTTCTTCATATTATCCCAACCAGATACATATTTATGTCCCAAGAGTCTGATTGGTGCTTCTGATTCATCCTCACTACTTCTATAAATAGGGAAATTATGAGCTTCTGCAAATTTATTTTCCAAGAACTTATAACGCTCTGAAGCTATCATGTCAATATCTGCAGAGTTATAACAATCATATACCCAATACTGCAACCAATCACAATCATAAGCATTCTTCTCCATTCTAGCAGCTCCTGAAAGTTGCTGAAGGGTCTTGCCTCTTACGAATAATTCACCATCAAGAATAATAGTAGGGTTCTCTTTGAAGAAAGCTACTAGAGAAGGATTAGTACGCAAATGAATTGTACTATAGTCATAATGTTCTCCACCACGGCTGGCTGTATGAATCTCTTTACCATCCCAGTAGAATAATGCTTTCACACCATCAAGTTTTCTACTAATTAACCATTCTTTATTAAATATCTTAGGATTTGTAACTTTATCAGCTTGTTTAGCTAATTGAGGTTTAATTACACCGTACTGATTGGTTTTAACATCTCCAAATATACTAAGAAGTTCATCATCAGTATATTCATTAGGATGTTTGTCAATTTCTTTATAGCCCTTATCTAAATATTTCTTAACTTCAGAGTTAAATTGTAAGGTATATTGTTCCTGCCAATTTCTCTTTTGTTTAGTTCTATCTACAATAATTTGAGGTGAGAGGGTTGTTTTTCCTCTCACCTGACCATAACTACGTTGAATTATATAACCAGCTGGTTCACAATCTGAATGCCATTCTTCATCACATTCTACAACTGCAAAACGAAATTTACCAGTACTAGCGCGTCCTAAAAGATATTTAATCATTACTTACGAAACTTTTCTACAATATTCCAAAGGTCATCTACTGTTTCTGTTGGAATCTCTGTACCATCTTCATTATAGGCTTTATTTACTTCATCACCTTCAAACAAAGCCGGTCTCTCATATATCCACCAGTTAATCCAATCTACTCCATCCTCATCGAATACAATATTCCAAATTGATTCAGCAAGATCCGCTACAGTATCTCCAATAGGAAGTTCCCACAGATTAATACCAAAATCATCCCATCTATCGTATTCTTTATTTAATTTCAATGTGTCTTCAATAACCTTTGTGAATTGTTCCTTAGTAATCATATTAATTAATATTAAATATTAAGTATTTATCTAATTAATCTAATCAATTACGGACTCCAGTGTGCCCATAACCACCTTCTCCACGTTCCGTTTTATCGAGTTCGTCAACTAATGTAAATTCAGCTTGTTCACATTTATAAATAATACCTTGTCCAATTTTATCTCCCTGTTGTACTGTAAATGGTTCAAATCCGTTATTCTGTACAATAAGACCAATGTCTCCACGATAATCAGCGTCTATAACTCCGAAAGAATTAGCTATAGTTACTCCTTTCTTGAGACCAAGACCACTTCTAGTTACAACAGCTAACATATATCCTTTTGGAATAGCCATATGCAAACCAGTTGGAATTAAAGCACGACCGCCTGGATAAATTGTAATCTCAACAATTTTTCCATTTATATTTCGTGAAAGAAAGCAATTCCAAGTAAGTTTTTCTTTTACTCCATCTACATTGGCACAGAAATCAAATCCTGCAGAACCAGATGTTGCATATTTAGGAAGGTCATTATTAGACTCATTAATTACAGGTACTTTCAACATTACAATAACGATTTAAAATTTCAGAAATATTATCTAAAGTACATTCATTTGATTCACTATAAAAAGGAATCTCATGATTATTATCTTTAAATATAACAAAAGGGACTAATCTAGCACTATAACCACCTTTTAATCGGTATGCCTTCTTTTTCTCTAAATAATGAGACTCATTATAAGTTCTTATAGTGACACTATAAATAGCAGCTAAGTCCTCCAATTGTTTTTTAAAATCTAAAATATCATTATTATAAGCTAATTCTAAAGTCATTAATTACTTTTACGCCAAAAATAACTAGTTATATCTTTAGTTATTGGTCTTCCGCAAGTGTTATCAATTTCCAACATTACTTGATTTGTATTAGGATTATCTAGTCCCCCTCTTTCTTCTACATAAGGACCTAATTTTACATAATCAAAATACTGCAAATCAATTTCTGGAGATAAATGACTTCTACCACTATACCAACCAACTTTTAAATTATACTCTGTTTTAATATATTGTGCAAGAGCATTAACACTTTTTGGCTCTATATCTCCACCCATAAATCCAACACAAGTAATACCTTTATTCTTTGTAATTAACTTATGTAAAGCTAATTCTCCTAAAGGTTCTCCTATGTCCTCAGCAAGATAAGATGAATGGCAACCAGGACAATGGCAAGGACATTGACTAATATTGATACACAGACTAATTTCGTTAGGAAACTCTGAGAAAGTAACCATTGAATTGACATATTTAATCATCTAAATAATCATTACATTCTTCCCAGAGTTCGTCTCCCCATTCCACATCTCCATGTTCCACTCCTAATCTATCTAGATACCTTAGAACAAGAGTACTTATGTGCTCATCTATGTATTTTTGCAAATCTTTATCAGACATTGAAGCATATCTAGGATTTAAAGACCTTACAAAGTCAATAATATCTCTAGCTTCTATTTCCTCATAAACATTAAGATTTATATATGCCATTCTTTAGAGTAGGTTTAAATATTTAAAAATACTATCACATAGCAAATCTAACAACTGGTCATTAATATCTTCATTATATTCTATATCTTTTTTTCTAAAGTACTCTTCTAAATAATAATAAAAATCATCATACCAAGAATCGGATTCACAGAAAATATCGTCTACTATATCTTTAGCAGTAACTTCTTCTACTCCTCCATATGCCTCTATAATATCATCTTGATCGATATAACCTTTAAACCATTCAACTATAGAGTCTACATTATAACTGTATTCACTAGCTACATTTATTTGTTTCTTATATATGAAATACATATTAATATGGTTTGAATTGTTGTTTTACTAATTTACCTTCATTATATTCAAACGTTCGTTCTCCTTCTTCTGAATTAGCAGGTTCGTCTCCCTCATAATAGTATTTACCATCTTTGAAAAATATTTCATCTTCTACGATAGTACAATTATAAGGAAGCCAGTCCGCATCCCAATTTTCTTCAAAAGGTACATAAACATCATACATTGATACGGCTTCTTTGGTAGTATAATAAACATCATCAAACCGTCTAAAAGCTCTTAAATTACAAGAAATGTCAGTAATAGCACTGCCATCAAATTTTCCGTATAACTTCATTGTAATAAAGATTTAAATATTTTGACAATAGTACTCTTTTGAGCAGTAGGGAATGTGTTCTGAACCTCTACAATAACGTCTCTAGTATCTTTAATAGTGAGAGTTGTTTCTTCCATTAACTCTGTAATAAATTTCTCAATTTCCTGCTCTGAAGGTTCTTTAGGCATCATTCCTTGAATATAGCCAAGTTCTCTAGTCTCTTTAAGAGCTAAATCATCACGACCTGCTTTATCATAGATAGCTATAGCCTTTTCACGCTCTTTAGCCATTTTCTGTAAAACTTCTAATTCAGAAACAGGCTTTTCAGAATGCTTATTATTAATTAATGCAGCCTTAATTAATTTAGCCATTTCTAAAATGAAGGTATTAGAAGTTTTTCTAGCACCCTCAATCAAGATGTCAACTGTTTGTTCTAGTGTCTTTTTATTATCATTCATCATTAATTGTTATATTTGGGTTAACCATATAAGTTACTTTATCTAAATTGAATCCCATAGAATCTAACTAAGCTCTTATAAATACATCAGTCATGTTTAACCAAGGTAATTTATAAATCCAAACAGACCTATCACAATAATCTAGCACAATTATTTCTCCCATAATTATTCTAAATGAGATTCATAATCATAATCTATCATAGCAGTTAAATAATTAATAGCTGCCAATTCTCCACTATGTAGACTAATCTGTTTATCGTTAATTGTTATATCCCAACCTTCTCCATTAGTCCACTCTGTTACCACTATATAATCAGAATTTTGACCATATGTAAAGTTACGTAGAGAACAATTAACTGATTTAAGCTGTTTTCTTTCCACACTCATATATAGAAAAAGGAGACCTAGTTACCTAAGTCTCCTTAACCGTTTATAAATTGTTTTCTAAATAATCTAAAATATTTTGATAGGTAGAATCATCTATTTGCATACCAACCTCACCTACCAAATTACATACACAAGATTCTAGATATTCAAGTCCTTTGTCAGTTTCTAAATAGTCTAAAATCTCATCTATGTTTTTATTTTGAAATTCTTGATTGATAAAGTCTCTTAGAGCTTCTTCATCAAGTGTTTCTTCTTTAACTAATGTTATTTCCATTATTTACTAAGTAATTCCTTTATCTTATTAGCTGGAACTGCTCCAGACAATCTACCTACTTCTACTCCATCTTTTAAATAGATAAGAGTGGGCATATTTCTAATCTGATACTTTAGTGTTTTCTGTTCTTCAATCTCACAATCTACTATTGTTAACTTAACATCAGGAAAGTCTTTAAGTACATTATCCAATGTAGGTTTAAGGGCTTTACACTGACCACACCATTCTGCTTCAAACTTTAATAACTCTTTCATTAAAAATCAATTTCTGTCATATTAATAATTTATTTCAGTAATACTACCAATATCATCAACGCTAAAATCATTTACCCGTCCTTCATCTCGAAGCCATTCTTTTTGTTCTTTTAAAGACAAAGATTTAAATTTCTCAAAATCTTTATCATTCAATTCCATTTCTAAATGACCCGTTCTTAAATAACCTTGGACATAATCAAGGTCTCCATAAATTGTATGCATATTAAAGATTTGGTTTATATGTAAAGCTTCTATCTCCACTCTTATACTTACGTATTGCAAATTCTAGCTGTCTAGGATTACTCCAATTGTCTACACATACAAGATAACCAATAATTCTAGTATAATATTTAATGTGTCTGCAATGACAAATAGGACACTCGTCAATAGGAGCATTTACTACATGTCCACATTCTCTACATTGAGACATTGGGATATTAAATGTAAAGTAACTAGTACCTTCATCTTTAGCTACATCTAATAGGTGTAAATACTGTTGTTTACTCAAATGAGCATCAAGATTTGCATGAAGAGCTTGTCCTCCATCACAGTACTGAGCTACCCCTCTACCATGAAGCTTAAATTTATCAAGAATAGAAGTCTCATCCCATGGATTATAGAAATAACAATTATACAGATTTTGGTTTTCAGGCACCGCATAACCATCTTTCTTATCCCAATTATAGAGTTTCACACCCAATCCTTCTCCTGGAATTGCCTCACTATTAAATAAGAATGGTCTCTTACTATCATGGATAGAGTTTTTCTTATTTTCTTCTTTAACAGTGCCAAATACTAACTTAAGGAAATTCTTATATGCCTCATTATTGGATACAGATAGTCCTAAGAATTGTGCGGCTTCACAATAACCTATCAATCCAATAGTAGAATACAATTTACGCATATAAATATATCCCGCATTACAATCAGAGAACATTTTAGCATCCTCCATTTCATAAAGCATTGTCTTATATGCAATATGATACTTATATACTCTTTCAAGAATTGGAATTAAGTATTGTTTAAACTTATTTGCCCATTCCTCACCAGAATCCAATTCATCAGGAGTTAAAGGTGATTTTATCCAATCCTGAACAATTCTATTAATGTTAAGAGTAATTACATTACAAGAACCAGTCATAACTCCAGTCATACCTGTAGTAGAACTAAAGGTATTATCAGACATTTCATTTAAGACTCTACAGCAACTAGCTAAAGATGTAGGATTGTCACTAGTATAGCAGAAGAAACTTCCACCCTTAGCCCATTCTTCAGCACATAACTCTTTATACTCTGGATCAAGATATTCTTTATTATTATGTACAAGAGCCATAGTAGTTACTGGGAATGTGAGAGGTTTAATTAATCTAATCTCTCTTAAAAGTTGCATAAAGATTCTCTGCAACTTATCTATGGCATTCCATTCAGGCTGTGTTCCGTCAGGATAATAAAATTCTCCAAAGAGTGATTTAAAATATACTTTGTCATAAAAAGAAACATTAGAGAAAGGTGAATTGTAGCTTCTATTGCCTGCAGGTTGATTAACTCCATAAATAAATTGTTTCATACCCTTTCGGATATAATGTCCAACAGTATACTGATGCAAGAAATGAGAATTAGTTACAACCTCATCCACCTTATCATACCATACCGGTCCAAACTCTTGAATTACATAATAATTAAGAGCTATAAAATAATCACCAAGAGCTACAGCTCCTTTACACTGAGAACTAAACAAAAACACAGCATTAGTTACCTGACCACTAAAAGACTGAATATCATTTGGAGCACTAGGAGTAACTCCATCAATATTACCTACACCTTCGAGCATTAATGGATACAATGTAACTGCTTTACAATAAGGTTTAAGTACTGGAGTACTTGCCTCATCATGAGTATAGATAATATGATTCTCCAAATCCTTAATATACTGTCTTCCAAGTTCTTGACCTGGATACAATTTATTAAGTTTATCTTTCATTCGTTGTCTTTGAATAATTCTATTGGTTACTTTATATACTTCACCCTCAAGATTAGCTACATTCTTAGAAGCAACATTAGCATTAGCATCAGTCTCTGAAGAAGTAGATGCATTTACACCAGAATCTTTATAAGTATCCATGTAATTAAGCCTACTTCTAATAAATCTAGCCTTCTTGTGTTCTTCTCTATAAATAGAATAAGCTCTAGCTACGTCAAAATATTCATAATTATATAAAGTCTCTTCTGCTTCGTCTTGAATTTCTTCTACAGTAATATTATCCCAGAATCTCATTTCTGAAACCATATCTCGAATAACATTTTCGACAGAAGTATAGCCGCAAGCTTTAAATGCCTTAGTTAAAGCATTAAATATTTTATCTGCATTAAATTCTTCCTTTGTCCCGTCTCTTTTTATAATGACCATACATTCTTTTTATTCATTAATTTTTTAGCATCTAAAGATAATTTATCTGGATTATAGTTATCTAAATCTATTGTGAAATTAATGAGTTTAAAACTATCAGCAACTTTATCTTCTATGAGTCTTTTAACTAAATCGGTTAGGGATTCTTCAGCATAATCATCCCTTTGAATATTTTTAACCATTATAGTATTATCTATAGTATTGAAGAACGCCCAAGGGGAAGCTTCCCCACATGTATAAGCTATGTAACCAACAGCATCATTACCTTTATAAGATATAATTATACCTCCAGTATTATCATCAATAGCGCCTAAATCGATAGCATCAGAGGTTTCACTTGGCAATATAATATCTTTCATACTATTTATTTTAAAGACTCTAAAAATTCATCTATAGCAGGATATTCATCATCATAGATAATATCATCAATCTTGAAATCCTTAATGGCAAAATCAGGTCTTCCATGAGATTGCCAATATTCTGTTACATACTTAGAACTAGAATTAGGACTTCCTACCATTAAAGCCATATCAAACTGATTTACTTCTCTAGAATGTCCACAATAGAAATTCTGACACTTCTTAATATGCTCCAGACACTTATCAGTAGCTTCCTTACCAATTAATGTATCTAATGCTGGGACCTTTTTATAATCTCTATAAGCAGGTCTGTCTTTCGTGGCAGGTTTATAATCATCTTCTGTACCACCTTTAACTAAATAGTCTATTAGTAATTCAAAAGTGTCATTCCAATTATCGGTAATTCCATAAGCATCTTTATATATATCTCTCAGATAGATAAAATTCTTTTCTGATAAATAATGTTTCCTATATAGAGGATCTTCCTTAGAATCTTCATACCCATCTGCAATAAGTTTATCTAAATCTATAGCTGGTTGTGCCCATTTATACATTTCAACCAAGCATTTATGAATTGCTTCATTTAAAATATCAGTTCTTGTTAACATGCAGTGTCTATTTTCCTTATTAAATGCTAATCTAGTTATTTCCCTTAACTGTTCCCATCAACATATCATCTTCTGTAACTACAGAATAATTAATACTCCATTTAGTATGTCCAAAATTAGCAACAATATAGTTACTACTTCCATACATACTACCTACTGAAATATAATCAAACTGTTTACCTGTAGTATAAGCATAATTATGTAAATCACCCTTTACTACATAGATATATTTATTACTAATATTCTGTTCTGCTATATAGTTAGCAAAATATAATTCAGTTTGAGGATTAAGCGTAAGTGGAAATTGGCGAGACTGATTATTATTGTCTTTGCCGTGCATGAAAATCCATGAATGTTTACCAATAGTGAAATGGTCAATGGGAAAGTTACTAATGAAACTTTTAACCCCTTCATTAGCTAAATATGCAGCTAATAACTTATTATTTAACCATCCCCAATTGCCATCATGATTACTCTCACCTATACAGAGATAATTAAACTCATCACTCTTTATATTAGCTTTAAGAGACTTGAAGAACTCCATCATACACTCTATATAAGTCTCACTAATCTCTTTATCATCCATTACCTCAGGAAGTTGATGTCCTCCTCTAGTAGTTTCCTTGTTATAGCCATCAATGGAATCACCAAGATTAACTACATAAACTGCTCCATAAGACTGTCCTGCAAATGTCTGTACAATCTTAGTTAATCTAGCCTTAATCTCTTCTTTATCATAATTAGGAAGAGTTACGAAACTACTATACTTAGCATTATAAGCTCCAATATGTAAATCAGATAACCATATAATTAATATCGGATATGTTGGATTACTGCTATTGATGTTAACTGGAAGCTCTTTATAGTCTTTATTAGTTTCTTTAATTAATTGAATTAGTTTCTCCTCACTAATAGAACTTTTCATTTGTTCCTTAGTAAGTTTAATAATTAGTTGTTTGAGGTCTCTTACCTCATTCTTTTCCACAGCTTTTAAGAAGTCATTCTCCTTCTCTCTAAGTTGCATTTCCTGAAGTTCTTCTGGTGTATGCTCTTCAATTACATGAGGGGCAAATGGACTAGAAGCTTTAGTTATATTAAAAGCACGTAAGATTCTCTTAAAATCAACTAAAGAATAATCAGGAAAATGTCTACTTACTTGTCGCTGTGTGAGACTAGAACCATAATAAGAATAAAGTCTATAGATAAGATTCATTTCATCTCTAGTTAAGGCTCCTATTACAGGAGTCTTATCACGACGAAATACTTTAAATCTGTAACTAACTATTGTACCATCCTCATTACGAATCTGTTCAGTCTCAGCTCCTTCATCAGTATCAATATGCTCTACAGAATTACCCGTAGGCTTCTTTACAGAATCATATAGAGAAATAATATCTTCATCTTTACCAATACTACGAGTATACTTAATAGTATTCATTAAAGTGCTATAATTATAGTTCTTTGCAGTACAAGCTGCTTTTACACTACAATTGTTCTCTTTAGCATAGTTCAATACTTTCTCAATACGATTTCTGGTTTCCTTTTTCATTGTTAAATGTTTAAATAAGCTATTAAGCCGTTAAAAATATAATCTTTTTATAAACATCTAATTATTACTGAATCTATATTATATTTTATTATTTAGCTAATTCCAAATATTTTCTTATTTAATACCTAGAATCTCTTTAACTAAATAAATCTTCTCAAATTTATTAACTATATCTCTACCCTTATCATGAGTAATGATGTCTGTAAATGCCTGATAAGCATCGAACATACAAATATCCTCATTATTAGGTACAAAATAGTCAGACTTCTCGTCAATTACTAATTTTTTATAAGCATCAATAGCTGTAGATTCTGCCAACTTTACAGTACCAAATCCCGAATTAAATTTGCTACTAATACAATTATCTACCCAATGTCCCAAATTATCATAGAGTTCATTTCTCTTAATATATGTATTAGCTAAATTCTCCAACATCACCTTTGTATTATCAGTCATTTCCATAACTTGATTTACAAAAGTATATTCCATAGCTGTTTCAGGCTCTAATTCTCTAACTTGCAGCATGTTTGGAGAGAATACACACATATTTAAACAAGCACTACGTACTGCATTTTGAAATATCTTATACACTGGTTTACGGGTATCTAAAGCATACAGAAGACTAACCGATTGAGTATAACCCTCATAAGCATATTCTCCGGGAAGTTGCGCTTCTACCCATACCCTATTATATACGATATTTTCAAAATTAACTTCACCATCATTAGTTAGACTAATTTGATCTGCAGGCTTAACCTGAATTTCAAACTTATCTGTAAACTTAGACATTCTGTCTATAAATGGCATTACATACTGCTCAGTTGTAAAATACTCCTTTTCTTTAATTCTAGTGGCTTTTCCTGAATAAAGTTGCTCTAAAGTTACTTGCATTTAATTTAATTACTTAATTATTTAAAGTAATCTAGCTATTAATGTATCTAAAGAAAAAAAGGTGACTATCCTCACGGACAATCACCTTACTTAATTCTAACAGCAATGTTAGTTACCCAATATAATTATTATGCATTTTCAATACCAAAAGCAATGTATGAACCTGGCTTAGTGTTCTTAGAAGGAGCATACTTAGCTGTAGCTACAACTGCATTACCCTCTACTACATCCTTTGTCTTTACCAACTTAGCATCACCTCTAAATGCACCACTCTTATAGAGTTCCTTGATTGCATTCTTAGCATCTGCCTTATTGGTATCAACCTGACATACTGTCTTACCTTCAGCGTCAATCCACTTATACATTGACTTAAACTTTCTCTTACCCTCGCTCTTTACATCTTCAATCTTATATGGACGCTCACGAGTGTCACCAATAGCAGCCTCTACTACAATAATGTAACCAGCACCTGGGCAGCTCTTACCTTTCTTCTCCAAATAATCCAACTTAAATGCCTTGTCGTCACGCTCTGTCCAAACACCCTGATGCTTAGCCTTTACGTTCTTGTAAGCCTGAGTTGCATCACCGTTAATATGGAAATACTGCTCTTCAATGTTTGCGATTGCTACATCCTTAGACTCTGCTGATACTGTTACACTCTTAAAATTCAAAACCTTTGTACTCATAATTATTAATTCCTTATTAAACATTAATCATTTTCATGTCATCTACGAAATACTTATCTAAAACCAGTTTTCTTGACTGATGTAAACAACAATAATCCATTTAGGAAATTATCCAAGGATTATAGTGTTAATTAATGTTAATCTAAATAATTGTACAAATTTTTGATAAAATATTATCAAAATGGTACATAAGAATCTAATAAATTTTTAAGCTGTTTTGGCATATTTTTGAGGGGTACTCCATAGTCTGGGAAGTCTTTAACTCCGTACATAAAGTCCTCACAAATAGCACCAAGTGATTTCAGAAAGGTTTCTTTTTCTTCTTTTCCGAAATCTTTTCCCACTTTTAATAGAACATCATAACAAGTGATTTCTTTGTTCTTTTTCCTGAGTTCATTAGTTATATAACAAGTTAGGGCTATTACAGCTAATTTATCACCCAAGTTACTATTTAAAAAATGAACACTAAAGAATTTTTTATATATTGCTAGAGTTTTATTAAAGTCTAAATCTTTAAGTTCCATTAAAGAGAATATCCTTTATAGCAAATTAGATATGCTACATGACGTAACAAAGTTCCCAACTCATACATACCTTCTTGTATCTCTTTATTAGTTACAGGTCTAACTTTAGTATAGTATTGTGGAATAGTAGATACTACTAAATAATTAGCCTTTATTGAAGGTTTTGATATATTGTATTCCTTTGCTGCATACAAATTTAATAGGTATAAATATTCAGCTAATTCCCTACTATAGTGATATCTATTGATATTATCATCGATAGCAGACACTACTTTACTAATGGTTTTAACATCATTTACAGTAATAATATCTTGCTCTGTATCAATAGTAAAATTATCAAGTTTAGCTTTTAAGTGTAATACTGTTTTCTTACCATTAGCACATTCAGCCTCTATATCTAGTAGGAATGCTTGTTCATTCATAGAAAGAGGAGGGTCTAAGAGTCCTGAAGGATTAAGTAACTCTTGAATCTGTGTATTCTTAGTTAATGCTTCTACACAATTATATACAGTATCACGACTTTTATCATCTAAATAGATAATTTCTTTGGTACTATTTAATTGTGCATTCTTTCTAGCTTTCCAATATGGAATACATTGCTCGTTTACCTTTTTAATAATATCCGGGGTGAGCTTATTTTTATAATAATTAACCTTACTTGAAGCTTCCTCAATATCAGAAGTTCTAATAGAATGTTGTAACCATACTGGATAAAGTTCATCTGCCATAGCTCCTAGTTTAGCAGTAGGTTTTCCTAGAGCCGGAGCAAGTTCAAAACTCTCATCTTGTAAAGTGAGGCAATGAACTGCAGAACCTATAACTAAACTAGAGACAAATCCTTCGTCTTTGAACCCTGCAAAGAAAGCATCTGTTGAACCTCCTTGAAATGGATTAAGTAATCCTAATCTTGAATTACTTATATAACTTCCATACTTAGAAGAGAAATACTCTGCATCATCAATTTTAACTAATTTAAGAGTGTCAATTAATGGAGTAAGTTTAACTAAGTCTCTTAATTTTGCCATCCTAAGACATTTAACTCATTCATATATGCATCTAGGATTTCTTCATAATCTAAGTTATAAATGCGAAATTCACACTCCACATTTTGATTGTGCGGTCTATCAATAAGAAGGGCAGGTAATCCACTCTGTATAGCTTTAGTTACATTAAATAAACTATCATCTATGAGAACATCACACCTTCCCTTTATCTTGTCAGCTTTATTACCATTTTGGTTATAAGTCTGATAAATAGGCTTTATTGGTAAACCATTTTTAATTAAAGAATTACGAGTGTAACTCTTTTGGTTTATACGCTTAGTTGAATAAATATGAGGTTCAAAATTAGGACGCTCTAGTAGTTCTAGATTCTCCCAAAATTCCTTATCATATTGTAACTTACGTACATTTCTAGTAATTATATGGTGCACTAAATTACGCTCACCAGGGAAACGTTTCTGATAAGCCTCAAACCACTTTAAAATGGTATCGTCTATATCTAGTGCAATACGTAGGTTATTCATATTCTTCAATTTCATGAATGCTTCCCAAGAAAATATCGTGATTATCATATATCAACTGCATAAATTCTTCGTAATCTGTACATCCTGCTAAAGCATCTGAATCAAATTCTTCTGCATAATGTTTAATTACTTTGTCTACACAGTCTTCATAACTATTTGCAGTAATTTTGAGAATATCACACTCTCCTGGGTCACTCCAAGGAATCAAATAAGTATTCATTTTAGTTTACTAATTAATTGGTAAAAGTAATCTATCGGTATAACAGCAACTGTACCAGGACTTTGCTCTCCATCTTTGCCTGCCTTCTTCCAACACATTACAAAAGGCTTGTCCTTTAAACTACAAGCATCTCTAATTGTGAAGTAATTAGGCATATTCTGAGTATATTTAGCTTGTATATAACAAGGAACTTCCTCATCACAAATGTCTACTTTGTTAGCGTCTAAAGTTTTATCTTTATTACGGCTAGTCATGCAATTAGGATATCCAATTTCCCTTAACTTATGTACAATATCAAGTTCAAAGCTAGATCCCTTTTTCTTACTTTTTTTAGCAGTAAGACTTCTTCTAACAGCAGGATCTGCCCATTGAAATGTCATTCCATCTTTAGATTTAGCTCCAGAGCCAGGTTTATTAGCTCTAGACTTAATTGAATTGACTGTCAATTTAGTTACTTCGGAAGCTTCTTCTATTGTTTGGAATGTCTGTGTGTCGCCATTCTTATATTTTACTGTTACACTAGTATTCACCTATGTCTTTCCCATTCTTTTATATATTTAATAGATTCTTTAATAAATTTAATAGTCTCCTTTCTCCCATACTTCTTATAGAAATCACTAATATCCTTAGCTCCATACCTTCTAGGTATAATACAAGGAATTAAGAAATCATATTTTCTACGCAGTACATTAGTATAGTGTATTCCTGTAAGATCTGAATCAAATAAAAGTACTATTTTATCAAATCTCTGCCTTAAATCTTCTAAGATAGTATTAGAAATAAATTGAGTTTCACTTTGTGGAGCACATGCAGGTATTCCCATACCATATAAGCAAGCACAATCTTTTAAACTCTTAGTTATTACTAATAACTTACCATTCTTAGGTAATTGTCTATAACCTTGAATAGTTTTAGTAGATATATTACCTATAAATCTATAATCAGACCTTTTCGGATAATATATTTTCCACTGTTCTACATGTTCTTTCTTTCCAAAATAATATCCATAACTAGGACACTTTGGAGTAGATTGACTAACTATAGAACCATTTAAAAAGACTGTTCTGCAACTAAATATTCTATACTTATTTAATATAGGCTTAGTTATACCATACTGATTCCACCATTCTAGTTCTTCCTCTGAAAATTCTTGTGCCTCTATTTGAATGAAAGTTTGTTTATCTCCTTTAAATTCAGCTTGCTTAACTACAGGTTTAGATACAGGAGATTCTCCCTTAATAAATCCAAAGTCTTTAGCTATAATTCTCAGAGCTTCATGATAATTACAATTAAACTTCTTCATTACAACATTTTCAAAGGCAAAGCATTCTCCGGTAGCAAAATCTTTAAAGTAAAGTCTGCCAGATTTACCTCTAAAAAATCCACAAGTTTTATGATGGTCAGAACGTAGAGGAGACACATACAAGCCTTTATCTACAGGTATTCCTAAATAATAACTCATATATGTCTCCTCATTGTTTTCACTTAGAAGAAACTCCCTAGTAACTTTAGGTTCAAAACTAAAGTCCATAGAGAATTATTTAATTAAAGCAAGCTGTCGAGATCCAAATCGTCCTTAGGAGCTTCATCTACTCCCGCTGTATCTGCGACAGCCTTATCTGGGTCAGTAGGAGTTGACTTCAGATACTCATCACGCTTACCTGCCTCATAATCAGACCAGAAAAGCTTTGGACCAATATAATTGTCACAAATAAATGCTTCTCCCTCCTTATTTAAAGCCAAGATACGTGGAATCTGAGCAACTACCTTACCGTCACGATTCTTACCTGTCAATTTAATTTTAATATCTGTATCGATAGCTGGTGTAGTTACCTTAATGAAAGTCTTTGCAACATCATCAAAGCTCTTAAACTTAACACTCAGCTTTTGCATCTGTTCAAAACCTTTAGGGTTAAGAACCTGTGCAGTCTGTTTTACTATTGCCATAGTGGTCTCAAATGAGGAAGCCATCTGAACCTTACCACCATTAGCGCCATCAAATTCTGGTCGTACGTCATCACCATCTTTAGGGAAGAACAAATCTACATTAAAGTAGCCATCCTCATTCTCATATTTAATAGAGAGCAACTTGTAATGAGCGTTAGGGTCTTTCTTACCGTTAAACTCACGAATTTCAGCTCCTTTAAACTTTACATCATGGATTTCCCATGGTGTGAGTGGACGACGACTGTTACGAACTGCAGAATCAGATGAAATAGCAAAATTAAATGACATATATTATATAATTTTCAAAATTTAAGTAATCATAATCTAATAAATTAATTGTTATCTAATATATTTAATTAACTCTATTTATTAGAGAGTATAACTCAGACCTGATAAGTCTGTAGATTCCTCTTCTATAGCATCCAAGTTAGTTATATCAAGCTCATCCTCAATATTAACTAACTCTTTTGGAACCTCTTGTTCTTCAGGCATTTTGTCTCCTACAAGCCAATAAATACCCTCATCTTCAGTTGGTTCCATTTTAAAGGTAGTACCATATCCTGCTAACTTCTTATTATTAGCACCTCCATATCTCACAGTATTCTTACCTGAAAGTAAGTTACCTCCCTTAGATTTAAAAGCAGCATCTGTTCCAATCTTTGGAAGCAACTGCTTGCCTTTCTTGTCATACTTGATGTCTATACGACAGTCTTCACAGACTTGTAATAAATCAACTGCTCCTTGGGTAAGCGTTAATTTAGTAGAATCAAGTGTTACAATAGGCTCAGGGTTTTCGTCTTTCTTAGTAGAACTCTTTCTAAAGGAAGAAGTTTTCTTAGCAGTGTCTACCTTAATCTCATCTTTACCAATAAAAGTGATTTCTCCTGTTGCTTCATCAACAGAATAGTGCATTACAATATCCAGCTTCATATATTCAATAATTAGTTAATTAGTTAATTAAATAGTCTTAATCTTCGTTTTCAAATGCATTGATAGTATCTATAACCAATTTCATATCAGGCTCAATATACTTTTCGTCAAAACAGCCTGCCACACTTCTACAAGTATCATTACCATCTGTTCTAGTCTTAAAACGATAATGTACTTCCCCATCTACATCATCCACAATTCTTTCTGAATAAATAATGTATGAAAACATTCCATCCAAATTAATCTGATTGGTTAACATCTTACCTGTTGTCCAAAGACGATATTGTGGGTCCAAATCAGTTCCAAAATTTTCAGTATGTGAAATAACTACAATAGTTAAGTCATCACGAAGAAGTTGACACTCTGCTAGCAAATCATAATAATTCTTTGCCATCAATGTAAACTTCTCATATCCCTTGGTAGTAGCATTCTCAAAGGTTTCATTAGATAACAGATAATTAATATCATCAAGAACTACTACCTTTATATCTGGGCGTGAATCAGAAATCATATGTAATACATTCTCAATTTTAGTATAATTATTCTGAATATACCAATTGCCAATGAGCTTTTTATCTCTAATGGCTACCTTAGGATACTTCTTACGAAATCCTGGGATTTGAAGTTGTTTATTAGTACAACTTATAATAAATGTAGACTCTGGGTCAAGGGTGCGTAGACTAGTTGATTTTCCACTATTTGATAAACCTGCCAAGCAAATAAGATTACTCATAATATAAATGAATATTTAGAATTTTGATTATTATCATCTATTTCTTCTTCATCTATATGATTAAGTTCAACATTTAATTGCTGAACACCATCTTCTAATAAATAATTAGGACTAGTATATTTCTCCCAGTCAAATATATTCTCAGGTTTAGGTAAATCTGCATAATGACTACAATCACCATAAAAACCAGTAGGAATCATTAAGTCTGAAGAACCAAATCTACTCTTTAAGATAAATACACCAATAAAACACTGCTCTAGTATCTTGATATTATATTTCTTATAAGTAGATAATTTATATTTATGTGGACTAAATAAACCTATAGCTACTTGTGAATCCTCAAGTAATGATCCACTGTCTTTATAGTCTTCCATAGATGGATCTTGTAGACCTTGTTTCATTCTCTCTTGACCATTAGCATTTCTATTAAACTGAGAAATCATTATAGGAGATACAATTTTAGTGTTATTTCTGATTTGAACAGAATCTCTAGAAATTGCATCAATTTCATCTTTCTTAGTTCGACCGCCACTTGCCTTTACCAAGGTCATATGGTCAATCATAATACCTAAGAACATGTTAGGATTATTTGGAATGTATTTACCATTCTCAAATTTACCCCACTTTAATAATTCCTCATTTACTTCCTTTAAATAGACTGCTTCTGTAAGACTTCCTTCATAAAAAGATAATCTTTCATCAAGAATTTTGATAAAGTCAGCACTTCTAGTTAAGAGTTCATATTCTTCGTCAGACAATACACAGTCTTTTCCTCTAGAGAATATTTGCTTAAATCGCAATTCAACTCCAAAATTGTCAAATATGTACATACTAACTAACTTAGCATATACTTGACTTCGAGTCATCTCTAGTGAGAATAATAACCATCTAGGGTCACGCTCTGGACTATCTCCATTTAAATAATGCATTAATGGTTGATATACATAAGTCCAAAGTGCCCAGGTAGATTTACCACTACCTGAAGCACCTCCTATTAAATAAGAGGTACCAGGAAGAACTCCATCGGTATATAAATCTAACTTAGGTGAACCTGTACTAAGTCCTATATTGTGTCCTTCTCTTCCTTCTTTAACTAATTGAAAGAACTCCTCTAAACCACTAATTTTTTCTGCCATAATATTTAATTATACAACCTTAATAGCATCAAAATTAGTATTAGCTAAATCTCCATTACGGAGAGCCTCTAATTCATCCCATCTATGATCTATTACAAAGTTACACAGACTTACACAGAGAATGTTATTCTCTCGAGCCCATTTAACTAATTCCATAATATGATCATGAGTTTCCTGTTTCCACCTAATGGTCTTTCCATAGAAGCGATAAAAGTCTTCTAGACTATCAAACTTCTTAGAAACACTACGTATACCCACGGGATTCCCATTGATAAAACCGAATTGAGGATATTCTTCAAATAGTTCTTTTCCTAATTCAAAAGAACACTTATAAAAGTCTTTTACAAGATTTCTATTAATAGGAATACTAAATAAATCTAATCGTTCTCCCTTTTTAGGTAACTTATAAGACTTTAATATTACTCCTACCTCTTGTAATCTAATTAATTGTTCCAATAGGCTACCCTTTGCCTCTGATTGAAAATAAAGCTGGACAAGTTCTGCATCGTCACCCTCTTGAGCGATGAGAATAATTTCTAGCAATAATAATTGATTTGCATCAATTTTATATTTTTCACAAAATACAAGTTGCTGTTTAAGTTCTAAATTCTTCACGTATAATTAACATATTTAGCTAGTTAACACTAGACTTGTAATACTTGTTATAGCTTTAGAGTCTAGTTACGTGAATATTATAGACTTATCTATTCAGTGGTTCAGCCACTGGATTCATCTCGAAGTCAGGTTCAAAAACAACCTCATGTGTATATTCTAAATCCTCTACCTTCTTTTGTAATTTTGAAATTTGCTTTTTCAAGGACTTATTTTCACGTAAAAGAGCACTCTTCATTGAATTGTACTCTTTCTTTGTATAATACATTTCCATTTCTAATGTCTTAAAACCTAAATGTAAAATTCTTAATCTTTCTTTTATAAAGCTCGTATGGTTCACCTTTAAGAACATGCATTAAGTTCTCTACATCAATAATTTCAATCTGAGAATCTTTCTTGGCATTTTGCATCCATTTAGTTTCTACAGTATCATTAATTACTAATGTAAAAAACTCAGCACCTAGTTTACCTTTTGCTAATCGTACTACTCTTCCAAGAGACTGCACAGCTTTAGTTTTACTACTATCTATACCAGTTTGTATACCTACTGATAAATCAGGTACATCCAAGCCTTCAATTGCCATCTTACAGCTGTTTAATACTCCGCTGGGCATTTTAGAAAACTCTTCTAGTGTTATTCTATTTTTCTTTTTACCTTCTTTACCAGTATAAACATATCCCTCTTTATATGCTTCTGCCATAGCTATATTGGCATTAAAAGTGACAATTTTCTTATCACTTCTATACTTAATTATCTCTTTAGCTATTCTTATTTTTTCAGGATGATTTTGTACAAACTTCTTTCTAGATTGCATAGTTTTCATAAAACCCATAGCATGAAATGTGACAGATTTTAAATAGTCTTTTTGCATAGCATAATCATTAGGATAGGTATCCTTACAATATTGCCATCTATTAGTAAAACCATTTTTACCTGTCATAGACATAACCTTGTTGAAGTCCCATTGAAAGAATTCAAAGTGTTCATTAAATTCTTTATTATATTTCTGGTAAACATCAATATCAGGGACATCAATAACAACTACATAGTCTTTATATTTAGCTACCCATCCATTAAAGAGGGCATCCTCCATAGTTATAGTATCTACAACTGGAGCATATTTAGCTAAAATTTCATGTCTTCCATCCAGTCTTTCAAAAGTAGCAGTTAAACCAAGTATCAATTTAAACTTAGTATTTATAAGAACATTACTAAGAACTTCACTGTTGATTTTATGGGCTTCATCAATAATTAGTAAATCACAAGACCATTCCTTTTTAGATGCTCCCATCATTACTCTTACATCAGTATTAAACCCAAGACCTCTCTCATCAAGTTCTTTAGACCATTGTTCTCTTAAATTATCAAAAGGTACTACTACTAGTACTGACATTGTAGGATACTTTGATCGCAATTTAGTTATAGCATTTAAAGCCACTCTAGTCTTACCAAATCCAGTACATCCTACAATAGTCCCATGTCCTTTAGCTTTAATCCAAGCTTTAAGTGCTTGAGCCTGCCTTTCATCACGAGAGATAGGCTCAAATAGATCGTGCATTACCGGCACTTATGACAATATTTTCACTAACATGCCAACTTATTACAAGTCAGCACGTGTTACATCCCAACCTTTATCTGCAGCAACCTTATTAATTTCATCTATCTTAGTAAGCCATTGTTTAGCCTGCTCTTCACACTGAATCTGAAAACGATACAGAATTTTATTAGAAAGTAATTTAAGCTGCTCACTAGTTAAGTTAGAATATTTATCTCTCTGCAGCATATAGATTGCCTTAAACTCAGTATAAGACAAACCTGTATCACAAATACGTAAATACTGATTAGGTCTCAAACTAATTCTAAGTTCTTCTTTAACTACATCGAGACGATTTCTAGCTTTACCAGTTTCAGAGTCTTTACGATACAAATCTTTTTGCATCTCACGTGGTGTAAACCACAAACCCATTTTAAGAATAAAGTTGAGTGTGATATGACTATTATCAAAAATTCCCAAAAGGTCAAGACAAGCATCCATTACCAATTTAACAGGTACCTGCTGATAATCGATAGGAAGACCATCCATCACCTTACTAATAGGGAATGATTTAATAACCTCTGGGGTTAGTGTATTTTTATTGTTACTGATTAACTTTCGTAAATCTTCCAAACATCTTGTGTTAGAATACTGCTTCTCAGCCATAAGCCATCTTATAAGAAGTTCTGCTCTACAACGACTAATTTGATCCTGTACAATCTCAAGTAAGGTAACTCTTCCTGGATTTTTAGAATCCTCATTATAAAGCATTTGCTGACAATGACGATACCACTTTTTAAGCTGATCGAAAGAAGCATCAATCATTAAGATTTCCTGCTGCTCTCCATTAACCTTTGGACCTTTCCATACATAAGTAGTAATATCACTTGCCTTTTTACTCATAGCTGCCTGAAGCTTATCTCCTAATACTGTCATATAATTAAATTCAAATAATGTTTCATAGTAATCTAATAATTAATAATCTACAATATAAATTTAATCTAAAATAATTTCACTTATATCAACTTTAGATTTATCCTCAATAAATTTGAGAAATATGACATTAGTATATTTATAAGGTATTAGGTTCTGACCATCAAACCATGTATCTTTTCCTCCTTCTACATATCTTATATTTAAATATCCAATTTCATCAATTTCGATACTTTTTTGCTCCCAATTAGGGAATCGGACACACATTATATATCTGAAGTCTTCATCCTTAGGATTTAAATCCTCAAACACATAATTAGTGTATCCCATTCCATCTATTTGTTCTGCAACTAGTTTAGCATGAATTGTTATTTGCTCCATTAATGAAACACATTCATATCATCAAAGTGCTTACATCCATATTTAGCAAAATCGCTATATAACTTATCCATATTAGCTATACATGGATATTTTAAACATCTTTTACAACTTCTTTCTGGATGTTTATAAGTTAATCCATTTGGATCTTTATAGTTTACTTTACTAACAGGCATGCAAGAATGATATTTAATATTATACTAATCTTAGTTACAACTTTATATTTTTTGTGTGAACTTTGTAATTGTGTTATTCTAATACTATCCTTTTTAATAATAGTGTTATACTGCTTTTCATTAATTCTTCTTATAGAATCAGTATGTAACCAAGACTTATTTATCTTTTCTAGTGTTTCAATCTTCTTATTTAATAATGGAACTTCTTTTGTATATTTCTCATGCTCTAGAAATATAAGATTAGTTGTTTTCAGTTGTTCCGGAGTTATTGTAATGGTTGATGTAGTTTGTGAAAAACTGTATGTTGGCAGAAGTATCATTAGACATAATAGCTTTCTTATCTTCATACGTCTCTCTTATTTTTACTATTTTAATTGTTAAGGAATCTTTAGTGTGATTTAGAGTATCCCTAACTAAAGAATCTCTAATTATTTCTTTATTAGAAGGGACACTCTTTATATTGTTATTTAATTGTTCTATACGTACAATTATAAATAAAATTCCTGCAATTATAAATAGTTTAATCAACCAACTTAGAACCGTTTTCAATTGCATCTACTAGGGTCTTTGTCTTATCAACAACTCCCTGCACATCTACCCCTCTAGACATTAAGGTTAATATCGCTTGTTCTGCAGGAGAAGCACTCTGAATGTACTCCTTCTCTCTCTGAATCTGCTCATACTTAGCCTTATTAGCATTGTAATCCTTAATGACTATCTCAGGATTCTTAATAAAGTGATTAATTTTCTCAGTTAGAAGTGCATCAATACACTCTTTAGTAATTACACCACCTTTACCAATAAACCAACAAGGATCTCCTGCAAGAGCTTTCTTATAAGCCTGTTCCTTACCAAAAGTAAGATTGAACTCATCTTCTGGATTATATACTGCAATGCCGATAGATATAGCTCGTACAATCTCGAAAGAATCTTCAACACCAGGAATATTCCAAGATGCAGTAAGTCCTTCTTTTACTGGCATACTTACAGCACAAGCTACTACCAATCTTTCAACACCCTTAAAGTCAACAAACTGACCAAGCTTATAACTAGCAATTTCTTTCTTCATTTTCATTTACTATTAATTAGTGTATAACCCTCTTTAATTAAGTAGGATTCTGGAGCAAATTCCAGAGTTAGAAATCTAATAAAATACTCATCTGCTTTTTTCTTCCTATTTATAAAGTCTTTCTTTTTAAGTTTCAAAGGTTTATTAGTACTATATTGTTTTTCCTCAAATAAAGAAATCCCACCTTTAAATACTTTATAGATAGAATCTTCATAAATAAAAGAATTATGTGTTTGAACTATTTGACCTTCCTTCTCGTAAATCGCTACTGAAGTTGTCATATATTAAATTAATTATATATTTAATAAACTTATTTTTAGCAATTTCATAAAAAGAGTTCCAAATATTACTAGTATAGAAGTTGTATATATCTTGTGAAGTGACATTACTATAATGAAAATATTCTTCATCACTATATTCACCTACATTAATTCTATATGTATTCTCAATAGGTTTAGCCTCCAGACATATATGATATACTGAATCATCTAAGTCTTCAAAATCATCAGGATAACCATTATCGTCATAGTAAGGTTCTGAAACTAATACTTCAAATGGAATATCTTCTCTCTCAAGTATTTCAGCTATTACATAAGCTACATAACAACAACCTCCAGAATTTGTGTGATATATTGCATTCAAACAATCGCACAAACTATTAATTTTATTAAATAGGTCTAGATAATTATCTTCCGACTTCTTTATAGATCTCCTCTTGAATTTGCTTGAAAACATTTAAATATTCTTTCAAGGTCGTAATCTCATCTTTTCCATATTTGCTATTAATAGCATATCTAATTATTCTACCAATAGCAGAATCTAAAGGCATACCATAGCCTTCTAATTGAAATTCTTCTCTGGGATTAGTTTTACTATTCACTTTTCTAAGTAAATACAAATCCCATAATGGAGAATTATCATTAATTGGTTCAATTCGATAAAAATTACCTTGAATTATCATTTAAATATCGCGATTAAGCATTTTGAATAATTTAGAAACCGGATTAGAACCTGCTAAATCATAATCATCCTGACACCAAATAATTAATAATTCACCAAATACTATTACTTCTAGGAAGTTAAGTACAGGAACAAATAACAGTAAGAATGCTATTATAAATACGTAGAGAGGAATCCCTACCTTTGGCTTTAAATCTATGACAAGCATAAATTCAATAGCTGCTACAACTAAACAGAATATAAATAAACCAAACATAACAAATTAATTATTAAGTCCTACTAATGTTGATGCGTTACCTGTAACCTTAGGAAGATGTCCGTCCCAAGCTTCAATCCACTGTTTCTTAACAAGCAATGGCGTAAGAGAAGCATTTACAATGGCTTCTGCTACTACAATCTTCTTCTTTGCTTCAGCTACTTGTACTTCATTAGCTGCTTTCTGTGCTAACTGAATAGCTCTGTTCTTAGCATCTACAATAGTCTTAGGATATTGCAAACCACTAGTAAACTGGTCAAGTACAAATCCTTCCTTGTCAAGAAGTTTAGAAAGACGCTTCTCAATTGCCTGTTCTACAGCCTCACGATTTGATACAATCTGGTCTGTAGTAAATTTATTAATGCGACAAGCATCCTTTACATACTTAAATACAGGACCATTAATTACATCAGTTAATTCTTTGCGATATTTACGAAATACTCTAGGACCATCTTTAATTTTAAGATTGACATTTGGGTCAACCTTAAATTCAGAACCATCCTTGGCATTAATTGTAAATGGTTCATAGTCAATAGTCTGAACGTAAGTAGGATACTCATACACCTCCTGAGTAGCTGGATTATAGAACACCCGTCCAGTTACCATAGATACATCATCTACACCTCTTTCAGAGCCATAGAGATTAACTAAGATACCTTCACAACCAGCACGTTCACAACTAGTAAAGCTTAATGACAACATTAAAGCGCTCACAAATAAAAAGACTTTTCTCATTTAAATAAACTTTTTAATTTATCAACACTTTCTATAACTAAGGTAATTACTAACGCAGCCATAGTTGCTAATATTAATATACCCATAATGCAACAAAATGTACTCTCACTACTAATTAGATAGGTACACATACTTATTAAGTATATCATGGCTATAAAACCAATGACATATTTAATAACCTTAAAAACTAATTTATACTTTCTCAAGAATTTTGGGGTCTCCATAAAATATAGTGTTTTCTTTCAGTAAACCAATTATACCAAATAATTATCTTATCTTGTTGTATGTCTATATAAGGATTTAATAATATAAGACATACTAGAATAATAATTAAGATAATCATCGAGTCTTTACCGAACCTGGTTTAGTTGTTGCCTTCTGTACACTTGCATCCAATTTTGCCCACCAATTCTGCTTCATCTGTAACCACTCACGCTTATGCTTTGCTTTCATTTTCAAATTAATTAGAATATTTAATTGTAATCTAACTAGTCTGCAAAATGACTAGCTTCCACAGCTAATCTATCTGCTAGATTATTATATTCATCTATGTTATGTCCTTTTGTCCATTCAAATTTTATATCTGGACAGAACCATTTAGCTTTATTGTATACTTGATCAAATAGCTGCCAATAATTCTGATTCTTTTTGCGCTTCCATCCTTTATTGATACATCCTAGAACGTATTGTGAATCAGATACTACAGTAATGGAATCAAAGTTTGTACTAATGGCATGTAGAGCATAAATAACAGCCATTATTTCCATTTGATTATTAGTTACATCTTTGAAGTGTTTATTAAATTGATAAATTATTTCATTATCTTTAATAAATACAACTCCAACGCCTCCATTACCTGTGGACACTTGACAAGCCCCATCTGTATATATGGTTAATAATTTCCCCATGATTCTACTACGAAGTCAAGAGTTAAATTACCATATAAATAAGTTACTTTAAATGGACCTGAAGCTATACCCTGATAATTACTTTTAGGATTTTTATGTACTTCTTTAATTACATCATCTAGTAATTTTTCTGCACAGCAATACAAATCATAGATATTAGGCACCTTGAGTCCATACTTTGTAAATATTTTCCAAGGTTCATATCCGATGATTTCAGGTTTATCCTCCTCTTCATTCTTATAAATAGGCAGACAGGGAGAAGACATAATCATAGCTACTTGTTCAAAGCGGAAGTTACTCAGAATATCCTTTTTTTGATCCTCTAAGCTACCTCTATAAGCATCCTCCGAATTAATTACTTTTGGCTCTAACATAAATAAATAAAAAGAGCTACCCCTTTCAGAGTAGCTTAATCAGGACACACCATAGAGAATGATGTGCTATCTACAGAATTTACAGTATCAACCTTAGCAGAATCTACTGTATCACAAGTGTCGACAGATGTAGAATCTACACTGTCTGTTGTCCTAGAACAACCATTACCACAACTTGAACAGAGGGCAATGATTGCGAAAGCAAAAACAAATAATTTCTTCATAATTAAATAAATTAAATTAAATAATAAAGGGTGGAGAGTTTCTCCACCCCTTGATTGTAGGAAATCAACCTCCCGATTTCTCATCTTGAAAAGTATAGGAATTAAAAGTCACTATAATCTTAATTATAGAAGCACCTACAGTTTAAAGGAACATAGGACAAACTAAAGAATATCATAAGGATTAGCAGCGCAGACTTAGAATGTGTCTTAGCTTTAGACTCGTTCCCACGACTTAGACCAAGCAGCACCACATAATACTTTTAACTTGATTATGTTTTAGGTGATACTTAGAAATAAAAACTTGTGTGGAAACGACCATAAATACCTAATATGTGGTATCGCGACAATCCTCGCAATAAATTATATTATTTTCCTGTAATATATTTAATGCTTAATCTATTCTTATTAATTACTCAGCAAGTAAAGCTTTAATAGACTTATATGTTTCCATCAAAGAATCCGGAACATTAATTTTAAGTTTACTAATCTTTTCTTTCTCAGTAATTATATATTGATTAAATCTTGACTGTAAATCTTCATTTTTATCAAGCCAATCATTATATTCTTTAGAATGAGCAGTTCTAGCTTTCTGATACTTCTGCTCATTAGCTATATTCTGTTTATTTGCCTTTTCAATAGCATCAGCTTTAATACTATTGAGCATTTAAATTTCTATGTTCTGACATTAAAGATAGGAACATACCATCTACATTCACAGAAGGTGTGTATTTGTATACTACTGTATCTCTACCGGCTCCACTAATCTTATTTGGTTCAGCAAGTACCTTGCCTAACATTACCTTAGCTCTAGAAACGCTACCACCTTCATGTATAAATTTACCAATAGCAGCAGCTTTAGACTGCAAAGTAAAATATTTATTAAGTTCTGCAGCTCCTAAATTTCGAATTACATCTTCCTTAGTCACTGTAGCTTCTTTACTTGGAGCAGGATAATATTCTGACCAATCTTGAATACGTGTACTTGATAATTCACCAAGTGCTTCTTCCTTATTTTTAATAGCTTCTTTAAGCCAAGCAATCAAAGAGTTATACTGACCTATTGTCACTATTTCATCTTGAATCCAAGACACATTTTCAATACCTGCATGTATTTCATTATCTGAGGATACAATACTAGTTATAGAAGTATTGTAAAATTGAACAGAATTAAGATGTTCTGTTAATCTTGCAATAATTTCGTTAGCTACATTACAAATATTTTGAGCTTCTGTTGATGTAAGAAACCCATCTTTAAAAAATACATTATTCGTGTTCCTATGATATATAATATTTAATTACTTATTAGTTAATAATTGTTAATCAATAAATTCAATAGTATCTACCATTGTATTATATTTTAATCTGCCATCTTCTAATTCTATGATATAATAATAGTCCTCCCAAGTTTCTTCTATACCTTTAAACACACCTACTATATCATGTGATTTACATTTGTGTCCTATAAAAGGTATCAATTCTTGTACTTGAGGACTACAATCTTTAGCATCCTCTAAACTCTTTATTATTCTCCGAGTTTCAAATATATATGCAGTTCTAGCTAATTCAATAGCTTTAATTATTGCATCTTTTTCTTCTAGAGTAGCTTCGTCCCAATCAAAAATAAATCCCTCTGAGTTTAATTTAAATATCATCCGAAATTACCTCCTAATGGTGTTTTTGGTTCTAAATTATCTATAAGAACTTCTTGTAATTTAAAGGACTTTCCTTCCACTTCTACATTATTATATACAAAGTTGTAAAGATAATCAATGGACATAAATCTAGTTGGAGTAGTAATACAATGATCATGTTGAGAGTCTTTTTTATACTTTTCAACATGTTTAGTTATATTACCATCTTTATATAATCTATAAACTATAGTTCCTTCCCATTCACTTACAGGAGAGATACCTGTGATGTATAAATCACTATTATTTAAATGTACCTGTTGTATTATCACTCTAATTGTATTTTTTGAATTTCATTGGATTCCAAACTTTTTATATAATTATATACTTTACTAAGATTTCCCTCACTAAATATAGTTCTATTACCGAAGATTAATATCTTATATAAATTTATAGCTTGTATAAAATTTACTTTGTTCTCTTTTAGATATTTAGTAAATATAGTATTAAATCCGCAAGATTGCTTAAAATATTGCATAACTGCTTGTTTAAGACACTTTATTTCTGAATTTGACCAGTGATCTTCTTTCTTTTTAAATATCTTATTTGTAGCAGAATCTCTTATAGGTCTTGGTATATATAAAGTTTCTGGTAAAATTAATTCATCTTTTTTAACAGCCTCAGCAAATGTTATGGTCGAAGCACTCAACAATTCATTAACTTGTGCATAGTGTATTATAAAATCTATAGTATTAGAAGCATTAATTATCATAATCTTAGCACTCCCTTTTATAAATACAGCATAGGAATCAAATACAGAAGACTTAATTATTTGTAAATCTCCAGTACTCTGCTTTGCCATATGGTCTGAATATCTAATCTCTAAGTTTTTATAATAGAAATATAAAGAATTACTAGTCTGTCCATTGTCTTTTAATGTACAATTAGTCCATAGCCATTTTTCAAGTTTATTCATTTGTCTATAATCTGTTAAGTATTAATCTATACAAAAATAGCTCACCTAAATTAATAGATGAGCTATATACTATAAGTAGGTTGACTTTGTAATAGGATCTTATTCTCTACCATTACTAGTTCTCTACTTTATTAATTAGTTGTCTAGGAGAGATTCGAACTCCCGAAGCTAAATAGCAGCTGATTTACAGTCAGCCGTGTTTGACCACTTCACATACTAGACAATAAATTCTTCACAGTGAATTACTCTGTATCGGTGCCCACGGATTTTACAAGGGTTTCGGCGATTTGGATTAGCTACTCCTACTATGGGCTATCCTTGTCTAAACGTATCGCGATACTATTGTTTAGAATTTTTGTTGCGGATGTTCGATTCGAACGACTACTCTAGGTTATGAGCCTAGTATGTTACCATTACACCACATCCGCGATATATTGTTTTAAAGAATTTTTGGCGGAATATAAGGGACTCGAACCCTTAGTTTTACTAGAGTGACAGTCTAGTTCCCTTACCAACAGGGCTTACTACTCCAGGCGCCTCTTGTGTACACATTTCTTTTCGAGAAGGTAATGAACCTTAGAAATAAGAGGCATATATTTAAATTTACTCTCCCAACATCAGTAAGTACCCATTTGGCACTTACCAGTAGAAATCTAATTAAATAACTGTAAATGGTAATACTCGATAATCTCTAACATCATACCAAGCTGCTACAGTTTTCATTCCTTTCCACCATGATTTGATAATTCTTTTCATACAGTTTAAAATTTAATTGTTAATTAAATAATCTAATTGTATAGAAGGAAGAAGAAGTAAACATCGTGCAGAAAACCGGATTCGAACCGACAAATCCTGCTTGGAAGGCAGGCATGTTACCATTAACACCATTTCTGCATTAAAAATTCATTTATTAACTTAACAAGTCAACAGTATATTGAATTACTGAAATTAAATAGTTAATAACTATTAAATATATATTTATAGTACTACCCATATAGATAGTCTTTGCCTTAACGGCAAGTTCTCTACGAGAACAATATAAGAGCATTTCCTTCTCTCCAAGTTAAGAAATGTTAAAAATTCTAAACAGAGATTAAGAAATGCCCTCTACCTAAATAATCATGTTACTTTACAGATGGATGACTATTTGTAGGTGTTGTCTCACTAAAATAATTATCTGTGTTCATAATTTAATCTTGTTAATAAATTCATTGTATTTATCAATAAATTCTTGCTCCGTAATTATATCGCCTCTATTAGCCAAAGTTAAAGATTCTTCGCAATATGAAATAGAACCAAATTTGTTAGATTCTCTTAAGTGCAATTCTAGAACAGTACAGTTACATTCATTAACCGAAATGATTTTATACCAATACATGTCTTCACCATAATCGCAATATCTATATCTATTTTTGGATAATTCAGCTTTCAATATTGTATCTTGTATCTCACTTTGTTTAACTAATAGGTCAGCTATTTGTTTACTTATATCTTTTAAAGTTTCAGAATCAGTCATTAAATAATTCTCTAATAGATTTCTTATAATCTGAATTCTTATGTATGAGATACAGAGCGCACATAGTATTTACTAAAGGACATACTAATATTAATATAGTTAGTAAATTTGTTTCTACGTTCTTAAGATCCATACGATAACCCATATAGATGCAACTTGCAAGATATATTACTATACTAAAAAGTCCTATTATAATTAACCCTTCAATACTCATAATTCCTTAATATTGGAATCTTCAGACTTTCCCAGATATATCTCATTTATAGTACAATTACTTGTGCGCAATTGTTCTATAAAATAAGTCACACTAAGTAGCATTGGAGTTTTGTCTACAGAACTACATATAGTAGGAATACACTTTGTTTTTAAACAATCCCAATGAGTTATGACAATGTTAAATTTACAATGATAAGTTTCATGGTAATTATCTAAACAATGTCTTTCAATAGCTCTTTTAAATAAAGGATAGTCAAAAGGACCTGTCTTAAACTCTCCTTGTGGTCCATCATTGGTGTTTGATGGCTCCTCCAGAGTAAAGTACATTCCTAAGTCCATAGAATAAGGATTGTATCCATTTCCATGTCTAGTCAAATATGGACGCATAACTAAGTATACTTCTGCATTTTCTAGACACTTCTCTGGGATTCCATTTAATCCTACCTTACTAGGAGTACAGTGGGGCATAAATCCTCTTTCCATATCTAGGAGGAGACCTTGTGAACCCTCCCAAATGACAGTATCTACTTCATCGGGATAATAAGTTCCAATTATAAAAGTCTCTGGATGTTCTTTAATAAAGGTACAAGCCTCTTTAAAAAGATCATCTAGTTCAGTATCTCGTTCTAGATTATGATAATCCCTTACAGTTTGTAGAACTACATCTGCATATTCATTTACATAAGGACACATACGAGCACTGTAAGTTACATTATCTTTGTTTCTCTTAAAACAAGCATGTATACCCTTACCACAAGTTCCATTGTACTTCACTCGCCCATCCATAGAGTCAGCTAGTACATCATAAGGTGTAATAACCCTACAATTAGGATTTATATATAGCTTAGGGACTTCAATACCTTCACTAACTAAGACCTTATATTCATTATAAATACATATTGGGTCAATGAATACTTCCTTATACAAGCAAGTTGGTACTCCTAATAAAACACCACTTCCCCAAGAAGAGCATACGTGTGATTTACCCTTATAAACCACACGATGTCCAGCTTGTGGACCTCCGCTAAATCTAATGACAACAGGTTTAAGGCTATTCATACATAACCATTGTACTATATTACCTTTACCTTCGTCACCAAATAAAGATCCAAGTACTATCTGATTACGAATTTGTTTGCTGTCCATAGCTGTTAGAAACAATACGAGCAATAGATTCACCTACGTGCTCTTGATCCGAAATAATGAGGTTATCACCTACATAAGGTTTCCAACTATCAGAAACCCTCTCTACACTATAATAACCATCATGTTCTACATGAATGTGGTAAATATCCCACTTCTTAGCACACTCTCTATATACGAAAGAAGTAGCTAAATCCTCACCACACTCATCACCTATATAATGAGTTATTGCTTCTTTAGGAAGAGTTTTATGGATTGGCTCATCACTAATTGTGATTAAACAGCCTTTAATACCTCTTTTCTCTAAGGCATCGGTCTTAATGTGATTAGCGGCAAAATACCAACACATATGAGGATCTTCTCCTCCGTTACCACCTCCCATACCTTCAAGATCAACTTTACGGAGCCATTTCTCCATAAGTTCATCACTTGATTCAAATTGTCCTACTTGTAAAGGAGCTTCTTCATTGCAACCTTCTACATCACCAAATGCCATAAAACAGATTTGAGGATTATCAATACCTGCCTTCATAATACTAGCTACACAATCTGGTAAAGTATTATCAATAAGGTATTTAGGAACTTTACCCATAGAACCAGTCTCATCCAGAGCAATAATAATAGGGAATGATTCTGGATGTTCTTCAGAATCACAAGACTCTCTGAAATTAATGTTAAGAGGATTCATTTCAGGATCCAAATTCTTCTTGCTAAAGGTTTTCTCAATAGACTGGCTTTTATAACTACGACTCCTAGCTAAAGCATCATTATATGAATAACTACCACATCCCATTACGCTTCCTCCTTTGTTTGAGTTTTAATATTACTAGCTAAAGCACTAACTAGAGCATTTACATTATCTGTAAGTGCATCTACTTTAGCATTAATCTTATCTAATTCTGATGGTTCAGTAGCAGGTTTGTTTGCTGCTCCAAACATATTGCCAAACATATTACCACCTCCCATAAGCTGACTCATCATCATCATAGTCATAAAGTCAGAACTATTATTATCTGCGAGAGCCATAAGCATCATAGGATTGAATCCCTTACCTGCATTATTAAACAATCCACCACCATTCATAGCAGACATCATAAGCAGATTCTTAACATCAAATTTATTTCCACTCATATAAGCAAGAGCAAGTGGATTAAATCCATTAGAAGAATCAAAGTTAAATGGATTGACAATAACTCTAAATGTTGCAGAACCCATCAACTCATCTTCAATAGCAATCTTATTGTTGATATTGCCATTAAAGTTCATAATCTTGATAGAACCATCTTCTGCCTTAGTTTTAACTACACCATAAGATTTACCTGACTTTACAATATCTCCGATTACAATTTGGTCAGAGTTCTTGCTAATATTGTAAATACAAGGCATAGGGAAAGTCATCTTATACTTCTTGAGTTTACCTGCTGGGGAAACGCCTACGTATGCACCATCACTATTCTTAAAGCAAAGAACACCATCAGTAATACTGATTCTAGCGCTCTCCTCAGCTTGTGGCATAAACTCATTATACATGTCTTTAGTTAAATCTCCAAAGACATTATCAACATTCATATTTCCGAATTGTTCCATATTATTTTTACTTATAGTATTAATTTGTTTACCATTAATCTCAGAAATTGTTACTGTCTCATAATTTTCTTGTTCTCTAGAACGTACATAAGTCCAAACAACTTGAAACTTAGTATCATAACCTACAAATTGTACTAAATCACCTCTTTTAAGTCCAGGACACTCATTAGCTACTATATAAGGTACAGTAGTTTCTGAATTCATTCTTTCAGGACCTAATTTAGTATTTGTAAATATACCCCTAATTACCATAATTATAAACTATTAAGTATGCTTTTATATCTATCTAAATATTTAGAACTTAATGCTTGCATTATCTTATAAAATCCTGATCTAAATGCATCATCAGAGCTAACTAATTGTTTTATGCTCTTTATATAATAATCAGGTACATCAGGTCTACATTCATGTTGCATTAAGTTCCTAGCTAGTGCCATTTTATTTAATAATTCACCAGCTGCCTTAGCTTTATCTTCAGTCAAGTTTAAATATAACTAAATATACTAATAAAAAGACCAAAGCTGCTCCTAAAATATCTATAAACATTCAAATAGCTCTAATGAACTTAAATGGATAACGTTTCTGATCATAGCTACTAATGAAGTTTTCCTTTACTTTAGCTTCATTAATACCTGTAAGTCTAATGGTTTGTTCTTTGTTTTTTAAAGAATCAAAATAAGTTACTTCAAATTTCATATAAAAGATTCTCTATTATTAAATTTATTTTGAGCATCAAGTACTCCTTCTTTATCTGTAATATCTACAATAAGTCCTATTTGTCGTAACCAAACATCAAATGGACCACTGTACCCTAGGTCGCCAACCCAACCTCCTTTACAAAATACTATTTTCTTCCAAACAAAAATAGCACATAATATTCCATCAACTTCACATAAATGTTTGCCTTCTGGAATATCTAAGAATGTTGGAGCTAAACCTATCCCTTCTCGATAATATCTAGATATTCGAGAATGAAATACATCATCCTGCATAACTACTGCATCAGTTTCATAGTTAGTAGATAGTCTACCATGCAAATAAAAATCAGGCTGATAAATCCAATTCTCGTTTCGACTACTTAATGGCTTAAATTTAATCATTTATGTTTCTTTTTCCATCGGAACCATAAACCTAATACAATACCAATTATAAACCAAACTAATACTGTAATAATAAAGGTTCCAATATTAAGTACAATCATAATCTAATATTTATAGAGAGGGCTAGCTATTAACCAGTCCTCTCTTGTTAATTACTTGAATAACTTTTTAATCCAATATAGAAGTTCTCTACAAACTGGTACAATTGCAGTAAGACCCACAATTTCTAACCATGTTTCAATACTTAATGGTTCTGTTCTGAATACATCGCCACCAAATTGAACTATCAAAATTTGACCAATAAATATAACCAAACATATTCCAATAAATGCAGGATTACTTAGCAAACCATTAAAGATACTTCTGTCTTGTCCAAATACTCTCGCATTAAACAAGTTCCAGAATTGTAACATAACAAAGATAGTGAAGAACTCTGTAAGGCTACATGTATTACTGATCAGCAAATATAATAATATGCCAAAATACAAAATGCCTACACCAAAGATTTCATACCACATTTTCTTCGTGATAATAAATGCCTTAGGATCACGAGGCTGTTCAGACATTACTGCTTCATTAGCTGGTTCTGTAGCTAATGCTAAAGCAGCAAAAGTATCCATAATTAAGTTAACCCACAGCATTTGGATAACAGTGAATGGTAAGTCTACTCCAATAAATGGACCTACACAAGCAATACCAATAGCTACCACATTTACAGTAAGCTGGAAGAGAATAAAGTGCTGAATATTCTTATACAGGCTTCTTCCCCACTTAACTCCTAAGATAACAGAAGGGAATGAATTATCAAGAAGAATAACATCAGCTGCATTCTTGGCAATATCAGTACCATTATTCATAGCTACACCTACTTCGGCTTGATTAAGAGCAGCTGAATCATTTGTTCCATCACCAGTTACAGCTACTACTTCTCCCATTCTCTGGAATTTCTTAACAAGTGTCTGCTTGTCTTCAGGTTTAGTTCTAGCAAATACATCTACTTTACGTAAATTAGTATTTGTTTGAGCTTCGACTTCCTTACCAAGCATTGTGTTAGGAGTCTGAGAGATATTAGCTTGAGCAGCAATAGAAGCAGCTGTTTCAGGATTATCACCTGTCACAATCTTAACCTTAATTCCTGCATTTCTAGCAGCCTGAATTGCATCAGGTACATTACTTCTCACTGGGTCTTCAATAGCTACGTAGCCATCCCATATGAAGTCTGAGAGGGTATTTATATCAGAACCAATCTTGTGTGCAAAAGCAATACATCTTCTACCTTTAGATTGTTGTTCTGCAAAATTAGGTATATTCTCGTTAGAGCAGAAATTCATCACTATTTCTGGAGCTCCCTTAATATAGGTAACTGCTCCATCACTAGTAATCATATATTTATTCTTAGAATTAAATTCTACTCTACCTGTTATATGAGTTTTATTTCTCTTATCAGTAATATCAACTGATTTTTGTACATATTGCAGACAAGCACCTTCTGTAGGATTTCCTACTACTTCTCCTGTAGGACTAAGATTAGCAGTAGAATTAAGTACAATATTATTTATAACAGCATTTCTATCTGTAAAGTCCTGGAATACTACTTTCATTTTATTCTCTGTAAGAGTTCCCGTCTTATCAGTAAGAATAAGAGTTGTAGCGCCAAGAGTTTCACAAGCATGCATCTTTCTAATAAGATTGTTAGCTTTCGCCATTCTCTTCATAGAATAAGCAAGGGCAAGGGTTACAGCCATAGGTAAACCTTCTGGTACTGCTACTACAATGAGTGCTACTGCAATCATTAAGAATTGTAAGCAATCATTTACAATGTCAATAGTATCTTTGCCTATATATCCCTGCTCTATAAATATATAACGTATGGCAAGGGATACAATAAGAATACTTGCAGCTGTGAATGCTATCTTATTAATTAAGCTAGCTAATCCATTAAGCTGTTTGTTAAGGGGAGTTTCTACATCAGTAATAGAAGATGCTTCTCTAGCAGTCTTACCTACTTCTGTTTCATCTCCTACTGCAAATACTTCACCTACACAAGTGCCTTCAGCTACAATAGTGCTTTTATAAATTCTATTTGTAGGATAGGTAGCAGTCTCTGATTCAAAATTAGTTTTAGTTACAGGATTTGTTTCTCCAGTTAAAGAAGCTTCACTTACTTTCAAATTGCTATATTCTTTAACAATAATATCGGCAGGAACTTCTTCACCAGCTTCAAGTATTACAATATCTCCTACAACCAAGTCTTTACGAGCTACTTGAATTACTCCATTATCTCGTCTTACCTTAACTAAAGTATCATCACTACTAGTTAAAAGAAGATCAAACTTCTTAGCTGCTGACCAGGTATTCCAAAAACCAATACCTACAGCTAAAGCAATGGCTACAATAATACCAATAGGCTCTGTAAATTCTCCCTTTACAAATCCTAAGGCAATAGATACTGCAGCTGCAATAAGTAATATTACAATAAGTGGGTCCTTAAATCCATCAAGTAACATTACATACCAAGCATCTCTCTTCGGAGGTGTCAACACATTAATGCCATGTTTAGCACGTGAATCTTCTACTTCTGTTAAGCTAAGACCGTAATTTAAATCTGTCATTTTTTCTGTTATTATAATTAATTAAAGAAATGCAATTGTTGGACGCTTCATAGCATCAATTGAAGTCCAACCTCCGAACTCACCAACTGCCTTAAAGCGCCATTCGCCATCCTTCTTATAGGCAACACCAAGGATAACTGCCTGCTTATCAGAAATCTTAGTACCTTCCTTACCGTCTTCAAGATTAAACTTAGCTAAGACGTTTACAGGAGTGTGTACTCTATCACCTGTATAAATACGAAGACCCATATAAGGAATCTCACCGAATGTCTGATGTGTAAAGTTGTTGAGGGTGAATGCAATATACTCAACACGTGGGTCAAGTTCATTCAAGCATACCTCAATAGTCTCATTATCAAGACCATCATTACCATTAGTATCACCTGAGCGATCATCACCACTATGACGAATACCTGGAGCACTTAAATTGTAATAAGCTACTTCGCCAATACAATTCTTATTGGCGTCATACAGAAGAACAGTAGAATCCAAATCTACCTTCTCGATAGAACCACCAATACCGAATAAACCACGACGTCTGATAGCTCCCCAGTTTGAACCAAAGAACAACTTACTTAAACCATTGTTAGACTCTTTAGACAGATTGATTCTGCCACCTTTACTTAAATTAATCATAAAGCTTTATTAAATAATTGTGAATTACTAATTAACTAAAAATGGGAGTACCTAATTAAAGATACTCCCTTATAGAATCAAGAATTAAAACCGAATTAATTTATTATTAATTAAATAGCAGGGGCATCTAGCAAGATAAATCCATAGCCACGAAGAATATCACGATAGATAACGTTCTGATAGCTACCCTTGTCTTCTCCAAGAGCCTTGAACTTCCAATCACCATTGTGACGATAAAGTTGACAGAATACAATGCAGCGAGACATACTTGCATCCTCAGTGAGGTCAAACTTAGCCAGAGGAGTAGTATTACCTTTAGCATACAAGTTACAATAAGCATTGTTAACCATACCAAAGTTCTGCTGACGATTCTTAGCATCGTGAATATTAACTACAATGATAATTTTCTCGACACTTGCAGGAACCTTAGTGGTGTCTACTACAATTGTCTCATCATCTCCAGCACCAGCACCTGTACGATTATCACCGGAATGCTTAATAGCATCTTTCCAATTTGGATGATTGTAGAAAATCAAGCCCTCATCTGGATCATCTGCCTTACCTTGTGCATTCAGAGGAATGGCAGCTACATCCAAATCAAATTCTACACCTGCCTGGGATGCTACATCCCAACCCAAACCAATTGAAAACTCTGTTACACCATTTGCTTCTTTAGCGAGGTTGATGTTACCTCCTTTACTTAATTGAATCATAATTGTGAATTTAATTAATATTTGCCGCAAAGTTTACGGCTAATTATAGTCATAACTTTATCATAAGTTAACTTTTTAGCTTCCTTCTCAGAATAACCTTCTATAATATAAGAATCCACTATTTTCTCAATTGCAGCATTCATTTCAGAGAATAGGTACTTTTGTTCTTTAGTTAACTTATCATCATATAAATAAGATTTATTCATCCATTTGTAAGTCAGCTTGAGTACTTTCTAAGTAATCTTTATTATCTAAGTCTTTAATAAGATTAACTAAGTCTCCAACAGTCTTTAGATTCTGAGCCTTATCATCTGTGATAGGATAACTAAACTCCTTTTCACACTCAATAACAATCTCTACTAAATCAAGACTATCTGCATATAAATCCTCGAAAGTATCTTCACTCTTAGCGTCTACACCGATGACTTCACTAACAATGTTTATTACTTTTTCTTCTATACTCATGCTTCAGGTCTTACTGGATAAATAGCATCTTCGAAACCATCAATGTCATCAGCATCAAGACCACTAATAGGCTTATCACTGAACAATTGATTATGAATTGCTACGTCAATACTAATGGAGCGAGCAAGAATAACTAATTCTTCAGCTGCAGCATTAACATCTGTAGTGAATTTAACTGGGTCAATGCTTCTAATTTTAGAGGCAATATCCATAGTAGTATCATCACCAAGATCCAATAGAGAATCAAACTTCATTCTCTTGTTACGGAAGTCTACTACTTTGCTTTGAATGTTCTGTTCAGAGACACTTGCCATGTTCTTTAAGGCACTACTAACTCTAGAATCTTTTAAATCCTTAGTTGAAGCACCTACTACTTCTTTAATACTTTTCATTCTTAATTAAATTAATAAACGTTTATTTAAAATTACTGATGCACTCTTTGATTCTTTAGTTGGATTCGGTACAGGAAGTGCTTCAGACTTTTCAACCTTAAATTCATCAAGATGCTCTTGAATATAACTTTTAAATGGCTCATTATTAAGTAGTATCGAAATATGCCAATCATAAAGTTTATAATGGTCAGCTACTTCATTATCTATTTTATAGGAATCCGTATAAGCTAGAGCCTTGTTAAGGTCTATTTTATTTTCTTTAGGCTTATCAAATATGTAAGTTATTGAATTCTCCTCTGGTACTAATCCTATGACAAATAGAAAATTACATCCTTTGTCACATAGAGATGGAACGCCAAATAAACCTACGCAATAAGCATTTAGATATGACATGTTCTTTTCACATGCTTTATAAAAAGGCCCCCTGTTATAATCAGGTTTCTCCTTCATTATATATACTGTCTTACTATCTTCAGGACGTATTAAATAGCATCAGGAATATTGTCTTTAGAATTATTCCGAGAAAAAGTTTCTTCCGTCGAGGGAATACAACCCTCTACTACCTCATCTTCATTCATTATATATCTTCTTTTTTAGTTTTAAATACATGTTCTGTATGAGTAGAAGTAAATCCTGGATTATATTGTAATTTCTGAATACCAAGTACTTTATTATACATTAGGAAAAGAATCCAACATAGAGTTCTGTTGTCTTACTGTTTCCATGCATGCTTCTTCTAACTTGTAATACTCTTCCCATTTACAAACCCAGATAAATCACTATAAAATTTAGTAAACTATTATTTTTCATATTATTTAATTAAGAATTTATTAAATTTATCGTGAAGAGGTTGAAATTCTTTTCTAAGTTCTACTAGTTCTCCCATTTCTTCTAAGGAACTAACATCACTTAGTTTGATGTTATTAATTATATTCAAAGCATCTCTAAGACGGCATTGAATACCTTTTATTGGAGTGTCATTTACCATAATTAATCTACTTAAGAATTTTAATTTTTACATGTCTTATACTAATTCTCTTAGAATTTTTGGGATGTATTAATATATCAATACGATGTTTATGTCTTTTATTCATAACATCCTTAACTTCATATACTCCAAATCCCTCTATAAATACTTTTTTAGGCTTATTCTTTGGAAATAAGTAAAGTAAATCACGAGATATAGCACACCATTTAATACTGCCCCTTTTTAAATGTCGCAAGTTAATTTTAGAACCATCAGCTGTAACTAATGGTTTACTGTCACACTGACTCTTTACTGGTTGATAACAAGTAAGAGTTACATGAGTAGTTGTTTGGCAGAAAGCCCTACTCATGAAGCTTAATAATAATAAAAATATTAATATCTGTTTTCTCATTTAATATATCTGATTAAACTTACCTGAAGCATTTGTAGAATACCCAGATTTAATTACATAAATAATAAAATTATTGTAACAGGTCACAATATATCCTTTCTTAACATTTATATAGAATATAGGGCGATCATCAAATTCGTCTCCTACCTTGAGATATTTTATTTCTTTATATACACTCACAGAATCTGTACGAAGTACCCGCCAGAGTGCTTTGAGCATCCAGTTCCTCCTCAGTTAACTTAGAGGGAGACTTTCCTCCTATTTTACGAGCTATCTCACGACTTTTAATTATTTTCTCAAATAACTGCTCATTAATATTCTGAACACCCTGAAGAGAACCAACTTCTAATTCTATAGATTCTACTAAATAAGTAAAATCAGAAAACTCAAGATTGAAGTTTTTACGAATCATATCAATCTTGTCTTTACCATGAATATTAACTTCCTGAGCAAGAGCTTTTACTAGATCAACAGTAATTATCTGCATCTGTCTAATTAAGTCTAGTACTGGTTCTATTGCATCCTTGTCAATTAAAATATCATTAAGTAATTCAAGTGTAGTTTCTTCAGGTAAATTACCAAAAGAACGTACATATCTAATACGCGATGGCGACCTAACAAATTAGTACTAATATCCAATTCATTAGTGGTAAGTAGGAATACTTTACGATGCTGCGAATTGTGTACACCATCCATAAAAGAGAGCACTGATGAAGATTCTCTAAATTCTTTTTCGTATTCATCAAAGAAGAAGATACAATCAAAGTTAATTTGAGTAGCTAAGAATTTAAGCATATCATCCACTTCCTTACAGGATTTAACAATAATAACTGGAAGCCCAATACGATTACAAAGCTCTTCCGCAGTAACTGTTTTACCTGTTCCCTTGATACCATTAAATAATACTCCTAAATTACCTGTAGTATTGTTGTAAGTCTTTACAAAATGGTCAATAAACTCATTATTAATACCATATAATTTGTAATTAAATACAAAAGAATCTCCAAGTCTATTTAAATAATAACCTGTCATTGATTCTTTAACTTCATAAATTCCTTTAGGTAATCCTTCAGGATGTGCTTTTGTTGTAGCACTACCCTTCACAAAAGTATTACCATCTTGAATCCAAATGTTTTGTTCCATAATTAAATTATTTTATACTTTATAAATTCATGTCAGAGTTTAACTCTAAACCAAATAGAAAATGTTGAAGCTGATGGACATATCTAATCTTTTTAAAGCGATGCTTAGTCTTACCACGACAAAGTTCTCATACAGAAGGATAATCTTTATTTGGTTTAATGAAGTAATACACACCATCAAATCTTGCTCTCCACCATGTATATCTCTTAGACTTTAACCTTTTCCATTTGTTATTGTCTAATATTTCTGGAGTAAGAGGAATCGGGACTATATCAGTATTTTCAATAACTACATCATTATAATTTGCATCAAGAGCTTCATAGTAATATTTACCACTGCTCATAATAGTGTAATTATTTCCAAATTTTGGTATATAAACTAAATCTCCAGGAATATATTTGATTCTTTCCATAATTAAACCAGATTATTCAACTTCTTATATTCCTCAAATATCTTCCGCCTCTTCTCCCCACATAGTATATATTAGTACTCCATAAGGACTGAAATATTATAGGGTCTATTGGTTTAGATGTTATAACAGGTCTTTCCTTAAGATAAGGTTTAGGACAAGCTATAAAGAAATCCTCAGAAGTAGCATAATTCACATCAATATAAACATGATGTGCCTCCTCTATAAATTCTTCAATATCACTTAGGTTAATCTCATGTCCTGCATAGTTGGGCATTCGCAATATATTAAAATAATATTCTAAGCGCTCTTTAATATAAGAATCACTTTTTTCGCTGTAATTAGAAATCTTATCAGCCCGGACTGTCCGATAGTTTATACGTAATTCAGAGGCATTATTAGTATGTAACTTATTATTAATGTCAATAAGTTCATTTAAATTCTGAGCAGGTATAACACCAGTAAAGTCTTGTAGGAAACTTACAAATAATCCATACTTATGACACAACTCATAAAATGTGCTAGTATTAACTAAAATAACTGAATTTCCTAAGAGATTATTTATATCTTTTAGATACTTTAATAATTCCTGAGCTTTTAAAATAGTGCTATTATAATAATTAATATTATCTAATTGTTTCTTTAAAACTTTAGCATTAGCACTATTTTTTAACCCCAGTTTAACTAATTCAGAGTACTTATATTATTTTCCTTTAAAGGTATAATGGCGGTACGTTCTGAAGCTCCAATTACTTCTATAGCTAAAGATTCTTTAATAGTTGGTTCTACTACAGATTTTGTGAAAACTTTTACTATTGGCTTTTCTTCCTCTTTTGAATTTAGCCCAAATAAACTACTTAATATACCCATTATTTAATTGTTTCACCTACTCTGTAATCGCTCCCATCACACACACGAATAGTTTTAATCTCATATTGATTAATTTTCTTATTATACATTCGTATCTTGAAAGTATAATGCTCTATACATATTGTTTTTGATATTATTACCCCTCCCTTATAATTCAATATAGAATCCTTATATTGAATTGGAGGACCACAAGACACTAATAAAGATAAAATTACTATTACTTTCATAATAATTTAAATACAAAAATCCCTGAACTATATAAGTAGCCCAGGGATTAAAATAACGTTAAATAATAAAAACAGTTCTATGAACCGGTGGAGCATTGGAGAGTCGAACTCCAGTCTTGCATATTTGCATCAAAACATTCTTACAGCATAGGTTTTAAAGACTATCCTTGTCTGTTAGGGTTGACAAGATTAACATTGTCAACTTCCACCACTCTGTTCCTAAAGTATACAGAGAACTTATAAGAAATGAAAGAATAGTGCACCTTCCTGTTCCCAAGCAAGTGCTGCTCGGCTTCTTAGGCTGCAATAGCGTAAGAAGCAGAAGTGTTATTTACTTCGCCAATTAATTTTTTACTTGTCTATCCAAGTTGTCTTGCTGTGTTCCTTATCTCCTATACAATCAAAACCACGAATGCCCCATTTAAAAGAGTCCTAATAGAACTCTTTAATATCTTCTGATTCTTCTGATTCTTCGGCTATATGGAGAACCCATATCATCTGGATCTATTCTATCTTCGTCACCCATAATCTAAAAATTAATTAATGTTAAAAACTATATGTATTCTTTTTGTATCATCTGCCTAATAATGTTTCATTAATCATCATTAGGCAAACTATCCAAATACTGAGGAATAGTTACTTCCGTATTATTCTTCTCTTTTTCAAGTTGCTGAATAGCATTTGCCTGTCTAGTGACAGTTGCTTGCAACTCTTCAATTTCTATCTTTTGAGATGTATTACTAACAGTTAAGCCTAATACAGATATTACTAGACAAAACATTATTATTTTCCAAATTATATTGTTCATATCTTTACCATATTATATAAAGTCCAGGATCTCCATTATCTAAATAAGATGTTTTAAATCCTAGACTATAAAAATAATCAAAATAAGCTTTTTCAGGCTTCATTTCTTTATGTATAAGTGTAATATTTGCACGACGATTACCTTTACTAGCTTCTGCAATTATGGCGAACTCGGTCTAATATATGCTGGTCTAATACGGCAGACCTAGATATAGCTTTGGCATCTTTAATCATTTAATATTCTTTTAAGCTTATATAAATGTTTTAAATATTCTAAATCAGCGATTAATGAATTTCTTAATTCAGGAGAAGCCCATTCACAATGTTTATCAACTATGTCAGCTATAGATAAATGACCCTCTATTAAGTCGTTTATCATAAGTTTCGTACATTCTTCTGCTGTCATATTATTGTTCATATAATAATCCTCTATATTGGTTTGGACCAACTGCTTCACAGAATCTAAATAAAGCATATTGATTACCCCATTCATCTATAAATTCTTTAAATATAGGATAAATTTCTAATAGAGTATTGCAATATAATTCTCCATTTTCGGGCTTATTTATAGATTCTTTCGGAGATTTATCTTTAACCCACCAATGTGTCCCAAAACTAAATATTCCTTGCCAAATTTCGAGATGTAAATCATTCCAATATTGAGGAATACGATTAAATAGGGGAAGAACTTTCTCAACTAATTTATCAAAAGCTTTATTAAAGTCTTTGTAGAAAATATATGGTAGTAAAATATCCCATTCTTCTTCAGTAAATACCTTATTCGAATAAAACTTTCTTAAATTAGTATCTTCATTAAAAAATACTTGATTGCCCCAATGATTTAAATACCAGACTATCTCACCAAATTGTTCTTTATTATTAAACTTACCTCTATAAGCTGTTATATTTGCTTATTTTTTCTTTTGAAGGAGTTTTAATAATGTTATTAAATTCTTCTCTAGTCATAACTCTTTAACTTTTAAACTGGCGTCCTTTAACCACATGTTGAGTCTGTTTAGAGCACATTCCCAATCAAATTTAGAGCACATTTCATAATACTTTAAGAATTCAACAGTATTTGAAAGAAACTGATATATACCTAGACACTTACCACTAGGAGTAACTTTAGTTACAACGTACCCACCTCCATCACTAATAACTACTTTTATATAAGAGGTTTTATCTTTATAATAAGGATTTAATCTAAGAGTATTATCACTAGCTTGTGTCTTTTTAAATCTTATATTATTTACTACTTCTTCTATGGTATTATTTAAATTACTTTTTTGATTTAAAAGATCTTTTTTAAGCTTTTCTAAGTCATCAATAGACATTTTTGAATAATCACTCATATTTTCTATACCTTAATTAATTTTCTCCTCAATCTTTTCAAGATAATAAAGTGTATTCTTGATAGTAATAGCATCCTTGCAACCACCACCGTAAGAATTATAAACTTCTCTCAAATCCTTAATAATTTGTTGTAATTTGATTTTATCTTCCCAATCGAGGGTTACTACCTTTCTTGTTTCTTCTTGTAATTTCTTATATTTATTTTTTAGTTCTTCTAATGTTTCCATAATCAATTTTTATAAATGGCATCAAGAATATCCCTAAAATTAGGATTATCTATTACATATTGTGCTTCATTTTTAAATATTGGATTACCATAATATACATCAATAGTGGGATTAATAACATTAACTTTATAATAAGAAGGTTTTTTTATACTCCTATCATAAGCTATCATATAGCCACGTTCACCGCTATTAACTTTATATTTCCAATCACCATTAAAATATTTAGCAATATCCATAAGATTACTTATTGCAATTATTTTCTTACGATGCACTTACAGTAATAGATGAATTAAGATATTCACACGCAACAATTTCTGCTATTGTTATCCATTTATCTCTAAACTTTATAATACCTTTAGCTAAATCACTATTTTCTAAATCTATCTCCATTCCTTCAGGAATATCGATAGTTAATTGATTATTCTTTATTTCCATATTATTTATTTCTTTAAATATTACACTAGTGTTATCAGATCTGCTATTAGGCATACAACTACCCGTAGATGGTCCAATAAGACCACATAGTTTACCCTTAAATGCACAATGTGTACATAAAATAGATTTTACTACTTTATAAGTTTTACCATTACAAGTAAATACTTCACCTATTTTTCTTTCCATAATTCTTTAGAATTATATGTTTTGTATTCTTTTATTAATATATGATTACCTGTATACATAAGTCCATCTGATATTACCTCTCCGTTACAATTCAAACAATAAGTTGCTCCTTTAGGAATAATAAATTCTCCTAAGTATATTGTATGTGCTAATATAGATAAAGGATATAGAAAATTTCCACAAGAATATAAATCCATATCAGTACAGAAAGGTGTTAATTCACACGTAATATAACCATGTAAGCCCTGTTCTATCTTATTTGTAAATTTAACTTTTTCAAAAACTGTTTGATTTACAGAATATGTAAAATTATTATAATAGAATGGATTAAAAGAATCATTATCAGCACCTATCTTATATACTTTAATGTCTCTTTTAGCTACTAGTACCTTACTTTCTTTAGTCATATAAAAACACATAAGCTCGATATTAAATTGAATTAAAAAATTCTTTCAAATCGGTATCAAAAACTCTCCATACCTTAGAATATTGTCCTGTATAGATTATTTGATTAGATACAATCTCATTACATTCATTAACACAATAAATGGCTCCTTTAGGTACTATAAATTTACCTAAATATAGAGTCTCGTTAATTGTTGGATAGATACTAATTGTAGGTCTATCTTTAGTATTTTTTTGTATAGCAACAGATACTGGAGTAATAATAGTAATGGTTAAAGCTATATTTATATATCCATGAAATCCCTCATTTATATAAGATATATTGAAATTTGGATCAGTTGTATTTTTAATACCTGTTATATAAGAGAATTTAGTCATAAAGTAGGGTGTGAAGATAGCTTTATTAGCCTCCACACCTATTTTATAAACTACTATATCTCTTTTAGCTCTTAACACTTTGCTTTGTCTAGTTTTACAAAAACACATAGGCTTTTTATTTTACTATTAAATAAATTATCATTCTTTTATTTTGAGATAAGTATCTTCAAGAGTTTTATTAAATTCCTCAATAGTGATTACCTCATGTTCTTCTAATAAAAAGAGCATTTTATCGTAATCAGAAACGATATATATTTGGCTATCTTTATAATGTCTCCCTGGAGAACTACATACAATATAGCTTATATAGCAACCATCATCTATAATAATCTTATAGTAGAAGGTTTTATCACGAAAACAAAGTCCTTCTAAATGTTTATCTACACTCTGTTTTACTGCTATTATTTGCTGATATACTTCTTTTAGTTCCTTATCAAGTTTTACTTTAAGTATATTCAACTCAGCTAATTTTTTAAATGCTTCTTCTTTAGTCATAACTTAACCTTTAATATGTTCATCTACAACTACATCATCCAGCTTTTGAAAGGATAGTACACTCACATCATCTGCTTTTATATCAAATTCTTTAAGATTGTCAGCTATTTCTCCTTCCCACCTCCATATTGTAAGTGCTGTAACTTTTCCATCATCATTACTTAGAGGTTGTGCACCAATATCTAATCTATGCCCCGGTTTTGTAATTCTATACATTACTAAACTTTGTTCCATAACTTAACCTTTAAAATGTTTAACTATTTCATCTAGAGCATTGTCATACTCTTCTTTAGTACATTCCTTACGATATGTATTTTTAAAGGAGCCATAGACTTCTTCCGTAACATATAATTCATTCGTATCTAACTCATATACAAGTACTATATCTTTTTTAATATCATAGACTTTGCAGAATAAACCATTATTAGTATAATATCCTTTCTTAATACTTTTCAGGCTTAATTTGTCTTTCAGTTCCATGATTTGAACTACTAAGCGATTATCTTGCTCTTTTAATGAAGTTCGTTGTTTTTGCAACTCTCTAATCTGCTTAAAAATTTCTTGTTTATCCATAATTGATTTTGTTAATGTGTTAAACATAAAAAAGGAGTATACCAACTAATTAGCTAATATACTCCTATGAAACCTGGCATTTCAGTCTGTCAAAGACTTTGGAGAAGTAATACGAATCGAACGTACTTAAGGTTACTTTACAGTAGGTCTATACATATCTTGCAAGAAATATGGCAACCTTTCCTATAATATGGTAATTATGTTGTCTTTCACCTTTATCACCTGCCCTACGTACTTGCAATTATTACGCAGGTAACTTCTCTTTTCCCTAATTAGGTACAACGATTGAAACTTCGCAGTGGGGGACTTACGAATTAAACGTACTTCGAAACTTTCGTTCACAATTCCTAGGGAGTTACTAGAATTACCCTATTCCATTTCTTATCAATCTGCCCTATGCATTTGCAACTACATAGGTATCCCCCAAATTGGTTGTTCTAATAACCCTAAATATTAGTACTAACTACTTCTCTACGTCTGTAGTTGACATAAATAGTAGCACCTGCTGGAATTTCAAATATTTCATCATATTCCTCCCTACTGCATTTAGCCATCTTCTCAGTTAAGTATGAATGATAACCTTCATATATATAAAAATTATCGTAACTCCAAGGTTCATCTCGAGGTCCAAATACAAATTCAGGATTTATCTCTACTGTAGGCATAGTCTGGGATTCGCGATACCTAAAATCTCGGTATAAAGCCACAGAAAATCGATGATGTACCTACTTTATAAACTATTAAAGGTTTCTTCAATACCAATGGAATTGCAATAGTATTTGTCCAACGCATATCCTAATTTAAAATTATTAAAAAAGAGTCCAGCTAATTAAATAGTTGAACTCCTAAATAGTTATATTTATTACTCAGGATAGAATTTAGACTTATCTACCACATGAGCATCCTTGTCATCAATAGATTCAACCTCAATTAAATCACCTGGAGTAACTCCCCAGCGATTTTTAATTGCAGCTACCTGCTTAGTAGGACATCCTGTAATAAGGAATACCCTTACATTTAAATATTCTAGCCATTTTATTACTATTTAAATAATTCTATAATCGGATAATTGTATTATACTTAGCTATATTTAGTGTCCAAGCTGTAGCCCAAATCATAGCAAAGACTCCTACAGCGAAATATCCTGCTTTATATATAGTTCGAGTTTCATTTAATAATTGCGCTCTAAGTATTATATATAATACAATTGTAACTATCCCTAACAATACCTTAAGTATAATCATTTGTATGTATTTACATCTAAATCAATAGCTGCCATACCCGTTTTATATTCACTATAGATAACTATCTTATGAGGTCTTTTCTTAGAATCATACATTACTTCTAATGCAATCATAAGCTGGATATCTAGGTCCATTACCCTTAGAAGGATAATTGTAACTATTAACTAGAGTGACAGTCAATAGTAATCCTATAATTAATAATGCTTTTTTCATAATTTTATATATTTACCTGTGTATCTAATGTTATTAGATACTATTACACCATTCTCATTTATAAAATATTTAGCACCTATAGGAATAGTAAATGTGGCTAAGTAGAATGAATTATCTATGCCAATTACCTCTGACTCCTTTCCTAAATGTATGATTTTAGCTAGTTTGCCAGTAATATTTTGTCCTATTGAATCACATACGAAATTTACAGACCTATAGTAACCTTCTCTAATAATTGCATAAGACGAATATGATTTAGTCTCGAGGTGCAAATCTAAAGAAGGTTGTACACTATCGGAATAATAAACATATTTCATAAATGGGGACATACAAGATTTTTTAGTAGCTTTTAAAACTACTTTATATACATTAATATCTTGTGTAGCTACACTAGCTTTTAATTCATCA